TTAAAGGGTTTCAAGCATCATATGAGTCGGATCATATTGATTACTATTGATTACCTTTTTATTAGAGTTGTTATCAAACCTTGTCATAGCTATTTCTTTAGTAATCATTTGAACGAATACCTGTTTTTCATGCATACTACTTACATCATAAGTATAGTATTGTTCGTTCACATCTTCCGTGTGTCCCATTAACGAACTTACTATTGTTGATGATATACCGTTACATTTTAATTTTGATGAGAATGTACGTCTATATGCATGAATGCTCTTATTAGGAATCCCAACTTGAATACACTTATTTCTGGCACAATCAGATATTATCGGAGCATGAATTCTTCCGTTCTCATTTGAAAAAATAAATTCACTAAGATATCCATATTCTTCTTCAACTTTTCTCAGCCTTATTAAAAGTTTAGCTATTTCTTCGGTTATTGGCATATATCTCGTTTTCCCATTTTTTGTTTCACCAATAAAATACTCTTTCTTGTTTCTAACGTATTTTTCCGATTTATTAACTACGATCATTCCATTTTGTATATCGCTCCACTTTAAAGCTGCAATTTCACTAACTCTAAATCCGGTTAGACTAGCAAATTCCACAGCATATGTGGGGATATAATTTGGCTGATTCAAATGATCTTCTTCAAATTTTTCATATAGTAATTTGTATTCTTCATTTGAAATTGTTCTTTCCTCAATTGTTTTAACCTTTTTCGTGCAATAAGGATAGAAGTTTTTAGTTTCAAGATTGTCAAATGGATTATCATTTATAAATTTATTTATTCTTGCACTTTTTAAAGTGTTCCTGATATAGCCACACAATGTTTTACAAGCCTTTTGACATAATTTCTTTTGTTTAACTATTGTAATTATAAACTCGGTGATTACTTCTTCATTAATCTTAGTTATGTCTAACTTTTCAAAATCAGTATCTTTAAAATACCTATCATAGTCAGTTGCATATTTATTAAGAGTATTTTCGGTTGTGAATCTAACGGAATAGGATTGCAACCAACTGCCATATGCCAATTTAAATGTGACTATACTCTTGGCTTCATTTTCCTGTTGATAAAATTCTACAACTTTCTCATGAATTTTTTCCAACGTTTTTTTCTTAACTAATACCCTTTTATCCTCTTTTGGCAAATATGTTCTCCAATACCCATCCTTCCCTTGCCAGATTTCATACTTATGAGAGTCTAATATTTTTTGTTTTTCCATATCAACAATACTGTTTCGCACATCGTTGATATCTATATTACTATTTTTCAACAAATAATTCAACAACTGTGAATCACTAACTTCTCTGCTAAATACTTTCATCTCCAATCTGTAAGAAAATACCGTCCCGAAGGACGGATTGTATATCAATAACAATAGTAATGGTCTTTAGTTTTAAGGTATACTCCCTTCCCCTGCTTTCCTCGTGATTGCCAAATAACGTAGTCAGGGAATACACTACCGTTTTCTAACACCCATTTGGCGTTAGCCCAGTTTCTCTCAGTCGGTTCCCTATAATATGTACCTTTAGGTATACAATCGTACTGCCCTGGCTCAAATACAACCTCTTTAATAGTATTGCAAAATCCAGGGTGCTTAACTCTATTCAACACTACGGAAGCCACATATCTTTGTTCCATATCATCACACGGTTGTGCTTCTCCAGCAATTAAATGAGCCAACACATACAACTCTTCTTCTGTGTACGTAATCTCTTTGTCTGATAAATATTTTGACTTGATATACCCATATCCACTATATGAATCATCTTCTCCGAAAAATTTACTCCATCCATCTTCTTCGCTTATCACATCAAAACTTGTATTTAAAAAGGCTTGGCCTAAAACCTCTGATTCTATATTTGGTTCTTTTCTGATATTAACATTATTTGCATTGCAATATTTAGTTGACGTAGTTACATTTTCCTGTGCCGTTGTTACGGTTTCTTCTATATTATTCGCCCATGTTGCCATGGGCATCGTAAAGGCTAGACAGAATGATGTCATGCCTGCTGTTATTAATTTTCTCATTACAATCCTCCAAATTTTAGATTTGAAGGATACCGGTATCCTATAGTTTTTATGTAAAGCCTATGTTTGCAACCATAGACGATGATTTATACTACTGCTTTCCTGTAGAACCATGTCCTCCACGATCTTCGTTATCGAGTCTTTCAACCTCAGTAAAAATAATTGATGGTTGATGTTCCATAATGCGGAACTGACAGATGCGGTCATTTACATGTATCACTGTATCACGCAGCGCATAGGCCGGGAAAAACCACTGGTCATTGTCTCCGCAGTATGTCTCGTCAATGATTCCCGTGCTGTTTGTCTGGATAATACCATAATTTTTAAATGTGCTGCTTCTTGGAACCACATGGGCCTCATATCCAGTAGGCAGTTGTACGGCTATGCCAAGTGGAATTAGTTTAAATTCTCCTGCTTTCATCTCTATATCATCGGCTGCACGTAAATCAATCCAGTCAGATTTGCCACCAATATAGCATAAACGTTCTATTTTATCCGTAAAATATTTTATCTTTATTTTTTGTGTGTATAAATAATGTTTTCCATTATTTGTGACCCCGATCCTATTAGTAATAGCTGTAACAATCTCATTTCCCATTAAATTCTCCTTATCGTTCAATCTTTTCATCACATGAAATTTTTTGTCCATACACGTATTTCTTATCAGTCAGTTTACAAGTGATAATCCACTTTTTCCTATCTGAATCATCAATTTCGCAATGTTTACATTTACTACATTCACTTGTGGTTTTCATATAGCAGCCTTTCTATTAATTCACTAGCGATTCGATAATATTCTTTTTTGTTTAGAATAAATTCTTTGTAGTCATCATACAGTCTACCGCCAAGCATAATATTAATTTGATATATTTCATCATTAAAGTATCTTTTTGCTTGCTCCAAGAGATTAGTATCTACTTGTTCCATAAAACTATCTGGCCTTTCTTTAATGAACTCTTTACATCAATAACTCTTTGGTTAGTGCTACCTGCATATGCATAAGACTGATCTTTTAATTTATCTAAGTACCTACCATCAACTAATACATCGCAACGTTTTATTATTTCTCTCCTTAGAATTTTATCAGTACTAAAATTTTGTTGGTAAATGCAGCCGACTTTATCAAAGACTTCATTCCAAGTGTAGCCCGTATATAGCCATATTGATTTTGTATCTCCAAATAAAAGACGAATTTGCTTGCAAATTTTTAGGACTTCCGAGGTGTTTTCATCAGCCAATGGTTCGCCTCCGAGGATACTCACTCGCTTTATATGTGGTCTGTCTATTAATTTAAAGAATTTGTTCTCATTGTCCTCAGTCCATTCTTTGCCACCATTAAAATCCCATGTAGACTGATTGAAGCAATTTTCACAATGAAAATGGCAACCTTGCACGAAGAGAGAAACACCTACTCCCTCTCCGTTGCTGATATCAAGTGGCCTTATGCTCGCATATCTAATTGCAATCACCTTCTTTAAATTCATGATCGTCAAGATGAACATATCTCGATCTCATCTCGTCTGTGCGTCCAGGATTCCAAAAGTTTGTTCCAATGTATCCACAGGTGCGTCTTGAGACATTCATTTTAGAATGGTCACGATTTCCACAATTAGGACACTCCCAATCTAGATTACCATCGATATCTACAATTTTTATTTCTCCATTGTAACCACAAACCTGACAATAATCACTCTTTGTGTTCAATTCTGCATACATTATGTGATCGTAAATAAATTTCATAACTTCCAGAACGGCTTGTGTGTTGTTAGTTAGATCAGCACATTCGATATAACTGATTGCACCTCCAGGACTTAATGCCTGAAATTCACTTTCTAATGCTAACTTTTCAAATGGGTCAATTGCTTCAAATACTGGAACATGATATGAATTTGTTATGTAGTCGCGATCAGTAATTCCTTCAATGATGCCAAATCTCTTTTTAAGGCATTTAGCAAATTTATATGTAGTAGATTCAATCGGAGAACCGTAGATGCTATAATCAATATCCTCTTCAGCTTTCCATTGATTACATTTCTGGTTAAGTGCTCTCATTACTTCTAATCCAAACTCCTTGCCAATTCCATTATCAGTATGAGAATGTTCAGTCATGAATTTTACACATTCATATAATCCAGCGTATCCAAGTGATAAAGTCGAATATCCTCCATAGAGCAATTTATCTATTTTTTCTCCCTTTTTAAGCCTAGCTAACGCCCCATTCTGCCATAATATTGGCGCAACATCTGACGTTGTACCCATTAATCTTTCATGCCTACATCGCAATGCTTTGTGGCACAACTCCATTCTCTCCTCAAAAATCGTCCAAAATGTTTCAACATCACCATTTGAAGACAATGCAATATCCGGAAGCGAAATGGTTACAACGCCCTGATTAAATCTACCATAGTATTTCGAATTTCCATTTTCATCAACATATGGAGTTAAGAAACTCCTGCAGCCCATGCATGGATACACGTTTCCATTTCCATTCTTATCAATTTTATTTATCAACATAATTTTTTCCGATATGTAGTCTGGAACCATTCTTTTTGCAGTACATTTTGCAGCCAATTCCGTCAAATACCAATAGGGGCTGTTCTCACAGATATTATCTTCTTCAAGAACATACAACAGCTTGGGAAATGCTGGTGTTATCCATACGCCCACCTCATTTTTTACACCTTGCAATCTTTGTTTCAATACTTCTTCAATAATTAATGCTAGATCTTCCTTTGTCTGATTATCCTTAACTTCGTTAAGATACATGTTGACTGATAAAAATGGGGCCTGCCCATTTGTTGTCATCAGCGTGATTACCTGATATTGAATAGTTTGGACTCCACGCTTTATCTCATCTCGCAGCCTTTTTCCAACAACGTTTTCGATAATTTTTTCATTCAAAGAATCGCCGTTATTAGTTCGTTCAGCGATTACTTCCTTACGAAGTTTCTGTCTGCTTACATCGACAAATGGTGCAAGATGAGATAACGTTATCGTCTGCCCTCCATATTGACAACTTGCTACCTGTGCAATGATCTGAGTTGCAATATTACAGGCCGTGGAAAAACTATGTGGCTTCTCAATCATAGTTCCACTAATAACGGTTCCATTCTGAAGCATATCTTCAAGATTAACAAGATCACAGTTATGAAGCGTGCGTTGTCCAAAATAGTCCATATCATGAAAATGGATAATTCCATCATCATTAGCCTGAACAATTTCTGGAGGAAGCAAATATCTCCTGCACATATCTTTGCTGACAATACCTGCCATGTAATCTCTTTGCGTGGTAACAAGCTTTTCATCCTTATTAGAGTTCTCACTTGCCCAATATTCACTTGAACCATTGAGTAGATCATCTATTTCACCATCGATAGTATTACTATCCTCTCTTTGGAACTCTCTTACGCTGCGATACCCCTCATAGGCTTTGGCAGTCAGTCTCTGATTCTTAGTGATCAGCTTGTCATATACCATAGATTCAATCTCGGAAATACTTAATTCATCCTTGGCCTTATTTTCTTCGTATATCTCATTCGCAATTGTGAACGCAATACGCCTATTTAATATCCCACTACCATTTTTCATTGCTTCTATAATAGCTTTTGATATCTTTGATTCATCAAAATCTACCTCTGTGCAATCTCTCTTTATTACTTTTAACAATAAACATATCCTCCATTTATTTATGTAATATCTATATCAACGTGATTTCTCACGGGTATATTTCATGCAGCCTTTACCAGCTTCACTACCACACAGTACATAATAAAAGCTATTTCCTTCATCAAATCCAATTGGTTTCCTAATTATATGATCAATTACTCTGTCATTGTTGTCAGTTACATTGTTACTTCCACACAGAATCCAAGTATGTCCATGGCCGTTATCCTTAATTCTCTGAAGCTCAGAGATTAACTCGTTTACCGTTGTTACCATCTAAAAATTATTCACTCTTTAATCCTTTCGTTGTTGTCTAATTGAAATCAAAACACTTTTATTTTTCTTATCCAACCACATTTTTTACACATAAAAACGTCAACATCACCAGTTGAAAAAGCCACATGATTAACATGTTCAAAATCATGCTTGCAAAATAAAGTCCTGATATATCTAATAATCATATTTTTCCTTTCATTAATCTAATAGAAATCTCATTTTATCAAATATCAATACTGCGATAGCAGCCGAACGTGTTTAAGTCATTTATGCATTTACCTGTATTTAATTCAAAAATCCAATAATCGGAACCGCATTTATCTTCGTGTCTTGTTTTATCAAGTTCTCTATATTCTTCTTTGGTGACTTCTCCAATATCTCCTAAAACAACGTGTTCGTCGTCCTTATAACATACAGCCATCTCTTCTTTAGATATCATTCCACAACCATGAAAATTCATTTTCATACTTTCATCTCCTTCATTTTTTTAATAAAATAACCCTTTTATCACATTTTTAACACTATATATTGTGTTGTCTTTAGCTTTTCAAGCCACATATAGCATCCCATAATATCGTAAAACCAAAGCCACTAATGCTCATATATGTACTTAGATTATAATTATTTTCACGCAACCTTTTTGTTAGTTCCTCAATCAAAGTTTCCTTTTGATTTGTTACAGGAAAGAAAACGCCACAAGACATCTTTCCTTCGCAGCAAGCGACTTTTATATTAGTATCAATTTCGTTTTCGAGAGTTTTAATCAACTCATCAAATTGTTGGTTTCTCTTCGCAATTTCATTTGCAATTGTTGCATTAATCATATTTACCTCCACTTTTTATAAAATCTTCGTTTGGTTATAATTCTTGTATTTATTATAATCTTTTAGTAATGCGAATCCAGTTAGTTAGCAATTGGAAACATCTTTTTGCCATATAAATTTTTACGCAATAAACAAATGCTCCCTCACAATCTTTCATGTTATTATCAATTTCTTCTTTTGCTTTTTTGTAGCTATCAAAATCCATATAATGTTCACTGTGGTCTTTTCGGACAAAACTACAGTCCCCATTTCGAGATATTCCAATTATATATTTTTTTGTCATAATATATCCCTTCCTCACTAATCCATCAAGTAATGATTCACCACATATTCAAGCATTTCGTCCATATCATCAAATATCCTATTACAGTCATCAATATCCCATGGGTGCAGCTCTAGGTTCTGTTCGTTTAATCCGATAACAGGAATCCCCTTATCATGGCAAATAGCTATCTCCTTCGATGTGCCTATGCTGTCATTTACCAGGAAGTTGACAATTATTAAATCACTATGAGTTGCCTTGTAAATATCAAATTCTTTGATTTCTCTATCAGTTTTATATGTAGTATTATCGAGGAAGCTAAAATGGGAATTCGGGTTGATACAGGTCGGTCTTTTTGGAACACCAGCTAAATCAGCCATACGGAATAATTTACTATCTACTTCCTTTCTCCATTTGTCTCCCTCTTCAAATCTGTCTGATCCAAATGCCGTCATAGATCCGGCCAAGTAAATTTTAATCTTTTCTATGATACTGTTTCCTCCTTTAATGTTTTCAAATATGTCTCAACGACATTTGCAGCTATCTCTTTTGGAATTCTGCCACCATTGTTATAAACAATGTGGTTTACACATTTTTCTATACCAAAGAAGTCTTTGTCATCAGCTTCAATTCTCCGTTCCGCTTCTTTTCGATTATCGCCTCTTTTATCCAACCTCTGACGAATCACGTCTTCATTTGCTTTGATATAAAACACTACTGGATTTAATGACTTAATCTTGCTGATCTGTTTTATACCATCTGGATTGACTATCATAACCTTATCCTTATCGTAATCCTCGATTGCCGATCCATAGTACCAGGTTTTACCTGTTGCGACTTTATAAGAAGTTGTTTCTGCAAAGAATCCGTTCTTTACACCTTCTACAAAATCATCTTTCTCAACGTAATGATAATTTACTCCATCGACTTCGCCTGGTCGTATGGGGCGAGTTGTATAAGTTACTATTTTCTTATAGCCAAGTTTTACGATTTCATTTAATATCGTATCTTTACCACTGGCCGTTTTTCCGATTAAAAGTATCAATAATTATTCCCCTTTCTTATCCAAATCCGAAAACAACAGCTCATCAGCATATGGTAGTGTCTTGCACCAATTAATAAATGATTCACTCCATTCAGTGAGTTTGTGATTTCGCCTCTGACGGATGGCTGAATATAAATTTTCATAATTCATAGTGATGGTACGAGTTTGTAACCACGACGATGGAAGAATTCTAATCAATTCTTTCCAATATTTTTTATCCTTTGTTTCTAGATGTTTCTTCCTTAATGTTTCCATATGAGTGATTAAATAAGCCCAAAATTCATCATTGGAGAAATAGTCTTCTTTATCTTCATAATTCTCAATAATTACTGTTTCGTAATCATCAATCTCAAAACAGTCTAAAGTAATAGGTGTAGTTGATAACCGATGCATGGTCGACTGGGAATTAGTTGTAACGCCTATCTTGTACTGATCAAATTCCTTCCACCAGTAGAGAGGAGCCGTGATATCAACCGACACAAATACCTGACGCATAAATTTCCTATGTTCGCTACCTGCCCTAATTAACTGCTGGGCAAGTTTCATATCATTTGCCCCGATATAATCATTAATATCACAGTTTTTATTAAGATATTGACATTCAACACATAGACCATCGCATTCGCCTGAATCGCTTTTATCCCAACTATTCATAGGGTTGCGCATTCCTCTTATGGCATGTTTAAAACCCCATACTTTTGTTAATTCAAATTTCAATAAATATCCTCCTTTTCAAAGCCCATAAAAGAGCCATTTGGTTGTTACAATAGTGTTCTATGTAATATAACTTTGACAAGTTGGAATATCGCACCAGCTATCATTCCATATTGAAAAGTCCACATTCTACTCATACTTCTTGAATACCCACTTCTTTTCTGCATTATCACTTCATATCCCCACAAAACAAAAAATACTAACCATATAATAAATCCAATATTGTTCAATTTATTAATCCCCTTTTTCAAAATTGGCTTCAATAAAATTCTTTACGTATTCATAATCATAGCCACCACTTCCATTAACATCGGTATCATTTTTTAACAAATCCCACGCTTCATCTCTTGTAGTAGCATAGCCAATCAAATTATCTGAATCGCAACATTCTTCACAGAAACATTCTGAATAGCTTAATGGTGAATCGACTGTAAAGAATCCTCCCATATGAGATTGATATATGTACATATTTCTCTTCCTTTCCGGTGAATTTTCTTAAATTTTGGTACAAAAATAACAGCACCTACTTCATAGACTCATTTAAGGCTTCTTTAATCTTCTCTTTTTGATCTCTGTTAATGTCGTAAAACATCATAAGCCAACCGATTACAAATATGATAATGCTGATAATGTCACATACCCATTCTGTCACAGTAAGCGGTGTCATATTAAATTTCGTACCTTCAGGTCTGTAAACAAGCAAACTACTGACCAGATTAAATATTAGTGATGCTGCCATAACAACCACACTTCGGTATCTCTTTAAAAGGGTTTTTGCTCTTCTTCTGGCTCGCCACAAGGCGTAATCCCATTTCTTCCATTCATCAAAGTTTCTAAATGTCTTCATTTATTCTCCTTTTTCTTTATCAAATATCTGTTTTATGGTAAATCAGCATGGGTAAGTCGGGTTATTGCTTTGAGCATTACGTAACTTCATTAACTCCAATTCCTTTAATGACTCATTGAGCCTACGCTCAGATTCTTGCATAGCAGATTCAAATGTCTGTTCTGCTGGGCTGTACCCACATTTACATGTCCAATTTACATACTTGCTCCAATTTTTTATTACAAAATTTTCGCTTATGTGATTGCCACACCTTGGACAAATCATCACTTTCCCTCCGAATCTTCTACTTATGTTTCTTAAAATGCTCAATTATGAAATACATAGTGGTTGCTCCGATAAGAATAATAGGCAACAGATATTCAAAAACAAACTTAAATTTGAAATATAAATCCATCATGCCTCCTCCATGAATCTATTGGCAATTTCCTGATAGTATTTTGCGTCACCTAAATAATGCTCGTGAATCATATCTTCTACCTGACACTGAACCACTTCCAAACAATCGTGGTCATTAAAGTCATCAAAATATTCTTCATATAATCCCAACAAATCTGAACTTAGAATCCAGTCACCACATTCATCTTTTGATAATTCTGCAATTACCGATTCTCCAAATCCATAAGGATCAAAATATAATTTCCATACATTTGTCGCAGAAAAATATTCCCATCTTTTATTCATAAACCACCTCACAATCTCTTAGCTACAGCCTTATATTTCGGTTGACTGTAATAACTTACACTTACTTCTCTCTGATATGAAAATGTACTACCACAATTCCCACATTCATATTCGTCTTCCTCGTCATCCATTTCCCAGCCTTCTCTTTCGTAACCACAGTATGGGCATGTAATTTCCGATGTATAGTTCTGTTCCTCTGGCTCTACATTATGTAAGAATACATTTTGGTTCTTTAACTTCTCAACATAAACCGCATAATATGTATCACCTTTCCCAGACATAGAAGAAACTGCATATGCAACATCTTCTATAATCAGAACGTCGCCCATTTCAATAGTTTCACCCGTCTCCATGATTGGCATGATTCCATCAATCTCTGGCGTAATACCTTTTGATGAGTAGTCCCAGGAATATTTACCACCTAAGTCTGCATAATCAAATATCTTCAAATGTTATCCTCTCATTTCTTTAATAAATTCTCGCACTTTATCTACAGCTTCTTCAAGTTCTTCGGCTTCGCTTTCCTCCATATCACTTAAAGATACTGGTCTGTCAGGTCTATCCTGTAAAATCATTATGCTGTAATAGTTTATAATTTCCATTGCTTTTACTAATTTCATTATGTAATCTTCTCCTTTAATCTGAACCAAAGAATCATTTGATCTTAAATTTCTAATTTATCTATTAGTTCACGAATCTCTAATCTTGCATTACTTGGTAATTTATCCTGGTAAGAAATAAACCATAGGTCAAATCTTTCTCTTATAGTCATGGCGGTAGATTTTGGAAAGTTAATGAGCTCCTGAATCCTCTTGTCAGTTTCAGATTTTATTAACGTAGAAACTCTGTATGGAACAACAATTGGATTTCCGCCCAAAGCCTTTACCTTTGCAACCCCATCTTGTGTATGTACTGGCACTGAAAAAGGGTTTTCATTCTGTTTATCAAATGCGTCAATTAGCATTTCCTTTATCTTGTCTCTGTCACCTATCATATCCATCTGATAAATGTCGTCCGAGTCTTCCTCGATCATTTTCTGAATCTTCTCCGGTTCTATATCACCGTTAATCATTGCTTCAGTAAGCATTTTTGATGTAGTAATTTTCGCTTCCCAACCGTCACAAGTCTTTCTGTCACGTTCTAATTTGATATACTTAGGTTTAAAATTGTATCCGTATTTTAAGTCTCCATTGAATCCTATTCTCAGTCCGTTTACGTAAATAAGATTTTCCTGGTATTCATCAGTTAATATCTCACCATATGTAGTATTAATTTTTTCATATTCATAGAACCCTAGCCAAATTTCTTCAAGATCAGAATATTCCTTGTAACTTACATTCTTGATTTCTATTACCAGACCACTATCACTTGCTTCATTCTTTGAAACATAGAAAGCAAGAATTTTTTCTTTCCATTTCTCGCTATTCTTAAATTTGGATTCCCAAATTTCATTCTTTTCGTTATTATAAATGGTAAAGGTCTTGCCCAGGCGATTGAGCACTAACGCCGCAATTTTATAGCCTTCGCCAAATTGGCCTACTGTTTCTGCATTATTACTTTTGCTACTTCTACCCAATAAAAGGGTATTTACACTTAACTTGGACTTGCTGTTAGTCAATCTTAATGATTTTTTACTGTTATCATATGTAATATCAAATTTATTACTTGGATCAAGCACTTCCTGATCTGTTCCATTCTGAATTAGCTCTCTTACTGCATCATTAAAAGTCCAGTCAGACACATAATTTGGCGTAAGTGTCAACTCATAACATTCGGCTATATTATTCATTCTTCTCCTTTCTATACAAACCTCTAACCCTTGTTGATCCTTTAGTTTTAATCATTTTCTTTTTCCATTTACAATATTTAAAGTAGCTCCATGGATATAAAATCATACAGTTAGAATCATCAAATTTAATAATGCTCGCATGTAAATAAGCTCTATCAATCCTATGTTGAGACTGATCACTTTTAATAAAAATCGAATTAAATCGTGTATTGAAATCAGTGTTGGCTAAATCAAATCGTGAGTAAAACTCTTTTAAAAACGTTCTAAATGAACACCAGTCATATGGCTTACCTTGTTCTTTATTCATTTCTACATGCGCCAAGTAACTTGCCAACGGCACAGATAGTCCAAGTAATATAAGTGCCAGTGTCAATAGCACTACAGGTATGTATAGATACCAATTCATTAATTTACTCCTTTCAATTAAGAGAAAATGGACATTTATTTCTAATATTTACTTCTGATTTCCATAAGAATCTTACCGAGCATATTTTTACCTTCGATACTCTTACACCTGTCGCACGTGCAATTTCCCCAATAATTATCATGCCAGTGGTTTCCTTCTACAATTTCCTCGCTGCCTGTATTAAGTAATAATTCAAGCAGTTTATGGTTTTCCACTGAAAGAAACTTCGCCAAACAGATCTCATACATAACATCGTCTTTAACTTTTTCCCAATCAGGTCTTAAAGTGACTCTCCGCCCCTTACGCTTTGCTAAGTTTGGTGGCAGATTGGTAAACTCTTTTCTAACATTTTCGTCTAGAGTTTTCTGTGCTTGAAACGCAGCCTCGTTATTCTGATATGTCAATCCTTTATATGTTACTTGACAGTTATAAAAATTACTTAGAAACGCAAATTTACCATCGAAACAATCTATCATTCTTCCACCTCTCCACTCTCATTTACGTTATATTTTACTACTTCTGCTGATTGTAACTTCTTAGCAAATTCTCTTGCTCCTACCACCGTTTCAAATCCCAATTCAATCGGAGCATATTCTCCGAGAATCAATTCAAGATCTACTCTATTTTCACCTTTCCATTTATAAATATTGATTTTGAAATCATCACTCATCCACAATACCTTCTATTCTTTCTTTCCTTAATTCCCTAATAACACCACACAATTTGTTTATCTTGTTATCAATTCTCTGCCTGCATATGTACTTACTCCATTTGTTTTTATTAATCATGTTCAGCCCTTATTTTTAATTTTCTATAAGCATCTACTGAATTTGCTGCAATCCACAACAGTAATATTAGTAGCAAAATTATAATTCCAATAAACCTGAGTCCAATAATTACCGATGGTAGTAAACTTACCAAAAATACTATTGCTGCTACAATGGCTGCTATAAATGAGATAACCAATCCAAACTCAAATGTAGTCAATAAGATTCCGATTGCCGTTGCCAACAATCCTTTTAAAAATGTCTTAATATGTATCACCTCTTCCGTTTCTGTTCTTTTGCTTTAATTCTAATGGACTTTTGCAATATTTAATTCGTTTCTTTATGTCGTTGATGGAATCGGGTTCGTATGATGATAATTCTTCTAAATTTTCTTTAAGATCATTCATTTTCTCATATGATAGTGAATCTAGTGAACTTACTCAACCTCCTCCATCGCCTTATCTAATTCAAAAGCTTCTTCCATTATCTTACTCATCGAAAGCTCTAAAAAATTCTTCATTCTCCTACTAATTTCGCAAAATACATCAGCGTGATTTATATTAAAGGTATTATCTTCATTCATCTTCTCACCTCTACTCAACCATCAATTTGTAATGATAACTGAAACTATATTTTGAACTAGAATGGTTTTCCTCTTCGTTCTCCATAGGAAATTGTAAATCGGCCTTTCTGATAAGATGGCTTAGTTTCTTGCCACCTTTCAACACTGATATAGAATGATTTCCATGATATGTACCGATACTCAATATACTCTCTTTGACTTCTTCGTCAGAATAGCTCTCACAGACGAATACGAAACAATGTCCCTCCTGTACATCTTCCTTTTTCTGATAATAACCTAAATTCTGTAGTGTCACTTTTCGCTTGCCAAGATATACATAACAAGAACCGTTTGTACACTTATAAATACCACCTACTTCTAACTTTGAAAGAGGAATAGTATTCACAGAGTCTCGTTCTTTCCGTTCATTTTCAATTTTCTCTAATGATGATTCAATTTCTCTTTTGATTACCAATTCATCTTCCGTAGGATTGACTACAAGAAACACATCTCCCATTGAACGCTTATTTCCACCTTTAAAAGCAATGGATTTTCCTGACCAGATTCCTACGTCCATACCCTTTACGTCCCTACCAGTTCCCTTGCCGACACAAACATCGCCGTCTCGTAATTCTCTACCTAAAATATCTGTATAACTCAATGACTTCCTCCTTCTCATTTTTCAATAAAACCACAGTTTACTCATAACTGTCAGGATCATCAATCCAGCCAATAAGATCATCTTTTTCGTATGCAAAATTGTTACCGTTAATATATAAAATCCACTTATCGTTGCATTGACCATAATAACCGCTATAGCAGATTTGATTTTGCTTTAATTTACAAATTACATTTCTATTATTAGTCGGAAAATTATGTGGATCGTTCCATTTAAAGTTGCTAACTTTAATCTGATATCCCAGCGCCTTTTCTATTTCTTCCAGTGTCATTTCTTTTGAAGGTAGTTCTTTCCACGAATCAATATGTAATATTTCATTTAATTTAATATCTGGAACTGCATCTCCATCGTATTCATATAAATTCTCATCATGAAATCCCTTCTCCTTTGAATATCTTATCTCATCGCATCTATCGCAAATGTAGGTTTTTCCGTTCTCATCAGCCAGTTTTACCATTTCATATGTATACACTATTTTTCACTCTCCAATCTCTTCAAAACTTCACCATATGTAATTTTCTTTTCACCAGATTTGCCATAGCACTCTTTGCACTGTCCGTATCTGGTAACTTTGCCTTGCTCAAAATGATTAATCATTTCAATACGAGTGCTACCACATAAAGCACAAATCATTATTCTTCCTCCTTCCTACGATAAAATCTGTTCATGATTTCGGTATGTAAATATTCAAACTCATATCTTGCTGCTCCATTGTTAAATTCGTAATCCTTATATTTTTCGTGAATATCCACCATCTTAGATTGATGTTTAAGAAGCGAATATTTCAAGCGCAGTTCCTTATCTCTCGCCCATGTCATATGTAAATAAATTAGTAGTTCTTTTATCACGCTTACTCTCCTCCCTCTATTATTAGGTAGTAGCGGTAGATGGTATCGAACCATCTTCTCTGAGGTCAAAGCTCAGCGTGATAACCTGTTCACTATACCGCTAGAAAGTACAACTCAATGTACTTTCGGTTTTCTTTATTTATTGCTATGGATTAATAATATCACCATAGCAATCCCTTGTCAATGGTTTTCTTTATTTATATCTGTTTATATTATTTTATCATATCATTAAATTGAACTTCAGTAATAATCGGTACTCCAAGTTCCTTCGCCTTCTTATTTTTCCCAGTACCACTTTCAATATCGTTATTGATTAAGAAAGATGTCTTTGTAGATACAGATCCTGACACCTTGCCGCCAAGTCGTTCAATCTCTTCAACCACTTCGTTCCTATTGGAATAATGCGTCAAGTTCCCGGTGATTACAAATACCATTCCTGATAAATCTTTATTATTATCAGCAACTATAACAGCTTTCGGCTTCTCAAAATCAAGCAACGTTGGAATATATGCGTCCTCTGAATCGCTATATTTTTTATACCATGCGTAGATACTACTATTCATAGTTGCTCCAAAATCGTTAAGTTGCGTAAAGTCAAAGCCATCTTCTAACGCCTCGATGAATTTTGAATAATCTCCATTGAATTGCTTACTGATAGTTTTGCTGGCCGTCTTGCCAATAAGGGCTATAGAAAGTCCATAGAGATATCGTTCAAGTGTAGTATTCTTTGATTTTTCAATTGCTGCTAACAACTTCTCCACTGATTTCTTTCCAAATCCATCAAGTTTAACCATCTCGTCCTTATAAGAGCCCAGAGTATATATATCCGACAGTTGATTGAGCCAACCTAATTCCATGAACTTTTCTAATGTAGCTTCAGATAACCCGTCGATATTCAATGCGTTTTTGCTGACATAATGTGTAAGCCTACCAAGCAATTTTCCTTTGCAGTCAGCGTTAGTACATATAAGCACCTCTGTATCGTTATCCTTAACTATCGCTGTTTTACCACCACATATTGGACATATATCAGGAATTTTAAACTCTGCTATATCAGCATCACATTCAATAATCTGCGGGATAATCTCGTTTTTCTTAACTACCGTTACATTGGCACCAACTTTGATATCCAAATCCTTCATTATACTAATATTATGTAAGGACGCACGACTGACTGTAGTTCCAGCAAGTTCTACTGGATCGAATATAGCAACAGGTGTTAAATTGCCAGTCTTACCCATAGACCACTCGATTTCTCTTAATATAGTAGACTCCTGGTCTTCTGCATACTTAAACGCAAGCTGTCCTCTTAAATGATGTGATGTGGCTCCAAGCGATTCCATGTAGGAAATATCAGTAAACGACACCACGCAACCATCAATGGGGTAATCGTAAGATTCGGCAGTAACTCTCATGTTTTGCAACTGATTTAGAATATCTTCACCTATCAATCTCCATGGAACAACGTCGAAGCCATATTCATCAAGTTTATTTAACCTTGTGAAAAAGTTGTTTTCGTCACTCCCCTCAACCAGTCTCCATGCTATAAATTTCACTTTTCTATCAGCACATATCTTACTATCTAACTGTCTTACGGTACCGCTACATAAATTACGTGGATTCTTATATTTCTTTTCGTCGGGCAGTTCACTATTAATCTTGTAGAAAGTATTATAATCAATAATTGCTTCTCCAAATACTACAAGCTTATTCTTGTATGGTATTGTAAGAGGAATATTGCAAAATGTTTTCGCATTTTCGGTAATATCCTCTCCGACTGCACCATCTCCGCGAGATTCTGCTTTAAGCAACACTCCATTATCGTATGTAAGACATACAGTCAGCCCATCAAGTTTAAGCATAAGAACAGCGTCTCTTTCCCCAATAAATTTCAACAACTCATCTGGTGATTTTGTTTTGTCCAGGGATAACATCGGATACTCATGAATACTCTTCTGTAGCTTGCTCTGCACCAAATATCCTACCGATTGCGTCGGTGAATTTACCAAGCAAAAACCTGTTTTATCTTCTTTTTCTTTTAGCTCATCAAACAGTCTATCGTACTCCTGGTCGCTGATTTCAGAGTTGTTTTTGTTGTAGTATTCATTTCTGTAGTGATTCACGAGCTTCGTCAGCTCCCTGATTCTTGATATATCTGTCATTTAATTCCCCTTTTCATTATTTTAGTATTTGCCCCATCAGTGCACTGTAACAGATTTCATATATCATATATCCCATGTTCTCTTTTTTAATAAAATTAAGGTAAAAGTTTGAAACCTTTTGTACACCAATTAATCTTCTTAAAAATGCTGATTCGTTATATTCCGATCTATAATTATGATTAATAATGTCATCTAAACAATTGTCTTCAATTAAGATATAACAGTTCTTAATATTTATCATACGATTCAATTCTTTAAAGAATCTTTCATCATGCTCCTTAATATTACCCGCCAGCTCGTCAACTGAATTTTTTCTTTCAATGCATAATTCGTCTGTAAAGTATGTATCTTTTACAAATCCCAATTCCGGACACGCTTCAATCATGAAAGAATAGTCGCCAGTTTTCAAAGCCCTCGCCTTGTGTTTTATATTCTTCTTGTCAAAGTAATCCAGAATGTGTTGATTCTTTTGTTCATTAGATGTATGTAATATAATGAGGTGTGAAACAAGTTCTTTCAATTGTTTTTCTGTGTAATAATATTTTATACTTTTCACCTACTTTATTATATATTTTTCAATCCAAGTATCATATGCGCTTGTATTTTGAATAAATTCGTCACCAATTTTTTCATACTTGAATTTTTTCTTTATATCAATCATCTGAATCACATCACCAACGTCCACAGGATTATTTGAAAAATTCTTTTTAGAAATCTTGCACACCTCTGTTGCACCATTGCCAAGATAATATAGCTTTATCTTTGGGGAATATTTAGTGTTAGTTTTTAATACATAAGCGAAATCTGAAAGCCTACTATCAACATAATCGACAATACCTTGGTATTCAAATTTGTTTTTGATTTTTGCTTTTAATGATAAATCCTTATCTTCGATTACACTGTATAGCTCATTAAACAATCCAATGTTGTCTATGTCTCGAAATTGTTTTGCAGTCTCTCTTGCATATTTTCTGATGATATTTTCATCAATTGGAAGTTTTGCTTTATTAAAGACTTTTGCATTGTATATGTCGCTATACAACTTATAAATTTTTAACAATTTACCTGGCTTTCCATATTCGCGGAAGAAATTGAGTTTAATCATTACCTCAAATTGTGATTTATCAACATCTGGATGCGTCTCAAATAATTTAATAAGATCCACAAATGTGCTGTATGACTGTCTTCCTATTTCTTGCAACCCGTTTGATACATTTTCTCCAAACCCCTTTAATGTATTGATTCCTAAATATACAATTCCGTCATCACACATTGTTTTTCCTTTTATAATCTTCCAATCGTCAAACTTAAATACCACCCCGATTCTTTTTGCCTCATCTAATACTTCGGCAATTTTATTTGTATCACCATCATATGAATTGATGTATGCTGTAATAAACTCTGTAGGATAATGTACCTTTAAATACATTGTTATATACGCAGTTAATGCATAAGCTGCTGAGTGCGATTTATTAAATGAGTATTTTGCAAAGACTAATATATCATCCCACAAAGTATCCACTTGTTCCTTAGTCCATCTTGAATTTGTTAATCCACTCTTTAATTCTGGCTCAATCTTTGCCATTAACTTAGGTTTTTTCTTTGCAGTGGCTTGCCTAAGTTCGTCTGGATTTCTTAATCCAGCAAGTTTTCCAATTTCAATCAACTGTTCTTGATATACTATAATTCCATATGTACTCTCCAATATCGGTATCAAGTCATCATGTAAATATGTAATCGGCTCCAAACCATTTTTTCTTGCTATATAGTTTGGAATATACGCCTTTGCTCCTGGGCGATATAACGCATTAGCTGCTGACAAGTTTTCAATACTATTACATTTCATATCTGAAAGCATTTGTCTCATTCCCTGTGACTCGAACTGGAATATTAAAAGTGAATTTCCGTTCATGAATTCATTCCAAACCTTCTTGTCACAAAGATTGATTTTATGCGGGGCTATAAATTCATAATCCTTACCAATCATTTCAAGTACATCATATATTACATCTAATGTACGTAAACCAAGGAGATCTATCTTTACAAGCCCTAAATCGTCCGCTGTGTGCATATCCCCCTGTAAAACCCAAACGTCTTTATCTGGAACATACTCAAGTGCGCTGTAATAATCTGCATTTTTCATACAAATCACCTTTCCACAAGGGTGCATACCAAATGATTTAGGCAATCCAGACAGCTTAGAGGCATATTCAAATAATTCTGGATAGTCGTTTATATATGAGTCCAGTACTCCATTCTCCAGTGCTTCATCAATTGTTTCGTCATCAAGCAATTTTGTCATTTCATTTGTAATTTCAAATGGTATACCAAGGACTTTGCCAATATCTTTAATTGCACCTTTCGCCCAAATGTATTGAAATACCCCAAGGCATACAACGTTCTCCCAACCATAAGTGTCTATAATGTATTTCATTACCTTGTCTCTATCTTTAGGAGAAAAGTCTGCGTCTACATCTGGTATTTTTAACTCATTCTTTGTAATCTGATTTGATTCAAGTAAATCCAAAGCTCCAACGTCAATAAATCTTTCAAAGTATAATCCATACTTAATGGGATCAATATCTACTATGCCACTGAGATATGCTAATAAAGAGCCACCTGCACTTCCCCTCGCTATTCCCCTCCGTTTTGCAGATGCAATATAACTGTGAACTAATAAATAATAACCTTCAAACCCCATTTTCAATACAGCATCTATCTCATATTTAGCCCTATCTTTGTAAATCTTAACAACCTCTTCTGCTGTATCGAAGTGTACAAATTCTTTTTTTGTCTCATTACCAATTTCGTCAGATACAACTTGAGTCATATACTGTTTCCATTGTTCTAAATTCCAATCAAAAAAACCTTTATTTTTAAAACCAGTATTACACAGGCTCTTCAAATATTGTTTTTCAGATTTATAAGATTTCGGAATATCGGTATGTGGTATAATTGGGGCAGAAAGTGGATAATCTACATTGCATTTATCTACTATTTCTTGTGTATTTGCTATTGCAATCAAGTTATATTCGAATGTGCTTTGGCATTTTTCTTTGACTTCATCTTCAGACTGTACATAACAGTCATTGTATATTTCTCCGGCTTCTCTTGTTTGCCCTATTTTTACGAATATACTATGATATTTTTGATCTTCTACGGTTAAATAATGAGAATCGCACGTTACAACGTATTTGATATCAAGCATGTTAGCCAAACTTACCAATTTTTTGTTAAGCTCCTGCTGGGCAGATTCTTCATGTGCTTGATACTCTATGTAATAATCATCACCAAACAAATCTTTATATTTTTTTGCGATATTTGCTGCCATTTCGAGATTTCCTGATGTGAGCGCTCTCGATACTTCGCCCGCCATACAAGCGCTTAAACATATTAGTCCATTGTGATATTTTTGCAACATGTTAAAATCAATCCGTGGTCGCTTATTGAATTTATACTTAGTAGATTCTTTCACTAACTTCTGTAGATTTTGTCGTCCAGTTTCGTCTTTTGCCAATAGTATTAGATGGTACATTGTATTTTCTCTGCTCATAACAGTAACGTCCGAACAGATATAACACTCACATCCGATTATTGGTTTAACGCCTTTTTCTTTAGCTTTTTTATAAAACTCAACAGCACCGTACATATTCCCATGATCTGTTATTGCAATTGACTTTTGGCCAAGTTCCAGAATACGTTCAAACAATTCATCAATCTTTATATTTGCGTCCAATAAACTATATAACGTATGAACATGTAAATGTGTAAATATTTAATTCACCACCTTTATCTCATCGCATATCGCCTTTAATACAAAGTTTCTACCTAAGAACCCAGAATCGAGATTACACACTATTTCTAATTCATCGTTCATCATGCTAGATTCTTCCATGTCATCAAAAGATCCCATAAAATTCCACTTAATGATATTGGTGTAATTATTTGGTTTAACTACCAAGTGTTTATAATCACTCATATGCCCAATTTCATACTCATCAATACCGTCTATAAATACCTTGACTGGTTTAAATCCTTCACCAGACACTCTGTCGATAGTTTTAATTCTGTCTACAAGTTTTCTTGTCAAATCATCAACGTTAATTCTGATGTCAACATCAACTGAAAAGTCTGTTTTTAACTGTGGTAAATTCATCTCTATATATTCAATAAACTTGTTGTAATTAACTTTCTCAATTTCTATACCACTCGCCAATTCATGACCGTCGGCTTTCGCCAAACCACTTTCATTGCAGATTTTTCTAAAGTCATCAACTCCAATCGCTCTCATAGATCCAGCAAACACACCATTTCCATCTTTTATGACCAATATCGGACGCTGATATTTTTCAAGTAATTTATTTGCTATTAACCCACTGATTCCATATGGAGTATTTATCAATGAAACAAGCATCTTTTTGTCAATCTGTTTCTCACATTGTTCTAATATATCTGGTAATAGAAGTTTCACTTCTTCGTTCTGTTGCTCCTTACATTTCTTTAGTTCCTTAACATATTTTAAAACTTCTTTGTTATCATCAGCTAGAAAAGCATTCATAGCTGATTCATTCCGCCCCATTCTGTTCGCTGCGTTTATCAAAGGGGCTACACTAAATGAGATTGCTGTACTATTAAACTCAAATCCACCTACAATTTTCTTAATTGCAGGATTATATATTTTGTCAAGCCCCCTTGATACTATGTATCTGTTTTCCATAACTGTCATATCCATCATATCTGCAATAATTCCACACGCTGCTAAGTCCATCAAGGAGTCGGCATGGTCGGTTCCATATTGCTCATCTATGTATTTACAAAACTTCCACACAACACCTGCACCAGATAATGCTTTGTTTTCATAATCCATTTGAGACGACACAAGCGTCACATATTTTTCATATGGAATTTCGCTCTTTACTGCATGGTGGTCTAAAACAATAACTTTAACTCCCTTTTCTTTTAACCTTTTATATTGTTTAATATCACTGTCCAAACTATCTACAACAATCAATAATTCAAGTCCATTAAATTTATCAAGATCCTGAGACTTCAATCCATGCTTTTTACCATCATTGATAAACGTTTCTACGTTTTCTTTTTTAGTATGATTTTTTAGGTATCTTGTCATGATAGTGCCCGATGCAATCCCATCACAATCCACGTCAAAGTGAATTCCAATTATTCCAGAACTACTTAGTACAGTATTTAATTCACTAAACGCTTCATCTATATTCTTTAGCGAATCTAATGGTAATAAATCATCTTCATCTGGATACAAAAATCTATCTGCATCGATTATTCCTCTTGATTCTAATACTGTTTCAAAAATCTCTTCCTCATACATTCCACGACAATCATTCAAAATGTTATAATTCGTCGTCATCATCACTTCCAATCATTTTTATTTCACTGTGCAATATTCTTAAAAGTTCATCTCTCCCTAAGTCAGACGGAGAAAACTTGTTCTTATAATTCTTGTTGAAGTAATCCCAATAACCAAAATCTATTTCATAGAATCTTGAATATAACTTTGAGATGTTTATGTTCCGCATTATGCTGTCAAGTTCAAACCCTACATCGTGCATGAATATCAATGCTTTTGGATTTAATTCATACAGCATTTGGATTTGTTTTGGATTTATAGAGCCACTACCAATAGCCACACAATTCCTAATCCCATATGAATAGCACTGTAATACGCTTTTCTCACTTTCAAAAATCAATACAACATTGTCAACAAGAAAGTTGTAGTTATGGGAATACCCATATAACGTCTGTGACATTGCACATGGAACCAAGTAATAATACTTCATCTCACCATCTGGAACATCATAATTACATCTAACCTTTACACCCATTAACTGTCCGAGTTGATTGTATATAGGAATTACAATTCCTTGTGATTCCACATCATACATGATATTGAAGAATCTCTGCGCCTCAAGTGATATATTGTCATTAAGAAATCGTAAATTCCCACACTTTATGTAGTGACATAATATTGAATTTTCATATGTTGTAATCTTGTTTGTATTGCGCTTTCTTACTCTTTCATAAAATCCTCCGAAAATTCCTTTATTATCGAAGAAGTCATAGTAATCTGTTATATGCAAGACATCTTTTGTTACAGAGAGTACTTCCGAAAAGCATACTCTTCTTTGTTCACTTATATATCCAAACAAATCTTTTTCTATATTCCTTGCAAAATCATGAACATACAGATACTGATTATTTTCAAGCTTGATTATTATAGACTTTTTCGACGCATCAATTGCTCTGCCAAATTGTAAGTATTTAGGTCTTATCACTACATTGTGATAACCAAAGTGTTCAAGAACATCTTTCAGTTTGTCTGGGTGATTTATCAATTCTTTCTTAATGTCATTTAGCATACATCACCACTCTATTATTTTATTTCACCATGTTTTGGACGACACTGAGCTGTCTCTCTGAATATGCAATGATCTCCATCGAATTTTAATAGATATGCAATTCCTGTATCTGATGAGTTTCTACCATTCCTAGTTTTTTCAACAAACAACATTCTCCATACCGCGGTTCTATCTGGCTTATATTCTTCTTCAATCCATTTATCATTTACTCTCGTGATTTTAAATGGCTTACAGTAATATTTACTTTTTTCATCTAGCTCTTCATCAAATACATTCCGCATTAGGAACAAACCTTCTAATATTTCTTTAATTTGTTTTGAGTTAGACAAAACTGAACTATCAAGGAATAATTTTCCTTTCATATATTCAGCTAATTGGACTGAAGCTAACATAATAATGTTATACTTTTTACCCATCTTATCTAAATCTCTGCTATCCTTGACCAAGGATAAATCCTGACGAGAACCGTTAAAATCTGATTCTTGAATCTTAAAAGTATCGTAAAGAACTGTATCATATCCATATCTCAATACATTTTCTCTAATTTTTTTCTTTACAATACTCATGTCTGCATCATTAATTGCTACAAACTTAACCTTGCCTTTATAATTATCCTTCCAAAATTTTTGAACTTTTTTTAGTTCTTCGCGACTTGCGGTATCTATATCTCCTGCGGTAAATTTTCCTTTTGTTAATTTAAAGTAGCGACTATATTTTGCTAACAACCAAACCATAAATTTAGTTTTGAACTTTTTAATTCGCTCTTCGTTTGATATAATTAGTATTTTTCTGTCATGATATAGTAATGCCATAATTACAGTAATCCACCATGTGCTCTTCCCGGACGACGAGAATCCACCAAGCATAGTGAGAGTCCCCTCCAATAGCCCCATTGTTTGTCTAGAAAGGAATGGAAAACAATTAATTTCATTTCCATTTATGTCATATCCCGCAATATCAAAAGGTATCCCATTTTCAAGACCTTCTTTACAGCTTTCAATAAACTCGTCATCAAAATCTATTTCCTCTTCTTCAATAACTTTGCTTGAATATCCTGTGCCATAAGAAGTGATTCTGGCTTCATACCAGTCGGTTACTTCCTCTGCGCTCATCTTGCGAAATAGTTTCAATGGAACAATATTCTTTCCATTTAGGTCAATTTCTTTCAATAAATTAAAGCCATCGTCGTGCATATTAATCAAGATATTCTCTCGATATAAAATGTCTATATATGTATCAAAATTCTGTAGATTTATGATATCAATTTGGTGCTGTATTGTATCCCAGCCTCCAATGGCATCATATCTTTCAATGACATCTTCTTGCAAATTTGAAAGAATCGTTACTTCATCTAATGAATAGAACCCTTTTGCCCTTAATTGCCTGAGCAATGAAAAGTAAAACAGTCCGTCACTTGATATAAAATCCTTCTGCTCAAAAGTAGTTTCATCAAGTAACAACATATCTTTGAAAAAGCAACTCACTACGTTTCCCTCTGCCTCAATCCTGCCCTTCAATAGCTGCTGCGGGTATTTTTCTTTTACTCCAGTAATAAACTCGCCTATTTCTCTCCCTCCACTTCCTGCTCGATTTCTAACAATGACTTACGTTTTTTTCTTTGAGCATATTTCACGGTTGGCATATCTATTTCAATCTTCTTTTCCTGTTGACTGCTTTCAATTTTAAAATCTGCTAGATTATTTTTAAGAATAGCTGAGAAATATCTAATTTGAGCATATTCATTTTTAAAATCTTTACTAAGAATATTGGTAAGTTTTTTTTTATTTTCACACAAATACTGGTAAATTTTTTCATATCCATACACACTTTCGAGTTCTAAAATTTCTTTGAATAACGCAGTGTTTGTTATTCTTCTTCCAAAAATATCAAATATTTTTCCATATGTATCATCTTTAATTTTAATTTTTTCAAGTTTCTCCGAATATTCTTCTTGGTTGCAATAGTATTCATTTACATTTTTATTTCTAACCTTATATGCGGCATTTCTTTCAATTTTATTTCCACAAACACGACACTTAACCAACATGTGATTACCTCTCTTTTATAGGGGGAGAGGGGGAATCCCTCTCTTTCACCTACTTCAACACATCATAAATTTTCTTTAAATCAATTTCTGGAACATTGTTGAGTTTTCCATGCTCAGCAATCATACCTTTTACTTCTGCTTTTGTCTTAGGGTCGGAGCATTCTTTAAACATCGTTCTAATGACTCCAATTAGATCCTCTGGATAATCAGATTCAACTTCCTCCACAAGTTCTGTGTCGTCTTCCACAATGTCATCATCAATTTCTAAATTTTCTTCTTCAAAAGGAGCGTCTTCTTCCGGTTGTTTCTCCTCTTTTGGAATTGATGCCTTTATGTTTTCCTTATTTTTTACAGGTTTTCCACCAGCATTTAAAACAGCTTCTTTCAATGCTTTAATAAATTCATCTTTGTCTAATGGAATTTCATCTACAATATTGGCAAATCTGCTCTTAGAATCAACACCATAGTCATCGTCACGGAAAATAATCTTTCTGCTTTCAGATACCACCTTATTCTTTGTAATTTCCTTCTTAGTTACAACGTTCTTTCTTCCTGTGGATTCCTTAATAATCTCTCTATCAATACAAGCAACACCTACCACATGCATTTTTGTCTTAATTCCATTGAAATATTTCTGCATCATGTTAGTACTAAGGGTTGTATATGTCTGCCCAGTAAGAGGATCTAAAATTTCACGTGTCTTAACATGTCCACAAGACCAGAACGCCACTCCGACTTTCTTTAATTCCCACATTCTATCAAGAATAATTTCAATTACTTTTTCTTCTCCTCTACCAAAACCACCCCATGATGCATTGAGTGTTTTTGCTAAAATGAAATCTTTTTTTCCTTGATTCTCCGCATTCCATCTTCGCACAGCTTCTGGTTCTACGATTTCAAATAACTGGTCTAATGTATCGGTTACGATAACTTTCAATTCCGGATAATCTGTCTCTTTATTTTGAATAATATCTTTTGTAACTGCATCAAATTTTTTATAAGAATCAATATCCTCATATGAAGCATCTTTTAAACAACTTACACCGTCTTCTTTACCACAGTTAAAAATCATATATCCATCGCCACCAAACAAATCTTCGCAGACTTCTTTCATCAATGTGGTTTTACCAATTCCAGACTCACCAAGCAAACAAATGTTATAATCCTCTAATTTTGTGCTAACCTTATTTTTCTTTCCAAACTTTGCCATTAACAATATCTCCTTTTATGTAGTAATAAGTTTATTTGTTTTGATAATTACAGATCATCGTCTTCATCTTCAAAAAGGTCTTCAGTTCCTTCAGGCAGTTCTTTTTCAATAGATTTGATTACCATATCATCATCTGTGTACACGGTATCATTTCTTCCCTTGGTAAAGCCTTTAGCTGGCTTAATAAACTGATATTCCTGGATTCTATCTCCATAAACGCTACCACCAAGTTCTGCGCGAATATCTTCAATTGTAATTAGTCCACACTCAAGATCTTCTTTCTGATCATCAGTGAGCATATCTTCTGTAATTTCTGTTTTTTGTGCTCCATTTAACATAGAAACAACAGCTCCATACTCTTTCCATGAATCATCATTAACCATAAACTTCCTCTTGATAGATTCAGTCTTTTTCTTATCTTTTTCTGATGCTCCTTCTGGACACGTTGGAATTGTGATAGTAACAGAACATGGAATATTCGATTTTCTATTGTTGTCATATTCCATCATAAAACCATTTACATAATATTTTCCCAGTTCATCAGCACTCATGTCGTCAAAACTGTCTTTGTTATACAAAATGTTGAGAGTTGCAGTAGAATGCTCTTCTGAATCGTCTGCTGCTAAGTAGATTCTTGATGGGATATAATTTTCATACACCTTTTCTTTGTTTTCCGAATATGAGTAATTTCCGTTTCCCCTAATCAGAAATTTTTTATCTTTGAATTTGCCACTATCTATTACCTTTTTGATAAATTCAGCAAAATCCCATTCAGAAATAAATTCGTGTCTTTTCTTGTTAGACTTGGCAAGAGCCTCATCTAATTCAGATTCACTTGCAATTTCAATATCCTGTAATTCTTCATCTGTAAGTGATGCCCCCTCTTTAACCTTTTCGGCAGCCTTTTCAAGCTTATATCTTCTGCCTGGCTTCTCTGTATCAAAGATGAACTTTTTGAACTCGGCTACCTCTGCTAGCTTCTTAGATGTGAGCCTATCCTTAAACGGAATTTTCAAGGACTCTCCTTTCACCCTTTTTCCATTTTCGTCTACAGACCCTTTTGAAAATGTCCAAACATCTCCATGACCATCGGCAAATGCTCCTGCATCAACTGTTAATAAGTGCCTATCATCTCCGCATGTGACATTAAACATAATTCTTCTTTTCACCCAGCCAGAATCATACTGTTTTTCACTCCATGGTTTAAACTTATCTGTTTCCTTTGATAAAGAAATTCTTCCTACCATTTCAAAATTCATGTACTTTATGTACCTCCTATAAATAAAAATTGTTATTAGCTTTCTATGCAAACACCAGCTCTCACCAGCGATAACACGATCCTCACTTTATGGAAAATCTATATTAAACCTTAAAAAGGTGCAAAAATAATAAGGTATCCGAAATACCCTACCAAAAACGGTATTATCCATACTTTTTGCGTTGCTATTAAATTCCCCCATTATGTAAGTTGACTTGTTTACGGGTACTAATTTTTCTTATTATTGACAGTTTGCGAGCTTCTGAAATATTTACCAACTGTCGCTAAGATGGCACATGTTAATGGAATTAAATCTCTTGTAAATCTTGTTGTATCAAATATAAGATTCAAACCGTTAACGACTGAATTGCCAACAAAGTAATTCAGAATCATTCCTCCAAGGTATGCAAATCCAAATGTTAAAACAGGTGCAAATACGAGTAATCCAAAAATTCCAGTTACAGCGCCAATTATCGTAGTTACGATTCCAATATTTTCAAATGTATTGTTTTTCAAATAATAATCTCCTTATCTTACAATTAATTCTTCAATTGTCTTTTCTAACATTCTGCGTTTTCGTGCTTCATCTGGTGTCATGATTCCAATATAATATCCACGGGTTACTAGGTACTGACCAGACTTGTTTTCTCTTAACCAATTCTCAACCTTTTCAGCGAACTTTTCCTGATACTCATAAATTTCGTTGTTTCCATAGTTGTCTTCGTAATCGCCTTCGTCCATGCGTCGTGAGAATACCATTGCATTTTCAGATTCTTCCATATCAATTAAAAACTGTTGAAACTCTTCTTCCATTTCTTCTTTCACGATTCACCTTCTTTCGAGTTGCTGTTATTGTCACTGCTTTTGTATCTAATCCCCATAAACATTAATAGGAGAATCCAGTGCCAACCATATGTAACAGACATGTAGCAAGTCAAACACAGTACTGCAAAGCCGTAGAGAACCATAAATAACACAATTAACGCATCTTTCAACTTTTTAAACCACCTCCATATTTCCTACCAATTCACAATTTGGTTAGCTCAACACATTGATTAATACTAACGCTGCCGACATTGCCACCACTGCCTTCCAATCAATGTTAAAAGCAAAGAATCCATCAAATAAACTAATCATCATTATGTAATACCCCTCTCTACTTACCAGCTCCCCATTTAACCTTTCCGTTGGCTGCGACCTCTGGCCTGTTCTTCTTTACCTTGCTCATGATACTTTTGAATTTTGCATACTCTGTTTTACTACCTTTCATCTTGTTGCCTCCTTTTTTGGTTTTCTTTATTTATCTGTACATTCATAATGATAACACCTATCTCGGTGCTTGTCAACAGTTTTCTTTATTTATTTCTAAGTTTATAAAACTACACTTCTATTGTGGTTTTATTGGTTCTATGATAAACTATGTTATATCAAATCTTTGAGGTAATAATATATGTTAAAATTAATTATTGATTTTTATAGAGCCAATTCAAACATTGTACTAGATATATTTAAAATAATTATTCCTTGTTTATTAACATATTATTTCACATCGAAAAACCTAACTGCTCCCAAAAAACGAGAAATAAAACAGTCCCAATTCGATTTAGTATATTTACCCATGTATTTATTAATGATACAATACAACATTGAAGGCAGTAAAGACAATGTTCCAATATTTATCAAAAAGGTAGACAAAATCATCTATAAAAATTATCAATATGTTTATCCTAAAACGATTAACCTATATGAGAATTTTAAAACACAAGCTACCGCAAAGAACCCGAACCATTTTCATATATCAGCTTTTATATATCAAATAGAAGGAGATTACGAAAAGCTTAAACTGGAATTGGGCTATCCAACGAATTCTATATTAAACAATTACAAACGATTAAATAAAATGGACAGGTTTTACTATGTTTCGATATTTATAATTTGTGGACTATTAATATATAGCGTCTCGGCCATTTATATATATCTCATCAATGGCGAGTGGAATAATGTATTAATTGGGATGATACCAATTGTTTTTGAATCTTTGGTTCTTTACACATTTTTATACATTAAAAAGAACTAAATTAAGATTTACTATTAGTTTCAGCGTCTCAGGTAATTACAACTCCTCTTTTAGCGACAGGTGTATTTGTGTTAATATCACCGCATGTCACCTCGTCACCTCGAAAAGAATGTCTCAAATTTCCATATGTAGGCACTGTTACCGGACTTGATTTGTTACCGTCAGTAAACCCGGCATTATATACTTCCTCTAAAATCTCCTGTAGCCTTTTCTTATCTACTAATACCAAATTATTGTCGCCGTCATACTCTTCAAAATCAAAATATACTAATGGTTTCATATTGAACTTCTCCTATTCATCTAAAAATAATGTTGTGCTGCCACAATCACAACTGACTTCTAAATCACCAAACCTGTCGTCATCAAGCAAATTTACAAGATCTGGCCGACAATACTTACAAAATACCTTCCCACAATCATCACATTTATATATGCTCCATGACCGCTTACCGCAAATTGGACAGACCTCTCCTCTAATATCTGGATTACTATGTAAATAACTTATTGGCATTCGTTCTCCTTTCGTGGCAAATTGATATATTATACACATGCGTCCTTTAATGCTGCTTCATACTCCTTTTTTGCTTTTTCAAGACGAAACTTTCTTTTTTCTTCGGCATCTTTCTTTCTAAGTACATCCCTTTGTACCAACAAATCAGCATAGATTTCTTTGATGTCTGGGTCACAATTCCAAAAATATTTATCAAAACATGGACTCCAACCAGGACTAAAAATCCACGATTTTCTATAGAATTCAGTAAAGTTATTTAATACATTTGAAGTCACAGTATAGTTTAAATATTCTTTCTTTCTGGCATCTTTAAAATATATAACCTTGCTGTTTATATAGATTATCGGATATTTTTCACGATGAAGAACATCGTCTTCTGTTTCATAAATGCGATAAATATATTTTTGTTTTCCTAAATTTTTAATATCAATCACTTTATACATCTCCTTTCACTATAAAAGAATGTTTCTATTAAGTTTAATACATTCGTCCATTTTGCCCTGTCATATCCAAAACCGTTCTCTTTGATGCTTCCCAAACAACATTATCATTTAATATAATTTTTCTAATATCATGTTGTGACATATATTTATCTATTTGATTTTGTACATCGACATCAAGAATATCATTTTTATCTAATTCTATAATATCGTTTCTCATTACAATGCCATCAAATTCTTTACGTACTTTTACGAGTAATACATATTTCCCCTCTTTTTTCAATACACTAATTAAATCATTTTTCATTTAATCCGTCCTTATTTATATCATTACACTTTCTTCAATCCAAGTCCAGTCATACAGAAATCTCTAATCTTGTTGATCCTGACTGTATCATTCTTAATATTCTTATCATTGCAAATTTCCAAGATAGCACCGGAAATCCCTTTTGCTCCAGCAGATAATCCATCAAATCTTACCTTGTCCATGTTTTCCTTAATGGCTGCTTCAAGTTTTAATTCGTCTTCTTTATTCATTTAGACCTCCACAATTCATTTTCAACACTATTTCTAGTTATTGAATACGTTCTCTCTAAATAATTAATTTTAAATGAGGATATATTAATTTTAGAGTTATCTTCCTCTTCTACGTCAAGATATAGGATATGCGGATTTTTCTCCTCAATCCATGCTTTAACAAAGCTATTACCCATAGAAAAATCTGAATCTTCTGGCTTAAACGTTACGCAGTAGTCATTTTCATTGAAATTATATACTACACTAACCCTTCTTTCACTTAAGATCTCCTCATTTGTAACAATAAACCGTATATTTTTCATTACATTCATTAAATTTTCCTTTCTCAGAAAAGTACTGTTTTATGGTAATTCCATTTCTGCTAATTCATTGTCACTGAACCAAATTTTATACTGATCTTTATATCTACTAATTCTTTCCGTTTCGTCACTTAAATTCCACTGCATAGAAATGATATTATTCAATGGAAATAGGAGTCCATCGTCATCTTTCAAGTAGCCGTCTGAAGTAATTCCAATCATTGCGTATTTTTCAAAATTTCGGGATATCAATCCAGAGATTCTACACCATTTATATGAGGAATTTTTATGTAATTTACAATCTGTAGTTTTAAAGATTACTTCTTTCTTTTGGAATGTTTCAATTTCTGGTTCTAACAAATCGCCAAGTAGTTTTCTTAACCTGCCAAACACATTTAACCCCTCCCTCTTTTTAAATAGCAATTTTCTCATTTTGTTCAGATCTCCGCGGACATTAAAGTCATCTTCCACAAGGATCTTGCCGCTTTTAATTAACCAGTTCTGAAAGCCATCGATGCTATCAAAGCAATGAGAACAGCCATATTTGTGGTAATTCCAAGAACAACCAATAATACTTGGTTCCGCACACTCATACATTGCTTCTTTTATGAACTCTTCTTCGCATTTATCGCACTTATAATACAAAAACCTTGGATAGAATTTTCTGATAGACAAGTTCTTAAAATATTGAATCTTCTTCCACTCCCACGAATCTCTTGACATTCTTTTCGTTAAATTCACCTCTTTTCTCATAAAATATATCTTTAGTTGTCTCTACCAAATAAACCTGCAATCCCACCAATAATTGCAAACATTATGTACCAATGAGTAGTGGTTAACTTTACATTTATAAATGGCTCTACTGCTTTCAAAAATGCACTGTCTGCACCGAAAAATGCAAGTATAAATGCAAAAAATAACCCACCTAAGATTCCGCTAAACAAATTTATTCCCTCCTTCCATCAAACTGTTCTTTTATCCCGTATTTATATACCAAATCTACCTGACCTAAATAAAAATGGAAGCGTACTGTACCAGGAAGCCAGTGACTCCAAGTCGTTATCAAAAGCAATCTCCTCACCGTAGTCATCTACGAACTTCTTATGTAGTTTTACAAAATCATTGCCTATTTTCCTTACTTCATCACTGCGCTTATTTTTTTCAGCAAGTAATTTTTCACGCTTTGCTCTTTCGGAAGTAATAGCCTTTTCATGATTTAAACACTCCTGTTCTGAATTAAATACCTTGTTATCATCTGAAATATATCTCATCTTTTAATCCTCCTATTTTTCATATAGTCTTCTTTGAAAATTTCGTATTTCCCCATTAAATGTTGATTTTAATGTTATTTATCTTTGTCCTTTTTATGAGTTTCCTTGTATGTATCACATATCTTTTCAATTACTGCCACAACTGCAGCAATTGCAATTATTATAACCCAGCCTAAATCACCCATCTTTCCTCCCATCATTTACAGCAATTAGACATATCTTGTTTTTCTGTCGCCATTTTATTCTCCAATCAAAGTATTATTTCATTAGAACAAGTCACATCCTGATTTTTTAAAATCATCTATATACTTATCCCATTGTTCATTGTCAATATAATGCATTTTCATTAAACACGATTTGCAATAAAACTTATTAGTATTTATCCCATGTAGTTTCATGTTCATTCCCAGTACCTGTTTGTCCTTAATTTTCTTGATTTTTCCAGATTGAGTTTTACATTCATTCTCACAATATTTATTGAAATACTTTTCGGCAATATCGTATTGAAGATTGTTATATTGAGCGAATTCTTCTATAACTTCTTTTGTGGGTTCGTCTCTATAAATTCCACCATTCCAAGCTTGTGTTAAATATTCACTAATTGTACAATTCATCACAATCCATTTCTTATTTTCAATAAAATCTTTCTCTAATATATTTCTCCATCTATCATACGATTTTGAATACCAATACTTATCCAATGTCCATGTGGATTTGTTATAATATGGGCAAGCTATATGGCAGCCACATCTACTATATCCCTTTTTATATTTAGGATTGATATCAATATTTCTCCATAATGTATATAGCCAAATGTCTAACTCTGTCCACTTTCTAATAGGAAGAATACCTTGCCATTTCGTATTCCCCCATTCTGATTCATTAATCCATTCATCTGTATAGCCACTTCTTGTAGCAGATTCTTCGTTTCTCATGCCCATCCACATGAGATATGGGTGTTCGTGGCCTAATTTTGAAACCATAACCCCAACTTTGAAAATTCTACAACAGAATCTCGAAAATCTTGTTGGTATCATATGGTCTGATGCGACATATTGATAGAATCCTTTGTCGGGATTCATAATTTCACAGCTAGGAAAATGTTTAACCATTTTATATGTGTCGGCACAATCAAGTGATGTATTATTGAAAATTGCCTTAGTGTTGGGATATAAAGATCTTACAAGATGAGATACAACCATAGAATCTTTTCCCATTGACACAGGAATTAGCGAATCATGTCCTTTATATTTCTCCATTTTATCTTTGATTAAATTTAAAGAATCTGATTCTATGTTTTCTAAGTGTTCCTTATTTAACTCAATAAGGTCATTCCAACTTGCTAATTCAATATCGTTAATATCCCGATAATCTTTTGCTTTACTTAAATGTAACGTTTCATCCCACTTATAAAATAAACTGACGGTTGCAAACGTCAAAAATAAAGAAAGGGAAAGATAATACTAGTTAAAAAGTAATGTACATTACACTCAGGTATTGAGTGAATCCAATATTTAACGAATATCTCACGTTCCTACGAGATACCACTGGTGAAAAATTATCAGAATTAAAAGAGGGTTATTTTTGGTTAGACAGACAAATAATTAAAGGCTTTGACAAACAAGGCAATATACATAAATTTTACCGGATTAATATTAGTAATGACTTGGAAACGTTACTTTCATCTATATATCAACTAACCTTCTGTAACCGTGGCAAGTAGATAAATACGTTCTTCTTGTAGGTCTTTAATTAACTCTTTGAGAACATCTTTTTAACTGTTTCTTTTATAATGGTTGCTTGATTCATTTTTAATCACACTCTCTAAAATGACTTATTAATAATAAATTCCGCTAAATCACTCGTAGTTGATATTTCATCAAACTTATATAATAAACGCATGACGGCCTGTTAAAAAAATTTTAAAATACTTTGTATTAATAGTAACAATACAAATCGCATTTCATAGTATATATCAAAACCCTTAAGGTTGAGAATTATGTATATGTATACCCATCAAGGTAACTCTTACTATTCCATGCAGCAAGCACGTCAGATGTCTTTCGTACGAATTCTTCACGCCTCTCCTGATGCTCCAGCGGTGGACATATATGCAAATAATAATATAATAGCAGAAGGGCTTTCCTATAAACAGTTAACTAATTACATTCCAATTATGCCCGGTAATTATCAGATTCAGGTGTATCCAGCAGGAAATCAAACAACTGCTGTCATTGATACAAATGTTACCATTCCACAAGACAGTGCATTTACGATAGCGGCTGCTGGAGAATTAGCGAATATAAGTTTAATGCCTTTCCCTGAAATGTTTATGCCTAATATGCCAATGGGAATGAGAAATACTTCATATGTACGGTTTGTGCATCTGTCTCCAAACGCTCCCGCAGTTGACATTACACTGACAAACGGAACGAAACTCTTTGAAGATGTATCCTATACACAATTTACTGACTACATTGCTGTAAAACCAGGAACTTATACCCTTCAAGTCAGACCGACTGGAAGCAATCAGGTTGTATTAACAATACCAGATGTATATCTTATGCCCGGAGCAGTTTATAGCATTTTTGCGGTTGGTCTTGTTGGAGATACACCACCATTAGAAGCAGTTATCGCTGCAGATGGAGAATACTAATAAAATGGATTGTATGACCCACATAAATGCCTTTTTCTAATAAGCGCTATTTATGTGGGTTAAATTATTACTGTTCCTCTATTATCCCTCCTTTGAATTCGTCAATTTAAAGTTACTTTAGCTGCTGATTCCAACATTCTCCACATATCTCGTCCGGAGTCTTACCAGCTTCAAAACCCTTACAATACTTAGCGCACTCATTTTCAAGTAAATTTATATATCCGGAATAACATTGTTCATATGGGCAACCGATAACTCCTCCGCCACAAGCATTACTAATCCTATTAGAAAAATAGTATTCAACAATTTCTTTTGGTGTATTAAAAACCTTTGCTTTCTCCATAACCCCTCCTTAAAATCATACCTTCAATTACTAAGCCTCAAGCCAAATGACTGACTTGCAATCACTTTCAGTTACGGTATATATTCTAAATTGATCCCTATATGGACTCTCTGCAATGACCTCTGCGTCAGGATTACATTTAGATAATTCCTCTATCATTTCTTTAACTGTTAATCTATGATTTCTTTCCATTTATTTTTGCTCTCCTAAATTAATTTCTTGAAATTTTCATTTTATCCTAAACTGCTTTTACTCTCATTTCTCCTACACTACAGTAAGGTTCTTCTTTAGTATTCATCAATTCAACATTTATGTATCTCAATCTATAGCCATCATTTTTATTGAGTTCTTCACAAGCCACAGCATGAGTGCAGCTTCCCGCAGTGATATCAATGGTTGTACCGTTAATTGGAGTAAGTAATTTAATCAGCCATTTGATTAACTCAACAGGTTTTGGTGTGACATGTGGATTGCGCTCACCATTGGGGAGTTTTTTTCTGAAGGCGAGATCTTTGGTTCATATTTGATGACAGTAAAATATTTGCTTCCATCTTTTATCTGATCATCTAACAATTCCGCGACAAACTCATCTACAACAATGTTTGACGGAAACCTTCCCAACTCGTTAGGAGGCATGGCCTTATCTTCTGCATACTTACCGTAGATACGGTCATCTCTATCTGAATAATTAGTGGTTGGTGTTTTAGATGCTTTGGCATTTAGCATATCAACGTCTTCCTTAGATATAGGAACTCTGCAAGCATCAATATTCATTCCACCGCAGTCGTACTTTTTAATATTTTGGACATATGTACCTTCTAATGGTTTCTGGAATATTGTGATAGGCTCATGTGTGGGCTTCAGGCCAGAAGTCTTCCAGCCACTCCATTTCTTTGCTAATTCTACTATATTAGCTTTATCAAAGAGCTTGCCTATATCTTGATTCTTTGGCATCCCAGTCAGATAGACCCAATCAATCTCTTCGACAATCTTAAATCCTGAATCTTCAAAAGCACACTTCATTCTATGATTTGTCTTTGGATGTCCAAATATCGCCACATACCCTCCGGGTTTCATCACTTTAAGTAACTTTAGTGCTCTCTCCTTATTCCATTCATAGAAGTTTCCAGTGTTGTCCCACTTCTTGCCCATAAACGATAAGTCATATGGAAAGTCTGAAATGCAGCTATCAATTGAATTGGTTTCTAATGCATCTAATACGCCTAGATTATCTCCATTTATGATTTTTCCATTATTCGTATGTAATATTGTCTCTATAATTTTTACCTCCATATCTTAATTGAACTCTGTTTCTATTCTAAAAATAAAACTTATAGTCATAATCTTTTACTTGTTCTCTACTCCACTCAACATCTTTTTCATCAGAATATTTTAACAATTCTTTTCTCTTGGTTAAAAGTTCTGGGTTACTTTTTAAATATAAAAGAAAGTTATAAAATGATTCTAAGCGGCTAATGTAATCCTTCTCATTAAAATACTTATCAAATCTCACACAGAATTGAATTTCATTCATCTCATTATGGTTAATTAGATCTGATTTTGTGTAGTTCAGATAAGACAAATATTCACTCTCATCTTCACCTTTCTTGAATGATTCGTATATGTGAAAATCTAGTTCTTCACACATCAGCTTCGTCTTGTTAAATAAATCTAGAACGTCGCCTTCCATAATATAAAAATCATTTTCATCGTAGTATGTGTGATCTTCGCCATCTTTTAGTCTCTCGAAACACACGCTTCCTTTATATGCCGTGCTACCAATGTCACCTGGTTCGACTTCACACTTTCCACATTTGCACTTCGTAAATTTTCCGGATTCTGCCCGAAAAACATCTTCACATTCCTTACATCTAAAGTTAGCTACAGTTTTCAATCAATTTCTCCTTTCTTGATAAATCTTTAATTTCAATACTTCATGTAATCTCTTAGTAGTACTCTAAGTATTTCTTCGAAAATAGGCACCACAATGCTATTCCCCGACTGTTTATATAAGGCTCTGTTTACAATGGCTGATTTCTTTTTAGGATTAGCTCTTTCGGCTGCATAATAATCTTCATCAGAATATCCAAATAATCTCCAACATTCCAGTTCTGTTAAAAATCGGTAGTCTCCATTACCACAATCAATTATTTGAGCAGGACACCTATCCTGTCTCTCAGTAATTGTGTATGCATATTCACTAATAACGGTTGCACGTTTTGCTGTTTTGGTTCTACCAATTGCACTAAGTATACTTGGCTGTGTAACTTTATAAGCATCGCTTACTTTTTCTTGCAGAAAGTCGCTCAAAGGTCTCATTGGAACATGTTTTAATTTATCAAAATCAAACTTTTCGCCATTTAAGCATGAGATCGTAAACACTCTTTCTCTCGCTTGTGGAATTCCAAAGTCTCTTGCATCTAAACATTTATGGTTATTTGTGTATCCCAACTGTTCCATTTCGTATAGGTATCTTTGGAAATTATCTTTCATTCCCTTATACCTAACACCTTTAACATTTTCCCAAATAACAACTTTGGGCTTCCATTTACCCATTTGCTGAATGATATGTATTGTTTCCCACATAAGCGAAGATTCAGTTCCTGACCCCTCATCGGCTCCTTTTGGGCTTCCAACTGGGCTTATCCAACCACAAATTGAGACTTGTTGACATGGACTGCCATGAATCAAAATATCCGGCCTTAAATTCCAACCAACGACAGACTGAGTTATATACTTCAATTCATTTTCAAACATTGCATTGTAGCTTCTGACTGCCTTTTCATCTATTTCTACGTAATCTATTGATTTTGTTGGCACACCAAGGTTTCTCAACGCAACTCTAGGAGAACCAATTCCCCCGAATAATTCTAATATTTGTAGTATTTAATCATCTCCTCAACGTATTGTGTGTATCTACTATTTGTTTTTATAAACCTGAAGAAAGCGGAGTTTCATTATAATTTTATACATGGATAACTGGCTTGAAATAAGCCAACAGAAATGTTATATTCTATCCGCTGAGTGTTGCCTACTGACAGGTAGAGTCGGCGACCAAACTTCCTCTATCTGTCTTTTTAATTAATGATTCGATTTCTCTCAAAAAGTCAATCATATTTTCATCTCTTCCGGAAAATGACTCTCCACTTGTTTTGATCTGATACTCCCATTCATCTTTAGGTGCAATTTCAATTGGTATGTCGCAATAGCATACTGTTCCTAATGGCACACTCCATGCTGGCCCGAAACAGGATTCCTCTTTTATGTATTCTTTTGTCAATATCTTTAAATGATTCTGGCAGCCTTGTTTATATAATCTTGAGTTATTCCTTCTACAGTAACTCACTCTTGGATATTTCACTCCATCAATTTCCTTTTGTTTAAACTTATTTACTACAAGTAAGACACCGCCAGTAATTCTATATATGTCCTGATAATCTGACTGAACCACAACATCCATTAACACAGCTCCTTTCTTTAGAAAATTCCGATTTTATCCTATCTTATTGATGTCCATATTTTCAGGATAATAGCCAAATATTGCTCCAGGATAATAATCTCCGATATTCTCGGTTCCAACCTCCAAAATCAAATCACCTGACATCGAATAAATTTCCATTACATCAGCAGCTTCCCCACTGTAAGAACCATAAGTCCGATGTTTAATGAACACTTCCTGATCCTTAAAACTATTCTTGATTTCTCTGTCGGTAACTTCCGGATCTAACATACTGCTTCTATACCCATCATTTAAGTCTTCAATCATCAAATAATTAATTCCATCAATACAAATTAGACAATCATTTCCGTAATCTTCCCAATCCTCTTCACCCTCTCTTTCTTGGTGCTGAGTATATTCCACTCCACTTAATAAATGTCTACCTTTAAACTCTTTTAATTCCATTGTTTAATTTTCTCCTTTCCTCATAAAATGCACCTTTAATCAAGTTCAAATTTCAGTTTAAATCACCAATCACCACAATCAATGTATCCTACTGAAACACTCGCGACAATGCTATCTTGCGAAGGGCTTCCGCCAAATCCTTCATGCTTACTATCACACATTAGATGTATACTGCCAGCACCGTCTACATATAAATTAGCTTCTGGAGCATAATCCACTATCTTATCCATTACGTTCTTAAGCTTAAGGCATTGCTTTTCAAAATCCCTAATATCTCTTTCTTTGATTCCTTTCTTCATAGTTCCTCCTGTTCCGGGAAATCCTAATTTAATCTAGCTCAATCAATCCCCACGCTCGTGCTTGCATCTTGTATCTATATTGGTTATCGTACAAGAATGACAACCTGTTCTCAATGGCTCCGATGACTATCTTACTAGATGTATTTTTTAATTCGGTTTTCAACTCATCAATTTCTTTCTGATGATCTTCAATAATTTCCATTATATTTTCTTTACTAAGCATATTTTTCTCCTTATCAAATTATCCTTTGATCTTATTCCCAATGCATCAATTTCTTCTTTTGTGAGTTTATTGAAAGCCTCTCTTCTAATATCCTCTACAGTCTTTTTGCTCGTTTTAATTACAAAACTTGCATAGTACTGTCCTTTTGATACATCAACATCTCTTCCTGATAGTAATTTTTTCGCCCACTTTACCCGTTCTTCGCTTGATAAATCCCACGTTCCGGAGTCAATATCTAACGTAACGCTTACCTCACTACGTTTTGGAGTTGATATTTTGTTGTATTCTGATTCAAATAAATATTTAAAATTTAGAGAATAGAAACACTTATCTGCTAAAGCAAAAGCAATTTCGTCAATATAGCCTTTATGTATTCCTAAATCTCTAGTTGATTTACCTTCACAGTCACCTTCCGTAGTAACTTTCCATAATCCGTAATTATTTATATATGTTAATTCTTTTCCCATTTTCTTTTTCTCCTCACCAAATAATGATTTTGTTTTAATTTTTACTCCTATGTTTTTGAAATCGTATTCATTGACTTGCTCTTTATCATATTTGTTTTTTCTTTAATAATATTTTTACATGTGTATTGTCTCTTAATTCGATATCAAAATCTTTCTTAATCCTATCTTTTGTAAATGGTAGAATATAATGATTAAAATAAATTATTTCATAAGTATCGGGAATCATATTTAAAAAACATTCTACAGTGATAGGAAGATAATTTTCTCTAAGTTCTCTTTCCCAATTTTCTATATAACTATATTTAAGCAAATAATGAACCAAATTTCTTCTAGTAGAAATATTTCCCCAAACGGAAATGAAGTCATTTAACTGTTTACTATTTGTTTTCCTTTGTAACTTTAATATATCATTAATTTCTGCTTCAGCATTAATTGCATAGCTACCCATTAAATCTCTAATTGAAATATATTTGAATCCGCCGTTAAATACGTTTGACCAAAATTCTCCAATAGTATCGCTAGACGAATAAGAATACACTTCATGGATCACGCTACTTAAGTTTAATATAGACATTTCATTATTTGTTATATCAGTTATTTTTTCAAAATATTCAGCAGTCTTACAATTTCCTTGAGCAAGTTCTATCATCATATAATCATTGTCTATTCCCTTTAGCTTCCACTCTGGAAAATCGTTATGTACTTGCGCTAAAATTTGTCCATCAGCACAGCCAAAATCAACAAATGTATCTATTGAATCATCGATTAATCCCTCGAAAAACAGTTTGTCTTTAATAGACTTTTTCATTCCAGAATTATATATTTTATAATCTTTAATCGACGTGTTTACTTTTCTCACTCCTTTCTCATAGAACAAAGATTTTATTTTAAATAGCCCTTCTTATTCTTAGTAGTTCATCTTCCAGTCTCGCAATCTGTCTATTAAGATTACCTTCTTCTAAACCGTTTCGGCATCTTCTTACACAACTTCTCAAATCTACTATCTCTCGTCTAATGCGTTCCTCTGGTGTTATTTCTCTCACTTGCTCAACACCTGCCGTAGTTAGATTTGAGCTAATTATACCAGCTTGAGTTGAAAGATTTCTCCATGCTGCCATAAAACTATCTGAAAAATCAGCTCCCAAAACTCTTGTGTTGCTACTAAATTCGACTCCCATTCCGTTAAAATTAGTTTCTAAAGACTGAAATTTCATTCGAAGAAGACGCTTAGATTCTTCATCTTTTATCTTTATCTCTTCTCTTTCAAAAATGTATCCATTCAACTCATCAGAAAATTGAGTTTTAATCTTATCCCATGTTACATACTGAATTTCATAAATGTCCGTTTCTTTTGCAATTTTTACCATTGCACAAACGAATTCCAACGTACTAATGTATGTATTGTAATTCAGAGTCCCCTTGAAAATTCGAATCTCTACGGTGTCTTTGTGTTTTAAATTAATTGCTCCATATTTATCTGATGCCTGGGACTTAGCGTATAAATCAATAGGAGTGTCATCTTCTTCAAGTAAAAATCTCCTGGCAAATCTGTTGCTGGATCTTCTGGCGATTAACTCTACTTTATCCCAGTACTTTTCGAACAAATACAGTAATTTACTAATACACAGATCTCTCGTAAGCTTGTCTTCCCCAAAAAAGCTCCTGTTAATATGAACATGCAGCCCGCAAGTTGAAGTATCATGTGAACGATATTTATTTTTTACCAACCAGTCAAACATTTCTTCATAATCTAACTGTTTGTGATAATCGAGCGTACATGGGTGGGTCACTATTTCAAATCCATCATTTAGACTGCCATCATGCTTACAATAAATATTTTCACCTTCTCTATTCATGACATTGCAAATATGTCTCGCCTTATCCTCATCTTCTCCGCCACTATCAATTTCTAATTCAACGCCAAGATATAGTCTATCTTCATCTGCAACTTCATGAAACATGTACTCTTTTGGTATATAATTCCATGATTTTATGTATTTTTTAATGCCAGCTAATTTTTGATCTTGATAAAAACATCTATTATATAATCTGTTAAAATCCCATTCGCCCTCGACCGGCATCTAATCACCTACTTTCTAAACAAAACACGAGTTTGTTTAACTAATCGTTTATAAATTCCGTTACAATACTGTTTTCAATTATTGTTTCTGCAAATCTACACAAACCAAGCTGCGTATCTATGTGGTAGTGGTCAACGCATTTTTCATCAGACTCTTCGACTTTTAGTGGATGCGTCTTCTTCCATTCGACCAATTCTTTAAAGGACATTGAGTCAAATAAATCCCTACATCTTTTCTTGTGTTCTCTGCTTGTAACCTGCTCGGAAGGTGCCACATTGCCACCATGCCCTCCTGCTCTGATCTGCAAGTCCTTGTACTTAACATAAAGCTCATCTGCATATTTCAATGGCATATAGCCACTAACTGTCCAATAATACCATGCACGTACAAAAACAAAGCCATTCAGAATTCCTATGTATTCGCTCGGTACTTCATTGTTTCTCTTACCTATTCTTAAATACGGTATTTTTGCAATGGTTAATTCTTGGATAATGTCCTTATCACAATCTTTTACTCCCGCTAAGTTGATCAACCTATTCCCACACCTCTTTCTTCTGAAGACATTCTTTATAAAATTCAGGAAAATTAGCGCTACCTATATCGCTGTTCTCCGATACTACGAACCGGCTACCGCATTTTGGACATTCACATTCGTTCCAAAAAATATCGTGCTTACAGCTACAGCCATCTTTATAAATATCATTCCCATGGAACCAATTTTTGCAATCTGGGCATTGCACAGCCATATGTCTAATAGGTATGGCTTCAAATTCAACCTTGATTTTTACTATTTTCTTTTCTGGCTCTACATTATTACCGTAATATCCCATTATTTTTTCCTCCTGTTTTCTAATAAAATACGCATTTTCAAGCAACATCCTCAATTGTTGTTTTCGTAAAGTCAAGCCCACTATGTATGTAAAAGTTATAATATGTATCTTTGTGCCTGGCTTCTATTGCAATTACTTTTCCCAGCATTTCTTCATTACTCAACAGCTCCACATTATCTGTAAATATTCTAATTGATGGAATCGGGGTATCGCCCACCACCAGTGCTTGTCCTGGTTCTTCGCATTTAAAAAGCTTATATTTTTTTATATCAACTTCCACACATTCACCTGACATATAATCCACATGAATAACTATGTCCTTTAATTGATTTGACATTATTAGTTCTTTGAAAGAAATCATTTAACCCTCGCTTTTGGTTTTCTTTATTTTTGTGTATGTTTTTAAAAAATGCACCATCAATTATGGCACTTGATCCAAAGGCATGTCCGCTGAGTAAAATGAATCGGCTATGTACATTTCATATCTAATATTATCTTCCGTCAAAAAATCCAGTAATATTGAATCAAAAAGTTCCTCTTTATTCAGAAGTTTAATATTGCCGACAGAAATGCTGATACTTAAATCTTTATTTTTATCATCCATTAATATTATATTCTTACCATTGTTGTTAATCGCTGCACAATATTTTCTCATAAAGTATTTATCACTATCAGTTGGTGTAAATATACTAATTATGCAACCTCTTGATTGATTGCTTAAAATCTCTTCAACGATTTCAGCCATTATATTCCTCCATTATGGTTTTCTTTATTTATTGCAGTTCCTTAAATTTAAACGTCATTAATAGACGTTTAAACTCAAGTATTACTTTATTAAATTATTTTTCAAACAAACGCCATAAACTCTATAGTCAAACAAGAAGTTTTTGCACAGAAGATTGCTTCCTGCTTTTATAAGGGCAGCTTGCATAGCTTTATTATTTTCGATTTTTTCTTTTTTACTTAAGCCACTATCATATTCAAGAATTTCTACTAATCTTTCTTTTCCAAGAATTTCTGATAACCTAAATATCAACCCAGAGTCATAAATAAAGTTACAGTCCAGTCCTGTTTCAACAATTTTCAAACTCATAAACCTTGCAAATCTAACCAAGTCATTGCTTGATTTTCCATCTCCTCTTTTCTGAAACTGCCTTATTAAAGAATCAATAGAATCATCAAATAAAAAGTATTCTTGTCTTGACATATTCTTAAAGGAATTCATATCATACATGTCTTTATATGTCTGAAGCAATTCTTCTGATATTTTAATATGATCATCGGCAACTTTAATAGTACCTTTTTCAAAATCAACATCACTGTACCTTATCTTAGATAGTGCGTTATAGTCTTTAACACCTTCATAGATGGACAGGGCGATTGACTTGTAATATGGAGTATTTTCATCAAACCCATTACACTTACTCGTAATATAATTTCTTGAATATAATTCTACGTTTCCGAGTTTAACAATTTTTTGCAACATATAGGAATAAGTAAAATATATGGAATTATCGCTTACAGGATTATAATTAATATATCCACAACTCATACAGTAGTCGTAGAATTGACGGTAATATGTTATTGCTTTCGATAAATAGAATAATCTATAATACCTCTTCTTTTCAAGCAACATATCTGATATCATCTTATCAGTAAAGTGAATAAAGTCTGCTCCAAATTCTTCCTCATATTGAAAAGGATTCTGTCCATTGATATATTTGGCCGCAGTTAATGATTTTGAGTCTATTTTCGAAAAATTATCCAATATTTCTTTCGAAGTCATTATGTTTTCTCCCTTCGATAACCTTATAATCAGACACTGATCGGTTCACATTCGACTTATTATATCTCTTTTTCATAAGTTTTGCAAACAACCCATGCTGAATAATTATCGTTTGGACGATATCTTCAATGATTTTATTATCATTTACTTCACCAATTTTTTCAAAAACAAACGTAGCTGGAATCTGCGTCTCACACTCAGCCATCAAAATTGAATCCTCTGCAAGCCCAAATTCTCCTGCCTTGAATGATAAATGAGTTGGTAAACTGGTCTTATCTTTTGATGTAAACGGAATAATCTGGACGTTTCCGTTAGCAGCCCTATTATTAGCATTGTTTGATACGATCAAAACAGGTCTTGCCTTCTCTTGAATATGGAACTTTAATCCCTCAACAGTAGGCATCTTTGGAAGATATGCATATCTCACCTCTCCGCAATATATAGTTTCCGCTATACTCCTGCTGTGAACCACCCTATCATTATTTAATAAACACACATTATTTCCAATCACTTTTACTATTGACACTTATACATATCCTCCTTTTCATACCAATCTGTTTTTTTGGTTTTCTTTATTTCCATCTGACGTAACTATATCACTAATTTCTCACCGTGTCAACAGTTTTCTTTATTTATTTATAAAATCTTTACCAGTGCCCTAATTACCCAATAAATACATTTAAAAGTCTACTTATATCCATATAAAATCTTTTCCAAATCGTCAATAATCTGATTGTATATCAAATACGCTCCTTCATTTGAATCATGGGTTTCTTTTGATTTCTCTTTATATTGCTTTAATAATTCTTCTATCTGCTGACGATACCACTCAGGATTATCCCTATTCAGCCTTTTTATAAATTCCTCGTCGCACAATATTTTTTCGTAATTACCTTTAATTATCATTTTCAACGATCTCATTGCCTTATTTGCATCCTTCTCATTAAGTACCTTTGCAGAAGATATATCCCCATTAAACACCGGAGTGCTGCCGATCCAGTTCACAAAATACCTCTCATTGCTATCTTTTATTATGTACATATTATGCCCCTTCTCCATATGAACCTTAGATTTCATCGATTAAATTTATTACCACAGTTAGGACAATACTTCACTTTATATCGCATCGTTTTATCTTTAACTGTGACAAGCATTTCTCCTTTACTATTTACAATAGCATTATTTTCATTATCTTTCCAATATAAGGCTTCATCACCATTGCAACATTCACAAATATATTCTTTGACGAAGCAAATAATACTCATATTATTTCCATTATAATCAAAATCAAATGGAAAACTAATTGAGTTATTTTCATCTTCTATTTCATAATGCAATCCGTCTTCCTGTTTGATATTCCATGAAGTCTTCTCATCAAGACTCCAATCTGAACCAATTAACTCAACATACACCTTTGTCCCGTTTTGTAGCTCTTGCACTTCCATCCAACTAACTCTTTTCATGTTAGGTTGTTCCATTTATTCTCCTCCCAATCAAACTCAAATTTTATCTTATAAAAACACCTTTGCACTGATAACCGATTTTGTTTCGTTATGTCCTACCCCTCACCTGTATTAACATAATGACAACCGCCAATACACGTTCTCCTCCTTCACATGCAATCTAAATTTATATAATAAATACCGGAGAGGCTCCACCAAACCCTATTGCGCCAATTATTTTACCATCAGCCTTTTTTATTTTAGCAGAAAATTGTAACAACTCCTCTTCTGTTTCTAACCAATTTAAACTTTTATTATGCTCTGCATCTTCTGCTGTCAAAAGAAATGGTCCTTATAGCCTTGTAACTATATTATCATGCATGTAAAATACTCCCTTCGGTAGCGTTTAAAACTATTATTTAATTTACTTTTTTTAAGTACTAGATTAAATCATGTGTTTTAACTTCCATGACTTTTCCTTCATTTCTCATGGTTTCAAGACTTCCACCGTTTATTCTGTTCATACAAAATTCTTTGGAAAATTGATTTATATAATAATTTTCTTTAGTAAAAGCCTTTTCCTTCTTTATATAAATTCTAGTAGTGTCTAGTGCTCTAAAACTGTCAATGCTCATAACAGAGCCTTTTACTGCCCACATCGGGAGCAATAGCCTATCAAATAATTTTCTGTTTGTCCAATGCATTCTAATTCTCTTTACAATATCTTTTTCACTCGTTCCAATATATATTTGGGAGTATTCATCTAAAACCATAATATAATATCCTTCAAAATCAGAATAGATATTTAAATCTTCGACCTCAATAAATTTATTTTTATTCACAAAACTTAAAACCTCTTGTTGAAACTTATCTTTATCTAGTCTAGCAAAATACTCCATATTCAAATAATAATTCTCCATAATAGCATCATAATATTTTTCGACAAAATCATCCGTATAGATTTTAAAATCATTATCTGTATACTCAGCGCATGACATTTTTCCGTCAAATGATGATTTATTGCTTTTAAGTGCATAGTTTTCAGCACAAATATTAAATCCGTATTTTCCACTTAGCACCGGAATCCCAAAATGTATAATCCTCATGTATTTATCCTAACTCATGAAATAATCATTTTATCTACTTAATTTCACACAACATCTTCTCAACTTTGTCAAGTTGAGTTTTATCCATTGATTTACCCGTTCTATTAAGCATTAAGAAATATTTCAGAATCGTCTTCTTATCCGACTCATCCACATTCGCGACCGCAACCGTATGATTAGTAAAAGTTCTTTGGTCTTTCAAACTTAGCTCATTAAAAAATTTCCCTTTATATTGTATCCTATTTTCATAGAATTCAATAATTGTGTTTAATCTCTGCTTCCCATCTAATATTTCGTAGGAATAACCTCTTTGGTGCCATTCAGAATTAGACAAATGGATGAGTACGAATTTTCCGACATCAATATTATTAAAGATACTATCAATAAGCAATTCTTTATCTTCCTGCTCCCACACATATCCTCTCTGATAATCAGGATTCATATCAATTCCAAAAGAATAGCAACTATGAATTAAACTGTGTAATTCTGAGTTACTATAGTATAGTTTTATATTCTGATTCTTTGCAAAATCTGTTTCTCCATTTTCCATTGGCCTAATATCTACCCAAGTGGCTACTCTATATGTTTCATATTCATATGGGTCTCCATAATTGCTATTAATAGCTATGCATTTCAATCCGTATATTTTTCCATCATTAAATATTTCATCTACGGCACTTTCTTTTAAGGCACCATAACGCACTTTATCTCCAATATTAAACGAATATGTTGGAGTGTTAAGAAAAGGAATTTCTTTTTCAGCCATTAATAATCCATTTTCTTTTTCTTGTAATAATCTTTCTTCTATTGTTAATTCTTTCTTTTCACTTTTCTTTCTTGTCATAACATCCTCTCTTTCTATTACTAATGAAACAATCCTTTTATCAATTACTATTTAATTTTTCTTTCGATTACCGAGCATTTCTTCAAAACATATTAATTTAAAATTTAAGTATTCCAACTGATCATGTTGAGTGTGTATGGTTCTTGCCATTGCAATTAATAAAACACCCAAGAGTGTCATCACAGCATTACCAAAGTTTCTCTTACTCATATTGAAATAACTATAAATTGGTACATCTCCTATAACCATAACGGCGATAGCAATCATCATTCCCCAATACGCAAAACGCACAGATATAAAATTTCCAAAATCATTTTGTTTTAAATGCTCAATTCCAACCAACGTATTTAACCGGTTCTCTTCTCGCTCATCTGTTTCCATTTTTCTTAACGCTCTAACAATATCACGCTTTAACGAAACATAGCTTCTGCTTTTTTGAATTAATTCACCAAATTCTTCCCTTGCTAGTGTATATATTATTTTTGATGAAGTAATTCCATTTGGTGCAAAGGGGTTTTTCATTTTTAACCTCACTATAAATATAATCTGTAGTTAATTTTGGTAAATAGAAGTCTCACCTGCGTCTAATCTTCTATTTATTTCTTTTACACACCACCAATAAATCTTTTCGGCAACTTCAAATTCTTTTCTATCTCTATCAGCATATAGAAACATATCGGCCAAAGATATTTCATCCATACCTACAAGATCCGATTCGGTAATCGTATAGTCGATTATTTTATTCATTTGTATCTCTCCATATCTATAAAGATCAAATGTCGATTTAGTTATAATGTTTATCGATCCACTGTCTTATAAATTCTTTACTCTTTCCTTTAGTGATATCATTGACATCAAAATCCGCATTGATAGTTTCATTTCTATTTAGATTCTCAGGAGTCATTCTATCTACAAGCAATTTAACAATGTTTTGTAAGTCCTTTTTATCAAAACCATTTGTAATTTCATCCATCTCCTGTGGTGTTTGCGCTTTCAAAATTTCCTTTTCCGCTTCCCAAATTGTCATACCGCTTCCTCCTTTAGTTCAGGATAATATACTCCATAAATTGCATACTCACCCTCTTCAAGATTTAACGATGTATTTTCTTTTGCCCACTTATTTAATTCATCTGGTGAATCAAACCACTTAGCTACTGCTAAATCGGCACAAACGGGAATACCATCACCTGGGACCTCTTTTCCTTCAACATAATCTCCTGTACAGCTACCAGTCAAAATTTCTATATAATATTTCCACATGTTCTCACCACTTTCTACAAAATCTAGGTTTGATTACAATTTTAGATTATTCAATTCCAGGTCTTCCATTTTCTCTTTCATGCTTATTATAAGCTTCTTTTTCAGAAGGAGTCATTGGGATATCTTTATATGAACATGTCATATTCTTCTTCTCTAATGACTTCATATATTCGCCACCGCCATGGTAATTCTTATATTTCCAGTCGAGATACTCTTGGGTACCGTATCTAGGCCTACGAGTTGCATACTTGTAATATGCAACTATTAAAATAATAACAATTAGTCCTGCCATTACGCCACCTCCTTAGACAATGTAAATCCTGCATTTTCAAGTGCTTCTTTCATGTTATCATACCATACATGTGGATCGTTTTCATTATAAATTATCTTGTCTCCGTGGTTTAATACCGGCTGCTTATCTTTACTCATATTGTTTTTTCTCCATTCTTATTAAGAGGTTGTTTTATGGTAACTGTTTAAACATTGACATCCTTAGCAGTTCTCCCACTTCCCGCTGCTGTTTAACATAGCACTCAAAACTTACACTTTTGTATAATAGAGACGGCTTCTGATCTATATCCATTCTAAGCTCTTTTCCATCTCTCCGATGTATAGAATTACACTTTTCACATATATAATATTTGTCACAAGTTATTACTCTGATAATTAAATTCGGAATATGCCTGAGTATCCACTTACAATTTATTTTATACTTCACAATGTCTTCCTCTCTTTCTCATCAAAGACTGCTTTTATTGGGAGCAAATCACCCACTTCCATCATCTCAGCCTAACAGCATTTCTATTTTCTCTTTTTTTCTCGTCTTCCAATGCCACATAGTGCCGTTTCGCAGTGTTCACATCTGCATGGCCCAATGTACCAGCAACTAGGTAAATGTCCCCTGTAGCGTTATATAAGGCCGTTCCATAGCTTCTACGTAGTGTATGAGGCGTAACCTTCTTCTGGATTCCTGCCAACCTTGCGTACTTAGGAATCAAATCCTCTACGTTTCTGGTTGATATTCGTTTGTTCTGTAGAGATAAAAACAGAGCATTCTCATGCCCTTTAATTGCCTCGGTCTGTTTTCTTTCTTCTAAATAAGGTTCCAACGCCTCTCTGGTGTCATCACTGAAATATACTGTTTCTTCTTTTCCTCCTTTCCGATAGATTCTAATTCCACTGTTTTTGAAATCTACGTCATTAATATCCAAACCAACACATTCAGAAACACGGACTCCTGTGGTAAGAATCAACATGATTATTGCAAAGTCTCGCTTCTGTGTTATTTCAAAGAAGGCACGTTCCCTTCCTTCTAAATTACCTCCAGTTTCTACCGCCTGTATAAATGCTTTCATTTCGTCGTTATCAAGCCTGATAATCTCCTTATCACGTAGTTTCGGTGGTTGCACAAGTGATACTGAATTAGTGGCTATCCTTTCGTTCTGCTGAAAATACTTGTAGAAGGCTTTCAACGTAGACAACTTTCTTGCAATAGCTTTTTCTCCGTTGGTATATTCTTTACCTGAATCATCAGTCCAACATTTTATCCACTCCATATACTTTTCAAAATCAATGATTTTCAAGCCTGAAAGCATATCAAGAGTAATTGACTCCATATCTTTTACTTGACCACTTCTGATCAGATAATCAAAAAATAGCTTCAGATCGGCCACATAAGCAATCCTAGTCTTCGAGGAAGTCCTTGGCTCGATTCCCCGAAAGAAGTCTTCGCAATAAGCTGGCAATGCAGATATAATACTTCTAAGTTTTTTTATATTCTGGATATCATTTTGTTCATGGTATGTCATGATATTACCTCCATTCAAATCCTGATTTTATTCAGCAATTTTGTATTCTTCTGGAATACTGTCAAATTTACCCCTGATAATAAAATCAAAAGATATACTATTTTTAAGTTCTTCTTCGTCTATAATATCAATAGATAAATTTCGCTCCCCATGTTCTTTGCATAAATCGGCAAATCTTGTAAATCCGCTTCCGAGAACTGGGATCTCAATGAGATCATAGTATGCGTCTAAATATTTTCCACTTACGACATATTTATCGTTAATCTTAAGGCTAAATGCCACCTTATTATATCCGTTCTCTTTTGCATAGTCCTCTGCTTCTCTTACTGTTAAATTCTCTTTAATTTTCACGTTTACTCTCCTTTTCTTGCTTGAAATTGTGGATTTATTGGCTCATACACTTGCCATCAAAACGCATACATCTTCAATATTTATACCCATTGCGCTAAGTACCTCGCTATATGCTGCCATCTTCCCTTTGTTATAATCTGACCTTTCCCCTTCTTTACAACATTTAATCCCGGCAACAACTCCTATATAAACACTTTGTAATCTGTCTTCGCTTCTCATCTTCTCAACCTCCATCTTCACAATATAATCTTGTTTTTATTCAGATATTTCATACCAGTTAACGTCAGTTCTATTATTCATTTTCTCACAAGTCTCCTTAATGCTATTTTTAAGTAAATTATATTGATGTTCCATTTCTACTAAATTGGCTTGATAATAAGCCTCCAACCTTGTTTGAAAAATACCCTCGTAATTATATGATTTTAATTCGGAAATGGTTTCTTCCACCGAATGATTTTTCAACCAATATTCAGATATTTCAGCTTGTGACAGGAAGTATTTTCCTCCAAATTTATTTATCATTACTTCGTCTAATTCATAGATAACAAAACCATAAACTCTTTCTATTAACTTCATTTCACATTCTCCTTTTACTTTTTATAGTTAAAATATCTCTTTCGTTGGCAGCTACGCATTTCCAGCGTACTCGCCATAATATTTTTGTCTCATTTCTTCTGCAAATTTTACGGCATCATCAAGATTATCTAAAGGAAATTTTCCCAAACATGTATTTTTACCATCAACCTGTAGCTGGACATACCACTGATTATCAAATCTCGATACATTTCTGTACCCCGATTTGTTATTGCGATTTCTTCCCTTTCGATTTTTAGAGTTATTCGCATCTGGCGCAATTCGCAGATTACTTTTTCGATTATCTAAAGTGTTGTTATTTATATGATCAATTATCCTCCCTTCTGCCCTCATAATATATTGATGTAAATACACCGGTCTATTTATAGGCTTTTTATTATCAAAGTATAAATATTCAGTGGAAACTGAATAAAAATCATTTATATGTGGGTCATATTTCGAAAACCAACTATACGGAAAACCTAATATTCGCCGTAAATCTTCAATATCAACAACCGTCCATAAATTTTCTTTACCCCTTCTTCTCAACTCTATTTTGGCAATATTGTTCTCTTTATCAATTATGTAATTATTGCCCTTCTTCTTTCTTGGCATTTAAACTCCTTTCATTTGGTTTTCTAGTTTCACTAGAATATTCTCCAAATGAAAGCACACTTCTATTACTGTTTTAGCATTTTTACTGTCTCTTTTGCATATTCTACGGCTCCAAGAAGTTCTGTAGGTTTGCATTCAAGTTCTTTACCCTCCGTCAAATACTTTTGAAACTGTGTTAAAATATCAATTACTTCTTCTGGTTTAAATTTTTCATAGCTCATTTGATAATCCTCCTATTTTCTTATAATATTTATGAACATTGACTTATAAATTCCTCTGTACTCAATACACCTTCCCACCAACATACTACCGCTGGTCTATCTTCTGATCCATTTAAATAGCGTTCTAGCTGCCTCTCAAAGTATCCAAGCATATCACTATCAAATACCGTCTTCAGCTTGCCAAAGTCCTTACACTGTTCTAATTCTCCATACCCCATACGAAACACCTCCTATTAATAATCTACCGCTAATTATGTGCGGTTAGTGACCTATGCCAGATCAACCACTAATTCTCCTGTGGTAAGCAGCAATCACTTTCAGACTGCCGGGAATGCCTTGTTTACTTTTGCAGCACGGCCTATCCTTCCGGATCACCGACAAGGCTATGTATTAAGATAAAAGACTATGTAAGGCGAAAATCTCCGTAAAGTTATCAAATGTAGATATGTATATACCATTTGCATACATTTCGATTTTCCCTTCCTTATTCTTCTGATAGTGAAATTTTACATTGCTCATTTTTAATATTCTCCTTTTGTTTGCATAAATAAAGCCATGCTTATAATAATCAGTAAAGCTGCAAATGTCCAGTTTCCACACTGATCAGACATCATAAAGAGTGAAAAAATAGAAAGCATCGGTAAAATGCTTCCTATAATTCGGTTCAATATTATGAAATTTCTACGTTGTTTTCTCTTGTGCATTCGTTGATAACTGTATGAGTTGTTATAATCTTTGACAGTGCTTATCATGATTCCCTCTCTTTCCATGTCTTAGTCATTTCATAAATATCAATAGATCCTTTATTAAAAATCGATAATGCAACGACAATTAAGTGTATAATTGGAGTAAATGATATTACTGCAAGCGTTGCATAATGTGCTTCCTTGAGTATTGTCTTTAGCCTGGCATTGTCTTTTTTAATGTTTAGTAATAGTATATTTAATGCTATGATGCTAATAATCAAATAAATCGTAAATACGTTTTTCATTATATTTTTCTCTCCTCTGTTTATAAAATGTGCTTTCTATTGTCACGCTTGTAAAAATACTTCGTTTAAGACTCTATCATATTCTACTTCGTATTTTGTAAGCAACTCAACATTGTTCTTTAGCAACCACGATTTAAACGATCTAGTAGTCATAAATTTCATCACATCCTCTGATAATTCGTACATGTTATAGCTTTTAAATGTTTTTGTGCTTCCTCCCCACATACAGAAATTTTTCAGAAAGTCTACAACTGCTTCCTTCGCCCCAAACTCAATATATGCCATATAACCGTAACCAACGCAACAGCTAAGTTCCAATACTAATTTTGACTTTTTCATTTATTCTCTATTCTCCTTTCGCTACCTATGAAACCTGTTTTCTATTGTATTTTCTATATAAGAGATTCGTCTATTTCTAAATTGTATTTTTGCTTCAATTCTTTTGCATATATAATAGCATTTTTCCTTTGTCTTCCTGTAAACTGTTTTGCATCCTCTCCATTATCAACAGTATTGGGTAAGTCACTTATACAATAAGGTTTCCAATTTTCATTTATAGGTTGCCATTTCAACCCTACGTTGAATCTAACTTTTCCATCAGGTGTTAATTTATCTTGTCTGCATAAATATATCATTTGTTTATATGTGTTCTCTCCAAACTTCATATTTTCACTCACCCTTTTACCTCCATATTTTTATATGCTTATAAAATCTATTTTTCATTTGTTGCATCTTGCAATTCTCTCCACAAAATATCTATATTTTTCTTATTGATTAATTTAGCATTCCAGATAAAATCAAGGTACTTATTTACATAATCAAACCATTCGTATTCATCTCCTCCACTAGTAACCTTTTCTTTTGCAATATTAATTAATCTTCTGACTTCGCTCATTACTCTATATCTTACAATCATTTTAATCATGCTTTTTGCCTTTACCCTTTCTAATTAAATTACAATTTCAATCCATAAACTGTTTTATCAAGATAATCCATGATTCTATTAAATATATCTTCTTCTATATAAGTAGGCAGAATAACTATTAATTCATGACATTCATTGAAACCAGCATATTCGGAACATATAATTTGAGATTCTTTAAATAAATCATTATCAATTAAAGAATTGGCCTTCTGTTTCATTTGTTCATAAAGAGAATCCATGGACACTCCCTCATCTTCTGCGAACCAATCATCAAATTCATTAATTAAGGCAATTCCATATAAGCCTTTGTATTCAACAAGATAGCATAAAGAGCCACCACCTTCAGTCCATAAGTCTGTATATGCCCGCTTTAACTCTTGTGGCAAATCAAATTCTTCTATATCATATTCTCCATGGTGATGTAATTCCCCACAACAATTACTCCAATATTTTAAATCTTCTTTAAATGCGCTCATATCAATATCATTACTCCTATATTCAATTAAACTCATAATAAGACCTCCATTAAAATCTTTTATCTTAACCTTTCCATCTATAAATTTCTTTTATCCCGCTCATACTTTCTGCTTCAAGAATATAATCACCTGTTCCGAAAGCAATTCCAGTATACATAATCCTTAAAATATCATTTTGGTATGCCTTGAATTTTCGTGACTTTGCAAGAAGCGTTCCATTTTGATATACTCCATAGGATAATAAGCCAGTCTTTTTAATAACTACATTGCTCTTTTCACCGAATAAAGTAATTTTATTTCTATTCAAAATATATCCTCCCTTGAAATTTTCCTTTCATCTTTCCAGTATAACAAATCCGTATTCTTTACCATTGAGTTGTCCACCGGCGAGAATGCTATAATAGTTGCCAGCTTTATATTCCAAAATATTTGTTTTACAATATGCAACGTCACTACCATCAATTTCAAAGTATTCTTTAAGCTCCTGATAATCATATTCTCTATCACTTCCACATAAGCCATAGCTGTAGCATTTCCAATTCCTATAATAACTCATATATTTTTACCTCCTAATAAATCATGTATTTTATTTACCCGTGTATAACTGGAATCCATTCCATTTCATTGCTAAAGTAATGATAGCCTGCTCCAGATACCCATTGGATCATCGTGTGCCCATATTTATCACGGCATCTACAATGAATTTCTTTCCTTATATTCCCATCTTTTCTGATGATACTTAATTTTCGGCTACAATTTGGGCATATGATTATGTTTTCGTCCATTACAATCCCCTTCCTGGTTTTGAACATAAAAAAAGCAACCAGATATATATTCTCCGATTACTCACCATTAAACGTGCATTTTATTCTGATTCGTAAACATTACCTTCAAAACCATTCCGTATCATTGAACCACTCTGTAATGCACTGCCATCTTCCTATAGAATGATCACTTGTTACATTCTTCGTTAGCTTCCGCACTTCGTCAAATAAATTGCTTTTATTAATTTTACCTGCCTTAATTCCGTTGACGATTTTATCAATCTTTTTAATATCAGCATTTTCAAAACTACATTTTAAATATGCCTGTTTACGCAACCATTCAAGATCCATATCACGCATTGACATATGACCATTTTCCCCACGATTAAATAATGCGTTTGTCATGATTTTTAATCCTCCATTCTAAATGAAACTTACTTTTCATCCGCAATTCATAAAAATTCAACCCCTATTACTTTCTGTAAATCGTCTTCCACACAACCCAAGTTAAAGACCTTCCCAACATAATAAGCTTTTATTTCGTCTTCTGTCCCATTAATTCTTGTTGTGAAGCTGTTACCTTTTTCAAAAATCACCTTTATAGTTTTCATATTTTTTACCGCCTTCCCATACTTTTTACTTGTTATCAATATAATCATACAAATCTGCAAGAGTCTCAAAGGTCTTTGTGTAGTCCTCTACTGTTTGCAGATAAAAATATTTTATAGTTAAATTTTCAATCCATGCATATGTTCTGTAACCTTTATAGTCACAATCAGACAAATATGCAGAAAAATTTTTTCTCGTATATTTTTTCATCTTTAATACCTCTATTTTCTAAAATAGTTTAACAAACTAACAATAATGCTGTTTTTCTGTTTCCACTTTTAAATGGTTCCTTGTTAGATACCCACACAGATCCGTAAGGTGCAGTCATCGATCCTTTTAATTTCTTCCACCCTTCCGGAATCTCTGTTAAAAGTTCAACTTTTTCCTTGGCTGCAAATTCTTTAATTTTTCTGTGCTTCCTCTCTGTTGCTGTTTCTCCATATGCTGACGATGCCAATTTATAAACTTCATCAATTAACTTTTCTTTGTTCTCTTCTGTTGCTTCAAATATCCAATCGAAATTTATTTCATATCTTCCTGGTTTCTCTTGAGGATTATACATTCCATAACAATATCCCTCTGTATCTGTCACATAAGTTTGAATACTCCAATATGTTTCCAGAACCCTATCCATATATCCATGTTTATTCCATAATACAGGAATTGCATTACTTCCACCTGGATTAATACATTTGCTTAGCTCCATCACTATCTTTTCACCTTTTGCATTAGGTTCTGTGAATGTATAAAACCATCTTGCACCTGCCATCTGTTCTACTGTATATTCTTTTCTCATGATAATATCCTCCATATGTTTTTTCTTCGTGTTATACCCACTATAAAAGCCACTAGAGTTATATTCTCTAATGGCTTATGACTGGAAATAAAATTTATTAATATTTCAGATTGACTATTTTTTTAACTCTTTCTTGCCCTAACCGATAGGACTCGCCAAATAAACACGACCCCATAAATCCGCTAGTAATGTTATTTCGGCACACTGTTCTTATATTTCCATCATTACATAGAATTGTGTCACCTATCCTTACATCTTCTTTATTAACCAACTGTATATCGTAACTCATATGTTTTTGCCTCCATATTTTCAAAAGAATGAATAGATTCATTGTTAATTTAGTCTTTTATTAATAAGATTCAATCCCTCTGAAAAGAAGGCGATTTGACTTTTGTTATTTTCTTTTGTATGATAGGCTATCGCCCCCTCATAGTATGGTTTTAAGTTCTTTAATCCGTCTTGTGTCGCAGTTTTTACGCTTATCTCAGCATATGAACCCTTGTATTTTAAACTTGTATCATATCCCACATCGTTCATTTTTCTTTATCCTTTCAATTTGAAATAAGAATTTTATTGTTCCTCGACTTCCTCTATTGATAAAATTTTATACACATCATGTCGATAACATTCTTTAAATTCATGTCCTGCTCCCTGTCTGGAATTTGCTGTAAAAACATCTGATCCAATAGTTTTATTGCTTCTCTCAAAAGTTACCTTGTAATTTTTCATTGTTTAATCCCCCATTCCTTAATGCTTACGGACTTGTGACCGTATGGCTTTGCCATGTGCATTAAAACGGCTATGTAAGCCGTTCCACTCTGCTGATATTATTTACATTAAACAATATTTGTTTTTATACATTTAAGACTATGTCCAATAACCTCCATTCCGGGAAATTTAATTTTTGCCTTTTGAATGGCCTCTTTGGGGGTGCTAGATGATACAAAAACTCTCATTCCACCTTTGAAATAAACGTCATATCCGTGCATAACAACTTCCTCCTTAAAATTCGGTTTTCATCTTATATTTATTGATACCCATCTTTTTGCAGATGTTAAGGTTTTACATGTTATAAGAGGAGTAATATCATTACTGTATTTACTTTTGTATTCAATATCAAACCCTAACGCAGAATCCGTTATCCAGATAAATTTTCCATAATCGTTATGATTTACTTCTAAAACCCAGCAAGTAGGTTCTCCGTTGTCTCCATCGCAATCATGTACTATTTCCCATTTTCTTTTCATATCTTTTTATCTCCCTATCATGAAATAATCGTTTTATAGGTTTTGCATTTTGTCGATCCTCTCGGCTGTCTGTTTAATTTTATTTTCAATGGATATTAAACTTTCAACTAGCATCCAATCGTATCCATTACCAAGTTCCTTACAGATATTTTCTCTTTTATCCTTCATTCTCTGTAAATCAGTTATCAAATAATCAACAGGTTTCATATCCTTACCTCCCTATGAAATGGATAATCTATGCCACTTCTATATCGTTGATATATGTCAAAGTGCTCTCTTTCCAGTGACCAGCTTCTATATAATCCGCTTGGATATTCTCTGCATAGCCGTATACATTCATGTCATAGACTGATATTCGTATAGCCGATAGTTCCATGACACAATAACTTGTTCTGCCTGTATTTTTGTTTATTACCTTGTATGGGATAAAGTCCAGATAGACAAAATACTTCTTGTCCTCTGTGCTTGATACAGCGTCACATACAGCAAAACAATCTATAATGCCAGTTTGTTTCATGGCCTGGTCGTAAATCGATTCCATAATGTCAGTCGGAATTTTGCCATTAAGCATTGAAAAATCGTACAGATATTTTTTGTTGTTAGTAAAATCCTTTTTGTTCTCTACTAATTCAGGAAATGACTTTTTCATTTTCGCTATACTTGGCAGACAATTAGATGTGTTGTATTTTCTCATAATCCCCCTACCTTTCCCAATAGTAGCCATTGCCGTCCAGAAGGGTTATCTGTGCGCCGTAATCGTTAGCCTGGATATTGACTACTTTGTTCATGTCTATGGTGTCCGTATTGATATTTGTAAATCTGCCTAATAAAAAAGCACTTATTATAAGTGCAGTTACTAAAAATTTGTTTTTCATAGTAAAACCTCCTGTTTATTTAATTAAAAATGGATCTGCAACATTTGACCGTTACAAATCCTTTGTTCAAACTTTCGTTTCTTCTTCAATTTTTAAGTCATGGAACATTTCGCTAGGCTCCAACTCGTAATACTTGCATAAGGCAGAAAATGCTTTAATCACGCATTGCCATTCTTTTTCATCTACGTGTTGTATCCATGGCTGTTTTCCTCTGCTCTGTAAATCAATATGGAAACCATTCTTTAACTGCTTGTACAACTCGCTCCATGCTTTACCCACTGTAATGTGGGCATAAGCTGCCATCTTACGGACTGCAAAATTGATCCTGCTTCTGTCTTCCCATGCCAGGATACCATTTGCCAGAGCATTGTTAGACTCGTTCAACCTTGCAATGTGCCGGTTCTTAAAGTCCATCATTTTAGTGGTAGCTATCATAATAGCGTCTGGGTTTCCGCTTGCATATGCCATTCCAACGGATAAGGCAAGGGATTGTTCCTCGTTGATATCCATGGTTTTTACTTCAGGAGTTGCCTTTTCTTCTATATTAAGTAGTTGAGTTCGGATCTCCTTTGCAACGGCTGAATCTCTAAGTAACATTCCTATGCGTAGAATTGCACGACGAGGGAATAATTTATTACCCCTATTGCTAAAACGTATTCCATTTACTTCAAAACCACCTCTTAAGTTTGAAAGGGACATATTGTCTCTATCAAAAAACTCCTTGGTTTCTTTACCAGAATAAGATATAAGTCCATCTTCTTCTAACTCTTCAAGATTCCGGAATACCAACTTTTTAACCGTGTCTTCCTCTACTTCATAAAATTCTGCAACCTGTTTAATCGTTGCTAATTCAGTGCCAGGAATAAGGAGCAATTTCTTAACCTTCTCTAAAATTTCTACCTTTACAACTAACTTTTCGCGTAATTCCTTGCTTTCTAATAATTCATTTGCATTCATTGTTTTGCCTTCCTCCTATTTTTCTTAATATAAAAAGGATATAAGCGATTAGCCTATACCCTTTAAATTACTATAGCTTATTAAAATTATGTTTCTTCCCTCGTTTACTTAAGTTGCACTTGTAAACTTTTTCCTAAAGAAGCAGCGACTTTTGTTAAAAAGTCTAATGAAGGATTGTAATTTCCACTTTCAAGCCTTGAAATATTACTTTTTTGAGTCCCTACCCTTTTAGCAAGTTCTTCTTGTGTGATATTTTGCTCTTTTCTTGCTGTTATAATCTGTTTAATAGCCTCGTATCTTGGTGCTAATTTGTCGTATTCTGTCTTAAACTCGCTATCCTTCAACAGATCTTCTTTCATTTTATCAAAAGAAATACCTACTTTATTCATATGCTTAACCTCCTTTTATAATCAGCCATATATTTTCTAGCCTTGTCAATTTCTCCAGGCGGTGTTGTTATTGATTTCTTTATAAATCCATGCAATAATATATACTTATTATTATGACATGTAAAATAAAATATACGTGCTATGTCAGAAGCAAATTTTATTCTCAACTCATACAATCCCTTATTATCTTTACCTTTCAAGGGTTTTACATATGGTTCTTTTAATTCGTTTCCAATTTCTTGCAATAATTCAATGTCTCTGAATGCCTTTGCTCGTAACTTAGGTGAAAGTGAATACAAAAATTCTTGTACTGGCACACTTCCGTTTTCTTTCATGTAAAAATCTAGTTCAAAAATTATATTCACCTCCTCTTTTGCTTAATATTATCATATGTGATAACTTTTGTAAAGTGAATAATCACTAATATTTTAGGGTTTCTCCTTTCGAATTGTATATTTACTCACTTCAGTAAGTACTTATACAGGCGAGAATAGAATTTTTCAAGGGATATAACTAATTATAAAAGTTTGCCGTATGTCCCGTTTGGCTGTGGTTAGGATTCTTTTATAACGTCTCACGTTTGTTTCTGTTTTCGTCTGCATAATAGATACTAAAATTAATTACTGTTATTCCGTTCTCTGCTTGTCCAGTCTCTACCTCTGGGAAATATATAATCAGGTGCGTATTCTTGCCTTCCTGCTCCGTGGTTTACTAATAACAATCAATAAGGTTTTCATATGTCACTTTTCGCCGTATTCCTACCCCCATACGGTTAATTGAAAGATCACATGACTTTTCCATTAAGATAGTTATAGTCTCTCACTCCCGCTACTGGCACCATACCACCACAGGTCACAAGTTCAGATTCAGTACTTGCCAAACTCTAGCCATATTTTCAGGCTTATATTCTGCTTTTCCGGTTTGGATGGTATTCCACAACGTCTAAACAGGTTTAGTCTGTTCTCCTGGACGTTGCCAGATGGCCGGAACCATGATAACTATTTTTCGTTGTTATCCTTTAACGATCTCAAACATGAGGTTGGTTAATGAACCAATTAAGATTTCTTTTACCTCGTTTGCAGTCCGTATTAATCTGCCTTGTTGCTATATGGTAAGCACACCACTTGACCATACATTAATAGTTCATTTTTGTTTTGGGATTTTTCATTGACTTGAACCAAAGAAATGGTTATAATAGAATGTATCAATGGCAAGTAAAATTGCTTTGATCCTTTGACTGGCTGAAACTTTTTGCGGAGTGTGCAGCCAGTCTTTTATTTTACTTACTTCCCTTAACTTGTATTAAGTATAACACAGGCAAGGGAGAATGTCAATCGTTTTTCGATTATTTTTTCAATCTTTTTCGATTGATATTGTAGCACTGTATCCAAGCTGTTTTAATATCTTATTTGCATCATCAAGTGACATGCTTTTTTTATTGATTAGCCGATTAACGTTTTGATTGGCAATTCCCATTTTCTCGGAAAGCCATGTTTTTTTTATGCCGTTATCCTCAATAATTTTTTCAATAGCTTGTGTTAATTCTTCATTGGATTTAATTGCCATACTTACACCACCTTGTTATAGAATGTACTTATTATATCAAAAAAGTAACACTATTACTACACTCTATTATAACCACTTCTTTAGTTGTCAAGGTGCTATTCAATAGAAAGCATATTCTGACTTGAATATTTCATAGAAGTGTGATATGATATATCATCAGTAAAGTGATCACATTTCTATGTGTTCCCAAAGGGTCTGACTATTGCGAGTAGTCAGGCTCTTTTTGGTTATTCCGTTTGCTTATGTACAAGCTACAACGCTTATTTTTGATTCCATGAGAGTTGCACTTTCATGGGGTCATTGTGCTCCCTTGCTCCGGCTCTCTCATTCCGGCTTATTTGTTTTCGTTACCCTTTATGGCAACTTAGGAAGTATCTAGGCTTTTTAATATCAGGCACCCTATAATAGGATGTGTTCCCTAGTTTTATTCATTATGTTCGCTCCCTACCTGCATTTTCTTGCCGTTCTACGTAGGTTGACGGCCTCTGAAAAGTGTACGCCGTTTTCGATGCTCCATTGCGTGTACAATCTGTTTTATATGGTAGGTGTACAAACTACCATTGGTAGCACAACTATGAGGCGTTGCTACTCATGAGCCTATGTCCGTTCATAATGGAAACAAGTGATCCACTTGTTGAGAGCCTAGTCAGGAATTGCACCCGACAGAACGCTTGTCGTTTAGGCTTTATATTGTATTTATTGGTAGTAATTTTCAATATGGACTTTAACCTCTACCATTGTGGTATAGCCTGATTCAATTATCTCATCAATGATTTGCTCTATATCCTCGTTGTTACCGCCAAGAGATATAATGTAAGAAGTAATTTCTTGTTTGAATTCGTTTGTCATGGTATGACCTCCTTGTGTGATACTTGTTTGTGTGTTTCGTATTTATTAACTTGATATAAGTATAGCATACTAATTATAGTATTGCAATAGTTTTATTGCATTGTTATCATTGTGTTTATGCACAAACTATTATAAGATATTTTATATACTATGCACAATTGCATATAAGTATTGCAATGTGATATCATATACTACTACCCATTGAGGAGGTAAATAAATTGATATATAACCATAATTTAGATAAGGTAATCAACCACTTACAACATTTAATGCTTGACGATGAGATAAAACAAATTGATATAGCAAAGGCAACCGGACTTACTCAGGCTACAGTTAGCAACATACTTAATATGAGGCGTGATAACATCACCCTGGATACTTTGCAAGCTATTGCCAATGCAATTGGTTATGATGTTGATATAACCTTTATAAAACGTGATCAATGACGTTATGACACCAAGTATTGGTAATTATGATTAATCTATCGGTTAGTCTATGTAAGTATAATGTGCATGTTCGGCAATACTGATACATGTGTTCGAAACTCATGATCCAATAATAGAACGTATTTTCGAAACTGTCAAGGGGAATTTTGGATAATCTTGAAATATTTTGTAGATATGTTGTGTTATTTCTATGATTAATGTATGGGTGTTTGGATTGATATAGACTGACGCTGTGATAACTGTACAAAGCGTCTAATCGGCTGATATGGACGGTTAATGGGATTATGGTAGAGTTGTTAGGGTATGAGGTTATAACCGTCATATGAACGTTTAAATGCGTTGTATGGTATATGATGATATGATTGTCTGGACATTGCCATTTGATATAACTGTATATAATGTATGCTGCCACATGGAATGTGCTTGATTTGCCTTGTATGGGATATTATATGATTGATGGACAGTTGTTAAGGTAATGATGTTTGAAGGGTGTATATAGGCAATATGGACATTGTGTGAGGTGTTTGTAATTGATTAGGTGCATCGATTAACATACATCGTATATGGCGTAATTATATTTCATGAACTATGTAATTATGGAATGTATTTTCATATATGAGTGCTGAAATGTATGACATAGTAATTTCATATATTTGTGATAAGATGAAATGATATTTTGTTAATACTACACTTGTAGTATTTGATTGAAACGAACCTTACCAGCTTACTTGCAATACCACATCAAGCTTTCAATGATAGATCACGTCAGGCATCGTAATCACTGCCCCTTTACCTAATATAGTGATACATTTAACCATCATAAGTCATTATAATTATCCGACAATATCCAATTGTATCACTACAATTCAATACAATTACACAAACGCATCAAACACTTGTGCACCATGCACAAATTAAGTCATTGCTAACTGTGCACTATTTTTGCTATCATTGCACTAAACAAGAGTTTACCGCAGACATATAAAGTGGCATACATTGAACATGTAATTATGCCCTATTACACATAGGTTGACATGCCTATTTGTTGTATATTATTTCACTACCCATGACCGGGGTATATTTACATTTTGAGACTGTTTTTACGTGTCGGAATACCACATATCTGTTCTACTCACACATCAAGTTAAAATTTCAACCTCTTTTATCGCAAAATTAACCCAATATTGTATATACAATTAACCAATTTGTCAAACACGATAAAACCATCAAAATTTCAAATCTTAACTTCACTTCAGCCATAAACACAATCCAATTGTCTATACAATTTCCGAAATCACATAAAATGAGTTCGTCAGTGAGTTCGAAGGAATACTTATAAAATAAGGCCAAATTGAATTTACAGACAATTTAAAATCAACACTTTTCGCTCTCTGAAGCAAGCAAACCCTTATAAAATAAGCATCTTTACGAACTCACCTCTGTTTTCATAAAAATCATATCTCCGATCACATATCTCTTACTACTCTCACACCCAACAAACCATTACAGGATAAGCATTCGCTTCCTATATAATGTAAAAAATTATCATATCTACCGAACTCACCATTTTCACAACTAATAATTTCCCTAACCAATTGTTTGAAAATATAATTACAAATAAATAAAGAAAACTATTGACATCATAATCCGTAAGTGTTATGATTCATACAAGCAAATAAAGAAAACCATAATCACACTACAAGGAGGATTTAAATGAAGATTATTAGATTCACTAACCTGTTACATATCAGAAGTAATTTGAAATTACAGACCTTACAGAGAAAAGAAATACCTCTATCCAAGATCACTATACCACCAAAAATGTTATCTCACCCACCTAGAGTAGATAACCTAGCAGCAAAGTATACATATTACATTCGTACCGGTGACTTCTTATCTCCCATCGTAGTTGATAAGAAGAATACACTAACAGATGGCTACATTACATATCTGATTGCCAAAATGATGGGATATAAAACTGTAGAAGTGAAATTTATATAGGGGGATACATTTACATATGCAGAATTATTACAGTAGAGATGGTACTTACTAGAAAATAATACCAGAGAAAAAGAATCCTCATTGAGTTGGTTTACCAACGAAATGAATTAATCTTTTTATATTATTAGAATTTTTATAGGATGATTAGAGTTTTTACTTTATCCCAAAAAAATCGCATATTCCCCCATTATATTTTAATAACGATGGGTAAAATCCCCCACTGTATTAACAGGAACAATGAATTTAATGGGGAAATGTCCCCATCGTAATTACACAATAGAAAAGAGGTGAGTTTTAAATATAGAGAATTGTATTTTTTTATCAGACGAGGATAAGGCCGATATCGCTGTAGGATTTTCAAAAAAAGAATTAAAGCACCATAAAGGAATATCTGGACTGAAGTATTATCTTGTTATCATGTACTTAAGAAAGCACCTGGAAACTTTTGGGGAAATATCTCTAACATTGAATAAGCTATTAACCGAATGTGGATATTCCACAAAGTCCCATAACCAATCAATATATAAGGATTTCAGAACAATTATAAAAAACGAAATTGTAAGTAAGGGTTTTGGAAAGATTGATGAAGATGTTATGAAGATTCCACCATCTGCCATTTTTACAATATCCCTATCAAGGGACAAACCAATATTTTTTAGTAAAGATAATTTTGTACTGCTTACAATTGATGAGTATGAAAAAATATCGTCTTCCACTTCTAGTTTAAATAAATCAATACTGGTGGGCGTTTATTTATTTATCAAGCAATATATACCGGAAGATTCATACATAACAAGTGATTGTTCAAAAATATCATATCCTTCAAAGCAGCAAATAAAGAGTGGGGTTGGCGTATCTTCTGTATCCACTATTGAGAATGCCATAAACACATTAAGTGAAATGGGTATGATTTACATAAGAGGCGATATGTTTATTGAAGATTCGGAAGAAGAAGGGGTATACATTCCGACCAGAAATGTTTATGCGTTAAAAAAATCTGATTTAACAGATGATTCTTGCTTATTTGAATTGGAACGCATATACAAAAGGACGGTATATAAAAAAGATAATGTACCAGGAACAATAAAATTTTTAGAAGCGAAAGGATGATTGAGTGTTAAAATTTGAAAACGGAAGACATTTATCAAATTATTTAATAAAAATCTTAAAAAATACAAATTCAGAAATATCATCAGATCATGTAAGCGACTTAAGACACTTCAAAGAGGTTTATGAATTCATCGACGCATATATAGATATAGTTGAATGTCCTGTAACATATGATAATTCGTTTGCAAATTGGATTGCGCTTGCACAACAAGGAAAAGTAAAAGATTTAGTAAGTATCGTCAAAAACGCAATTGTTATTATTGATAAGTTTAAAAACAAAGAAGTTTCTTTTGACAAACTCTTCCCTTGTTTAGATTTAAATATGAACTATCGTAGTGGATATTTGAGCATGAAGCCTAATAATGGTGATATTTATTATCCATTTACGCTTAATGTTTTATCGACAAAAATTAGAAATTCTACGGGAACTGTGTACTGTTATTCAAATCCCAAAAAGTATTTAACTAACAACTATGGTTGCTATTTTATATATGATTATGACTTGGCAGATAAAATTGTTTATGTTGGTAAAAGTAATTCCAATTTACTACAAAGATGTTCTGCATCAGCTAGGCAAAGAGTGGATGGTAAATTTCATAAAATTGAGCTATTAGAAATGCCGACTCACGCAGACACAAATATTTATGAGTTATATTACATAGCAAAATACAATCCAGTCTTTAATACTGATTCAATTTGTAATGATTCGCCTTCGTTTGAATTAAAAGATATTGCTAAACATAACACAATAGAACTCATTAAAGAGGAAGGTTTCTCGGTGAAACAACTATGTTTTGATTATGACGTTGTTACCAAAGAGGATTTCTGGAGCAGCAATGAATATCTTTTGTTTAATGAAAGAAACATTGAGAAAAAGAGAAAAGAATTATCCGATAACATTCATGGCATTGTAGATGGCTCAAATATCTTTTCATGTAAAGAGTTATATGAAAATGATGGTTATTTGTGCTCAATGGTTGTTGCCAACAAGAAGTTGGAGCCAATAGCAGTGTAGTAATAACTACGACTACGAAAAGGAGATTCAATATGGAATTAAATTTTTGCAAGAACGTAAATACAGCAGTAAAAAATTCTATCAAAACTAAAAGGAGATATAAATATTGGAGAAAGTTTACAACATGACGACTTGCGGCTACACTATGCCGCCAAGATCAGAACTACATAGAGAATTTGCAGGAATTATTTCGGAGTGCGACTTTGATACATCGAAACCTAACCCACATAGGATTGTCGAGAGAACGGCCGCAGAGATAAGAATCAAAAATAAATATTACAAGGAGATTATGAATTATGGCAGAAAATAAAGAAAATTGCATCGAGTGGCTCACGGGACAGGACAAATGTAGCTGCACCATATCTCATCAAAAGTATATTTCAAGAATCAAGAGTCTGGCGGAGAAATGCCCAGATGATGTAAAAATCATAGCTGAAAATGATGATGGTACTATTTACGTAAGAATGCCACTGAAATATGCTATTAAATTTTCGAAACCAAAAACAGTAAATTTAACAGATGAGCAAAAAGAAGAACGTGCGGAAAGAATGAGACGTGCCAGAGAAATGAGAAACAATATGTAATTTGTAATATACAGCTCACAAAATCAGTATTGATTTCGGCTCAAATCATACTTGCCAGTAAAATTATCGACAGCACCACTAAACGCCGAAAACACTATTGAAAATTCTATATAACTAATAAGGAGGATTATAAATGCTTACATACAAAAACGAGGGAGAAACTATTAGATTTGATTATGCTGACGCATTAGGTAGGCCGGTATGCGATATCATTGCAACTTTTTTACCATCTCGTGCTGACCGAGATAAATTTACAGTTAAGCTGGAGCTGCGCAAGTATATAGATACTCCATATGAAAAACAACAGGAATTCAAACACCTAATTGATACTCAAGATGTTAGTGGCACTAAATCCACAATTAAAAGCAATATCTCCAGAGTTGTCAGCGTGATGATTGAGATGAAAACTATTGATACCCATATCAGAGACTTTTCTAATGGCATTGCATTAACAATCGAGTGGATGAAAGAAATTGCGTAGAGTTACAAAGGGAGGGATTATTTGAAAAATAACTATGACGATTTGCCACAGCTTATCGTTGCTTTAGATAGCAAAGATGATACTGCAAACTATATACATATTAATGATGTCAAAGAAGATGTAATTTACTACTGCCCCTGTTGTAAAGGTGTTGTAAAACCAAGGGCATATAAAAAAGAGAATGACTATCAGGTGCAACCACACTTCTATCATGAATCCTGTGGCTGTTCAGAAGAAAGTTTCGTACATTATATTTGCAAAACGTGGCTGTTTGAAAATGGTAGTATATTTATGGTTGATGGTCACACCTATACTGTATTAAATGTCGAGACTGAAAAAACATTACACACTTCATTCGGTGATTACCGCCCAGATATTATAGTGGAAACTAAAGATGGTAAAACTCTTTTCTTTGAAATTGCATATTCCAGTAAGAAATCAGCACATTACATTCCTATTTGGGATGAACTTGGAATCGATGTGGTTGAAATTAATGCAAGGGAATTTATAAATCAGAAACATAATAATGATGTCCCGGAATTTAAGGTAATTTATTCAGATGGCGAATGCTTTATTAAAAGTTATACAAAAAGTGATTATGATGATACTATCGGGAAAAGAAAATCAGAATGGAAAAGACAGGATAAACTCAATTACAAAATACAATGGGAAAAATTGGATTGGTTTTGGAACATGTTGTGTCAATATAAAAATGGCAAAGTGGCTGAGGACGATGTAGTATCAGCTTTCAAGTCAATGGATTACAATGATCAGGTATGGTGCTATAAAAACATAAAAAATAAGACATGCACATCTTTTAAAGAGCAATTTAAAGAAATTATTAATAAAATTTTTTTTGATTCATTGAAGTGTTTGCAAGATGAGCATACTGACATACCAGGATTTCTAGTTAATTGCAATCATGTTTCTCCTTTAATATATGTTGTGGAAATGATTAGTCGGATTCCATATTTAGATTATAATTGTTATGAAAAGGTATCGGTTAAAATTAGAGCATATGGTGGGGTGTTGATTAAAGTAGATCTATCCAGCGAATTAGGTATCTTGAAGAATAGAGTTAATGATGCTCATCAAAAACTAGAAATAATTAACGAGTGTTCCAGCTTGGATTATATAAAATCTGTTACTCCAAGAAGTCATTGGGCTACTACTCATTATCCTTTTAGTGAATTGTATTTCACTTTTACTTTTTTTGATCATATACATAATTCTTATATAAAAGAAGAGATTGGAAAATATGAACCAAGTTTATATGATCAGATCTCGCTGGAAAAATTAAAAAAGTATTATAATGACTTTAAAAACTCTGCGCTTGATAAATTGAGAAATGAACAAATAAAAACTGTACTTATGAATAATTCAAAATATAAAGAGGCGATTGAACGGTTGAGCGCAATGTGCTTTGGCAACTTGGAACTAAGAGTATCATCTGATTTTAGAAGATTATGGTTGATGTGTGGATACAAAGAGTTGGATATGTATGAATATTGCATGGATCACAATTTTGATTCGTTAGGTGAGGTTATTTTTAAAAGATTTGAAGATAAAATAAAGAACATTTATCGCATTAAAAACATAATTGACTCTTTATGTGATTCGATTAACTCTTCTAACAATCATTATTGGGCAATTGAAAACAATAGTGACTTTAATAAGCGTTTGTTTTTATTCGACACATATTGTTGGGTCAATTTCATCCCGATTAGCATGTCAATCTACGAAGGGGAAGAATATTTTAAAAGTATATTGCTTGAAGCGATGAAGAAATTGGCATCTGGTGAGTATGGAGACATTAGATTAATGGAGGAATAATATTGCAGTCAAAAAGAAATTGTATTTATATACCAAGCGTTGATGCGAAGGATTTGTTCCTTGCAAACAATTTTTTAGACGAAAAGAAAAATAAAATAGGCTATAGATTATTGACAAAGAAGGGCGATGTGAATTTCAATCGGTTTATTAACTCACTGGATTTTAGCCTTGATAGTGAAAAAATAAGAGAGATTGTAAGTCGCATTTACGATAAAAGCGATACATTCACTTTTACACACAATGGGAAAGAATTTACTGATAAAATTATAAATGTAACTTTTAAGTATAGTAGCAAAGATTTTAATAAGGTCAAAGCCAATACATATGTTATGGATGGATACTTACTTGACGATCTTCATTTTACAGACAATATTGCCTTAGATGATGGTGTCATAGTAGGAGTTGTAGCTCTCACTCCCACCAGAGAAATCACCCGTTTCGAGCTACCAGACGGTTTTAATTTTGAAGAAGATAGGTATGGAAATCAAGTATATACCGTCAAAACAGTGCAAGTCTCATATACAAAAAAAGAACTAAGAGATTACCTATATAAAAGTGGATTTAATTGTAATGGCACACATTATATTCGTTTAAAAAGGACATCTGGATCATCGAGAGTCGGAAAGTGTCTATTTGTAGACGAAAGATTATACGCAGACATTCATGAATGGGATTTATGTGGACTTGATATTAAAGAGGGAGATTTGATTGATTTAGCAGCCTTCGAGTCTTATATTTCATTGCCGACCAGCAGTGCTATAGATTTACTCACGATAGATCCTAAAAATATATTAATAATCCCAGATTACGATAGTGCATTTTCTGAAGATTCTATTATCGTAGAAATGGACGCTGAAAAGAAGATATCGGTGCGAGAAGGTACTGCTGAGATATCCAACTCAATATTTGATGGACAATCTTTGATAGACATCAGTCTTCTTGGTGACTATTCAAAATATGGAATGGTTCTTTTGAGAAATAGATTTTTTAAATCATGCTGTTTTAATACAAATATACAGAAATGGTTTGAAGATAATAACATCTCCAGTATTTCGCAACTTCACAAAGATCATATTACTCTTGCGAAAGATATTGGTGATATAAAACTTATTACCACTCCAAATAGCATAAAATACATAAAATTTGCTCCTATCGAGCAATGGCTTAATAATATAGACCCTACATTTAGCATAGTAAAACATGAAAAAAAGACACACTTCTTTGATGGCAGGATGGTTCAAACTCATTACCAATTATTAAATACACTACAGCTATCATCAGATGATGTGCATACGTTGCTAAAGCCGTCTCTTGAATATGTAAATCTGTTAAATACAGATAGTGATGTTTTAAAATATCATGTTAAGTGTGCGGTAGACGATGGAGAAGAATTGAGCAATGTATTTAAAGATAAAAATGATATTATTTACACGATGATGAATCTTTCAGATACATTTTATGACACTAAATATTATTATGATTTTAAAAAGGAAACATGCAAAGCTTACTTGAAAAATATTAAAAAAGGTCACATTTTAATTGATGGTAATTATTCTGTATTATTTGGAAATCCATTTGAAATGTTACTCCATAGTATCGGGAAATTTGACGGAACTACTTCTCTCCCATCTGGACATATCCATACTACTCGATATAAGTATGGTAAAAAAGTCTTAGGTTGCCGTAGCCCACATATATCAACATCGAATATTTTGGTATCAACCAACATGCAGCATGATCTAATTGATAAATACTTTAATTTAACAGATGAAATTGTTTGTATTAACTCTATCGGAGAAAATATCTTAGAACGATTAAGCGGAGCTGACTTCGATTCAGACCAAATGATAGTAACTGACAATGAAATATTAATTGACGCTGCATTAAAGAACTACGAGTATTTCAAAGTTCCAGCCAATCGTGTCTCCGCTAAGAAATCTCAAAGACACTACACAAATGCAGATAAGGCGGACTTGGATTACAAAACAAGCGAAAACAAAATCGGTGAGATAGTCAATTTATCTCAGGAATTAAATACTTTGATGTGGGATTACATAAATCGATCCGGAAAATCTTTAGCCGAATGCTATAAAGACATTGAAGGGATCTATCACGATATTTGTATTTTAAACGTATTATCGTGTATTGAAATTGATAAAGCGAAAAAGGAATTTGATATTTCTTCTGTAAGAGAACTTAAGACGATAAAAGACAAGTGGGATAGACGCACATTTAATAACAAAGCAATAAAACCAGCTTTTATAGGGTTTATAGCTCAGACCAAGGGATATCGTAACCCTGATAAGAAGAAATATAACTATCACCATACAGCGATGGATTATTTATTAAGAGAAGTTAATAGATATCGATCGGATAAAACAAAAGGAAGTGATTTTACTCCATTATCATCGTGTTTTAGGTTTGGTGATTTTAGTCAAAATTCAGTAAACAAAAAACAGCTCAATAAAATTGTGAAAATGTGCGAGTCTACTAATTCTTCAATTAATGCTATATGGTCGAAAGAATACTATGCTCCATCTGAAAAGTTTCTATTAACTGATCGATACAGGGAATCATTAGTATACGATATCAGTAAATTGAAAATTAACAAACATACGATGCTATCCTTGATAGAATATGTAGACATGAAAAAATATTCACATATTTCGAAGTTATTATTTTATGCGCTATTTAACTATGAGAACGATGTCTTGACAGAAATAATGTATGAACTAACACCATCAAACACATACATAGAAGAATCAAACGAGGGAGATATTGATATCTTTAATATAAAATTTAAAAGATACGGAGGTAAATTATTTGAATAAAAGCGAATTTGTGAAAGAAGTTGCAAAGAGGTGCATGTTATCTGATTATGCTGTAGAAGAAGTTTTTAATACTTCTTCTAGTTTGACAGCAGAGAAACTTATCTGCGGAGAAGAAGTTGAAATTCCCAAGCTTGGAAGATTTACTTTGGTTGAACGAAAACCTATGCAGGGCAAAAATCTATTTGGAAATCCAGAATTAAATTTAGAAAAATGTATTTATCCTACTTTTAAAATTGCAACCGGAATTAAAAATAGAATTAAAAATGGATGTAAGTATCAAAAGGCTTGTAGATAAGGCATTATTGAGATGAAAAGTTACTTTTTTCAATTTTAACCTATCATTTTTTCGCGGAACTCTTCCGTAAGAGGTATGGGAAACTTCCATTAATTTCGAAGAAAAATTATAAGGGAGCCCTAGGTAAGAGAGAAAAGAAAATCAAAAAATACATAAGAATAGCTCATAATTCAACTTATTCTCATAAAGTCGTTGATTGACTTACACTCGGTAAGTGGTTAACGACACCTCCTCGAAATAAGTCGGTATGGAGACTTTAAGCCCATGCCAACGGAAAGGAAAATCCTAAACCAATACTTAGAAAATACCCGTTTTATGCGGTTATTAAAAATACTGTTAAGGATAGAATGGGCAGCTATCACGCCTTATCGTTCAAAAGGTCTTAAAGAGATGTCGGATACGCCTCCCGGCTAACAGTATAAATATTAAATCAAGCAGAGTGCATCGTTCACAGATACGATTAATAAATGTTGTTTTAATAGAGATAACTACGAGTTGTGATTACTCGTCAAAAGTACATCGCTCTGCACAATAGCGGTTTGAATTTAACAATTGGAGTAAGTCCAAATTATTAATAAGAACTGAGCTGACAGCTCAAACAAATTCAATTTTAGGGTGTGAAATCCCACCGAAGAAGAATTAGACAATTAAAATTCATTATTTAAAGGAGAAATTTGTTCAATGAGAGAAATTAGTATTACAGAGGCACTTAATGAATTGAAACTTTATGATTCCAAAATCTCTAAGGCAATTGGGAATGCGAAACTCGTTGGAGCAGCAAAGAAATCTTCTGATAAAGTAGGTGTAGTTACCAAAGAGACCTTTATTGAGAAGTCTAAGGCGTCCTATCAGTCTATCACCGATTTGATTGAAAACAGAAACGCTCTGAAGTCAGCTATTGTTAAGTCAAACGCTACCACAGAAGTTGTAATTTCCGGTAAGAAAATGACCGTCGCTGAAGCTATTGAAAGAAAGAACTCAATTCAGTATGAGGTGGATTTTCTCACAGAGATGAAACGTCAGTATGCAACTTCTACCGATACTGTAAATAAGGAAAATAAAAAGGTTGATTCCAAGGTTGATGAATTATTACAGACTTTGGTAGGTAAGGACTCTGATAAGAAGATTTCAAAGGAAGATCAGGAAAACATCGAAAAACCATATAGAGACAAAAATGAGTTTGAGTTCATTGATCCGATTGGAATCTTTGACAATATGATTGCATTGGAAGCGGAAATCGATGCTTTTAACAGTAATGTCAACACGGCTCTCGTGTTGTCTAACGCAACAAATTTCATTGAATTAGAGTCATAATTTAAACCTTTGCAATTATTACGAAAACCATAAACTTACGCTCCGTCACCTATGCGGACATTCATAGGTAAAATTTAATGCTAAGAGGAATTAACTTTTACTATTATATAACATCAAATACATATTTAAGTATATGAAGAAGGTATGTTCAAATAGTAGATGACATTTGAATGATTATCTAAATTATTGAATGGAGATTATAATACGCTCATAGATGCGTTAAATATCCATACTAATTGAATAAAAATTCAATATTCAGCACTTAAATTTCAAAGTTTAATTTTCAAACCTCTTTGTTTGTAAAAATTAAAATATAATCACTAAAATTCGATAGAATCTCCGGTTGAGTTTAGTCGTGATGCGTAATTGACGCTATGGCTTGTACAGAGCTGTAGTAATTGCAAATGAAATCTTGCTAGAATAATCCGGACGGCTCCGTAACCTGCCTTGAAAGCAGTGTGTGTTTAACAGCATGGGGATCGACACCTCATTCTAGTGCTACTCTCCTCTCCGGAGAAATTTTAAAATGAAAGCGAGTGAAATAAAATTTTATCAATAAGCAAGAAGGAAGCTAAGCTGTTAGAATCTCAAGGTTTCAGATATTCTGATCACAAAAATTATTATGAAGCAGACCTATGTCATTCTGCAAACAAGCGTCACAGGAAGTATTATGCCGCTGAAAAGGTGGCTGTTTTAAAGGCATTAAAAGCCATTCGTGGCAACTAAATATTATGGGTGAAGAATACCATGGTTTCATAATACAACGTACAGAAACGGGTTATAGAGTGTGTAGAAGCGATAACAATAACGCTCACATACATTTCAAAAACTATCACGCCGCCAAAAAATTAATTGACAATGTGGTAGATGAAAAAATACCTCGTAGAGTAGGTAATTACTATTTATCATGTATCTCAAGACTGACTAAAAATGAAAAATATAAAGAAAAAGTAGAACAACTTCTTGATGTAAGGGCGAATAAATCTCGACAGAGATATTTCAACCCACATAAGAAGTCTTTTTAATTTGGAGGGAAAATTATGGCAAAATTAGATAATACAAAACAAAGTATCTACAATATAGTAGGAGCAAAGGTTGAAGAAATTGATGGTGAACTGTATTTGAGCCACGAGGAGTTTGGGGAACCTATTAACGTAAAAGATATGTTTATGGAATATAAGGATCAGTTAGTTGATTGCAAACTCGGCGGAGCATTGCCACTCTCTTCTACAATGTTCGATGCAGAATAACTGGTAAGGCGGTGAATGAGATAAATTTATATAGACAAGATGGCGAAGATTTAACTGGCTGGAAGATTAGGTGCTGCTTGGCAAAGAAGCGTGGAAATACTGACATGGATTGGGTAGAAATCCGAGATATGCTAGGACTGGATATTACTTCAGATCAGTTAAGAAAACAGGCCGTTGGATATGAAGAATATGATAGCTATATACATGGGTATAATAGCGTTTCTACTACTATCCTATCCATTTCTGATTTGCATGTACCATTTCAGCTCCCAAAGGAATTACTGTCTGATTATGTAGGCAGAACAGACATTTTGCAACTTAACGGGGATATATCAGATATGCAATCAATCTCAACTTTCCCAAAAGCATATAGGGTAAGCCCTATGGAAGAAATTATTGAGACCAGAAAATATTTGATTGAACTGATTGAATATATCAATCCAAAGAAGGTAGTTATTACATACGGCAACCATGACATCCGTTTTCAGTCATACTTGGCAAAAAACTTGGATAGCGATTTATTAGAGCTGATGCCAAAAACATCTCTTGAATTAATTTTCATAGATGGATTCAGACATTTTGATAAACGCGAACGGACTAAAATAGAATATAAACCACTAAAAAATGTATTTGAAAATATCGAAATTGAATATACGGATAATTGGTACTGTCAAATTAATGACACTATTTTCTGTCACCCAATGGCATATTCATCTGGAATATTGAAAACAGCGGAAAAGGCTATGCTTTGGTTCAGGAACGAGGGATTTGATTTCAGGCGCCTTGTAATGGCTCATACTCATCGCAGTGGTCAATACACTATTGGTAACACTACTATTTATGAGCAAGGTGCTTTTTGCGACGTAAAAAAGAATAATTATTCTGATGGGAAACTCTTCAATAGTCAAAAGGAAGGGTTTATTTTTATGTGCCAAGATCATGAAGGTAATACAATCGACGACAAGACTAAATTGGTTGTTCTAAATTAAACATACATTTGATTGCGAATCGCTTGTGGCGGTTCTTTTTTATTGCTTTAACAGAGAAGAGGTGTATTTATGAACGACTTTAAAACAATCGATACTTTAACAAAATTTCAGGAGATTGCCAGCAAAAATATTGTGTCAGAAGATGATAGAGAATATATAAAATATTTTCCATTAAAAGTTTCAGAGTCTATTCTTCATGATTTAGGAGATTGTGAAGCAATTAGAATTGCAAATGCCATTCTTGCAGTAGCAGAGAAGTATTAGATTTTGTTGGTTAAAAAAGTTGCGAATGACTGCTGTGCGGTCAAATTAGGGAAATAGCGCAATTAGTTAGAGAAGATGTTCTCTACGAATCCGTAGACATACGGTGAGCCGGGCGCTTGGAGATAAACAGGTGATGAGGAGTACCCCTGTAATAACATGAAGCAAAGAGAGGTTGTTGCTATCCTCTCCCACTATTTTAAAATACAAGGAGATTTATATATGAACAAACCAGAATTAATCAGCGCTATTGTTACCAAGACAGGTTTACAGGTAAAAGATACAGAGATATTTGTGAAGGCATTAACAGAAGTTGTTGCTGAGGAATTGGTAAAGGGTGAGAAAGTTCAGTTAGTTGGCTTTGGCACATTTGAAGTTGCCGAAAGAGCTGCCAGAGAAGGTCGGAATCCCAAGACGGGCGAAGCACTTCACATTGAAGCGACAAAAACGCCTAAATTCAAAGCCGGTAAAGCGTTAAAAGAAGCCGTAAAGTAAGGGGTGATATGAGTGTTTGACATTATAACGAAGACAATCAACCTTACTGATGACGAAATCTCAATTCTGAAAGAAGTTCTTGAAACTCGCCAGGATACATGTGTATCTATTGGAGAAACGATGACCATTGAAGGACTTCTGGAGAAGTTGGATTAACTGCGAAATACATATTTTTATGTATAAATATAACATATAAAGGAGTGAATACACATGATTTATGATTACGAAAAAGAAGTAATTACATTTGAAAGCCCAGCAGAGGAAGCCGATTATAAGGCACATATGGCAGAATATGGCCCCGGAACCGGAAAAGTACATCCTGATGACTGCGCTTATTGTGCAGCTCGTGGTTGGAAGACCTTCTCAGGAACCTCTTTTAAAGAAGAGTGTACTAAGAGAAAAGCTCAGCAGTAATTTAGGAAGTGTGGATGTAACAATCTACTCTTCTATTTTTGTATTGAATAGCGATTTGCTTGAGAATTTGGAGCCATTGAAGGCTCTTTTTATATTGTGAAAAGGGAGGTGGCATAATGCCAAAATCGAATACTGCTGGCAAAGTGCCAGCTAATAAACAAAAAGGAAGTAAGATATGTACTTGTTGTCATGAAGAGAAAAAGCTAACGGACTTTTATGTCAGTTATAGTCCTCTTTATTCTATAGATAAACGAGTTCCTGTTTGCAAGGAATGCTGTAAATCAATGGCATTAAACAATGATGGTTCTGTAAATGAAATCAAATTGAACGAATTACTTCGATCCATTGATAAGCCATACTACAAAGATTTAATTTTTTCATCAGAGAGATCTGTTAAAAAAGAAAACAGTTATATTAGCGATGATGAATTAAAACTTCATGGCATGGAAATATTACAAAAATATTTTACACTCATTGCGATGAGACAGGATAAAGCAAAGTCGTACTCTGATTCTGAAAAAGATGGGTTCATGCACCAAAATAACAATAGGATAAAACAAGAAAAAGAATTCGTTGAAAAAAACTATAACGATGTAAACACACAAATAAAAACTAATAAAAAAAAAGACATTATTGAGTTTATACCAACTCCTGAAATGATTGAATTATTTGGTGATGGATATGAAGATCCATTAATTTACAAAAAGATGTATGAAAAGTATGAGAAATTGAAACTCAATTACTCTCTTCAAACCAATTTGCATCAAGAAGCGTTGGCTACATATGTCAGGTTTAAAGTACAGGAAGAAATATCAACCGCTGAAGGCGATGTTACAGCAGCAAAAAAATGGTATGACGCAGCCATGGGTGCAGCCGAATCGGCAAAGTTAACACCAAAACAATTAACTCAATCAGATTTACAAGGTGGTTTAAATAGCTTTTCCGAAATATTTAAGGCTGTTGAACAGGCTGTTGAGGTAATTCCAATATTGCCCAAATTTAAGTTCAGACCAAATGATGCATTAGATTTTAATATTTGGTGTTATGTAAATTATATTAGAGATTTGCAGGGATTGCCATCTTGTGAGTACGAAGATGTATATAAATTTTACGACAAGAAAAAGCAGGAATATCTTGATCAATATGGTGATCCATATGGAATTTTCGATGAAGATACTAGTGAAAAAAATAGAGAAAGTATAAAGAAATTCATTACTCTTCCCAAAGATTATGAGGAAGGTGATGAGTAATGACCAAAGAGCAAATACTTAATCTACAAGATGAATCTATATTTGGTAAGAATATATACAAATACGTTGAGTTCTGTTCTTGGTGTAGGTGGTATCCTGATCTTTTTTTAGACTTAATTAAGCCCGATTCTGGAGGAATAAATTTACACCCAGACCAAAGAACGTATCTGCGATGCATTATGAGATTCGTAAGTATGTATGGTGTGTTTCCTAGAGGTTGGGGAAAAACTTACGATGAAGTATTGGCGATGTACTTGGTATCAATATTTTTTCCTGGCATTGATTTAGCTATGACAGCTCAAACCAAGGAAAATGCCGCAGAACTATTAAAAGACAAGCATTATGAAATTATGCGCCACTTTCCCATGTTGGAAAATGAACTTGAAAGAAAAGAGAAATTTTCTAAGGGTGACGCTGAGGTAAAATTCAAGTCCGATTCAAGAATTGATAATCTTGCCAATGCCCAAACCTCAAAGGGACAAAGAAGGAAAAGAATTAATATTGAGGAGTCTGCTCTTCTGAATGATGTTACTTTTCAGGATGCGCTGAAACCAATTGTAGAAGTTCCAAGATATACTATTGGCAAACTCGGAGTCGTAGATCCTTGTGAGTTAAATCAACAAATAAACTTTTTTACCACTTCGGGGTTTAGAGGCAGTGATGAATTTCAGCGAAGTATTCAAATGGTTGAAAATATGACTAACCTCGGAGGAGATATCGTATTAGGTTCTTCATGGTTTTTAGCATGTTGGTATGGGCGAGGGAGTTCAAAAAGTCAGATTTTAAAAAAGAAAAAGGAAATGTCACCGATTGCCTTTGCACAAAACTATGAATCAAAATGGGTAGGCTCTTCAGATAACGCTCTTGTAAATATTAATAAACTAATGAGTTGTCGTTCTTTAACTACAACACAAAAGGCCGCAAAATCTGATGAAGAATTTTATCTGGGTGTTGACGTAGCTAGGTCTCAAAATACAAATAATAATCAATCATCTGTATGCGTAGCTAAAGTTAAAAGAAATAAGGATAAGACAAAAATTGTTTCCATTGATATTGTCACCATCATAAATATTCCAAATATCATGAATTTCACAGCGCAAGCATGTATGATTAAGAAAATCAGAAAACGATACAATGCAATGGCAGTAGTAATTGACGGGAATGGGCTTGGTGCAGGACTAGTTGATGAGTGCCTTAAAGAAAGCTTTGATCCAATTACCAACGAATCTCTTGGCTGCTGGAACACTATAAATGATGATAATACACCTGAATTATTAGATGGGTCTGAACAAATATTATATAATTTAAAGGCTCAATCTGTACAAAGTAAGGTTGTTACTAATTTTATAGATATGGTTGATAGTAGTAAACTAAGACTGCTTGTATCCAAGCAATTAAATGAGTTTACAGTTGACGAACAAGATAATTTTGATGATGCTGTGGCTCCTTTTATACAGACAGATTGCCTATTTGAAGAAATTGCAAATCTTAAACTAAAGCAACTACCCACCGGTGGTTTAACCATTGAAAAAGTTGTAAAAAAGTTAGACAAGGATAGGGTGTCAGCTCTGATCTATGTGTTGTGGTACATAAATGAATTTTGTAGAGACCTATATACGTCGTCAGATTACGAATATTCGACACTAATTAATTAAAGAATGGAGGTGAAAAATGGCAGAAGAAATAAAACGTGGTAGGGGACGTCCAAGAAAAATACAACCTGTGGACAGCGGCGTAATCTCCTCTCCCACTGCCGATAATACCCACGAATTTAACAGTTTTTCATCAAGAGGCGTTTCAGAGTATATATTTGGACTTGATATCTTTGAGATATATGAACCAAAAGAAATCTCAGCAATGATTAAAAGCCCAATGATACATAATGAACAGTTAAGAAAACTGTCAAATCAGCTCTATTCTTCCAATGGATTGCTTACACAGTGTATTGATTATTGTACTGCTCTCCCTACGTTAGACAGCGTGGTTATACCAAGAGGTAAAAATAAATCAAAAAGACAAACCAATAAAAAATTAATGGAATCCGCATTAAGAAGTTTTCATCATAAAGAAATTATGAGAGACGCCTTGTATAAATCAATGATTGACGGGGTGTCTTTTTATTATTGTGCTTTTACTAACAGCACAAATGATAATAAGAAAACTATGAGTGACTACGATGTTGAAAACATCCTTGAAATAAATGAGCTTGGAATAAATATGTCCGTTATCCCACTTCCAACTAACTATACAAAGATTGTGGGAAGAAAAAATTCTTCGTATGTCCTTGCGTTCAATCTAAGATATTTTGAAGGATTAGATTCAAACGAGCTAGAGCGTAAATTGCGTTTATATCCCGCTGAAATCAGAGACGGATGGACGAATTTTAACAAGCCAAATACCTCCTCAAACAATTGGCTTGTTCTCGACAATTCAAAGACCATAGTGTCAAAAATCAGAAGTAAGCTAGAGGAGGCATGGGGGAGACCTTTGTGTTTAGCTGCAATCAAGAACATTCTTTATTCGTCATATTTTCAAGACACTGCTCGTGGTACGCTTGATGAAATAAACAACCGCATTATCTATCAGACATTACCGCAAGGGAAAGATCCTGGCTCATGCGCACTTACAAAAAAACAACAGACAGATCAGCATGACGCTGTTAAGGGTGCCGTTCTAACAAAGAATAATCGTAACTCAACAAGTTTCTTTACTGTTTCGGCAGGAACTAAGATAGATCAAATCAAAGCAGATGTATCGTTGCTTGACGAAAAGAACAGTTCGTATATTAATGACCAGATTGGCGTGGATTTGGGATTCATGGCAAATTTGGTATCTGGAACCGGATCTGGAAACTTTGCTTCTCAACAGAATAATCTTCAGCTACTACTATCTGAAATCTTTATGTGGATGGAGCCAATTACAGAAGAATTTGTGAAGGTGATAAATCAAAATATTATTAAAGATTCAAATAATATTGTCAGTTTGTATTACCTACCATGTAGTATCATCACGAGAAAAGAATTTACTCAACAAATGAAAGACTTGTATTTGCAAGGAAAAGGGTCTTTAACCGCATGGATTGCAAGTACTGGTATTAATTCAGAGGCATATTTTGAACTTATGGATACTGAACTTGATGAAGATATTGAGCATAAATATCCGGTACACATGACATCTTTTACGGCTAACGAAAAGACGAATACGGCAGGTAGACCAGAATCTGAAAATCCCACCAATCAAAGTACACTAATAAGTAAATCGAATAATGGTAATGCGATGCCAAGTCCTAGCGACAACAAATAATTTTAAGACGGTCATTGACCGTCTTTTTATTATACAAAAATTTAAGGAGGATTGACTATGTATCAAAATAATATCCTCGAACTTTCAAAACGTGCCGTTAGGGGCGGAAAAGTACCTATCAAAATTGCACTTCTAAAAATTCATGAAAATGCCACTGATACAAATAAAAACGGAATTCATTGGAATGAAGAATATGTATTGAACGCAGCTAACAACTCAGGTTCTATACCAATTTGTAGTGAGTTTTGCGATGATACAAAAACTGCTCCTCTTGGGCATGGTTATACCAACGACTTGGTTAATGAAGACGGGTCAAAAGAACCAGTTTTTGAGAATAGCGAAGTTGTTGGATCAATTGAAAAATATTCTATTGAAGAAATTTCAGACGGAGAAGGCACAATTAAAGTCTTGGCAGGTGAAGGATTTCTTTTTCATTCAAGATATCCTAATTTCGTGAAATGGGTTAGACAGAATTACGCCATCGACAAAGTGGATTCGTCGGTTGAGGTTATGGGGTTAGAAACTAATAAAAATAAGATTGTCTACGAAGAAGATAAACCAACTGACAAATTCAGAACGCCAAAGGAGTTTTTATTATCTGGTACTGCAATTTTATCTGTATCACCAGCTGATGATGATGCAATTGTTTTGGAAGTAGCTGAAAAGAAAAAGAAGGAGGAACAAGAATTAATGGAATTTGATATGAACGAAGTTAAAAATGTTATCAGAGATACTATTTCTGAGACGAACAACAAAACTGCTGAATATGAAACAAAAATTAATGAACTCAATGAATTAGTAATCACAAAGGAAAATACCATTGTTGAACTGAATGCAACGGTAGAACAGGTTCAGGCGGCACTTGACCAGCTAAAAAAAGATCATGACACTTACTGGGCCGAAAGAGAGGTTCTTGAAAAGGAACTTGCAACTTTAAAAGCAGAAAAGAGAATTGCAGAATTGAATGAAGCAATTTCTGTATATACGGAAGATGAAAAGAAATTTGCCGAATCAGAAATTAATTCTTTTAACGAGGATCCAACCAAGGGTGATATCAATACAATCACATCAAAGATCTGTGTTGGCATTGTAGCGACTCAGAAAGAACAGTCTAAAACATCCGAAATCAACTCAAAGAAAGAAACGACTACTGAAGACATTTTCTCAGAAGTGTGTACATATTCCGATGGCGATGATGACGATGATGTTAACATTTTTTAATGAAATCAAGGAGGAAAAACATGATTAAATTTAATAAAATCTCTCAGATTGAGAAGGAGTACTTTTTTGAAGATGCGGTAACATCCGCAGCAATTGCAAATGGTGACTTTGGTTCTGTTGCCAATGGATTATTCACTGTTGCCGCAAACGCAACCAAAGCAGTTATGCAGGTAGAGGTAGGTGACAATGCTGACTTGGATGTTTATCCTATTGCCAAAAACACTCATGTTAGAGTAGTTGATTTAAAGAAAGTAGCTGCAACTGGAAAGAAAATTGAGGTTTATGATTCTCCTCTTCCATCTACATATGCAAGGGGTAATAAATTAGCTTCTGATGCAACTGGAAAACTTGTTGTAACCGCATCTCCGACTGGATTATATCTTGTTGTTGATGAAATCATTGGGAATAAACTTGGAATTATCGCATCTGTAGTTGCACCGGCAGATGGTGAGTAATCGACTTTTAAGGAGGAATAAAGATAATGTATACAATCGAATTAAACAATGAAAGAAGAGATTCTGAGTACGCAAGTGGAAAGGTAAATGGCAAGTCTGCTGTTGTAGAAATCTTCTCCGCAATGGTAAATGGTAAAGAGTTATCTTCTTATGGTAAAAAGGCCGATGCTGCGGCGAAATATATTAAAGAATTAAATTCTAAGGCAACTAATGGTGATTCGACTGCAATTTCTGAGCTGAATACAATTCGTAGACTTGCTATCGAACCCGTTTTGCTTCAGGAAATTAAATTACTTGGTATTTATGGTAACTATAAGCCGCTTGGATACAATGAGTCTTGTGAAGTAGAAATTACAGAGTACGCTAATTTGCCAGCTAAAGAACAAGCTGCTGGGCAGGACGTTGGTTTCCCCGTTATTCGTAAGAAAAGAGTCCCAATTGCAACTACCGTTATTTCTGGCGGTTATGCTGTAGATTATCGTAAAGCTACTCTTGGAGATATGTCTGATGAGAACGAGTTACAGAATCAGGTAAGAGTCCAGATTAGAAATAAAGCTACAAAATACGTTATTCAGACTGTTTATGACGCAATCAAGGCTGCTACTGGAATTAAGTATTTCTTTGAGGGAGCCGGTCTTACAAAAACTGGAGTTGATGATGTAATTACTAAGATTAGGCGTTTTGGAAAGACTACTGTATCAGGTGACTACGCTTTACTTACACAGTTTAATCCTTGGGCTGGTTATGTTGGTACAACTCCTACAGTAAACGGAATTTCCGAAGCTATTATGAAAGAAATCCATGATAGCGGATTGATGGGAATGTATAACGGTACTATCTTGTCAGAAATTCCGAATCCGTATGATTTAACAAGCGTCAATTCTACAGGAGACAACTTTAATACCATGCTTCCTGCCGGTCTTGGTTTTGTATTACCTGCTGGTTCTGCATCTCCAATCTATACAGTTACAAGAGGTGGTTTAACTTCTTTCAGCGGTAACGATGTAACAACTGGTCAGTTGATTTCCAGATTTGATCTTGAAGTTGGTGCGATTGTGGCTCCAGGACAGGAATACAAAGTTGGAACAATTCACGATACAAATCTTGATGATTTAGCCGACTAATTAAAAGGATATAGGGAGGGCTTTATGCCCTCTTTTTTGGTGGTTTTATGAATGAGGTATTCTATTGTTATTCAAAAAAGATGACATACTTTTTGAGAAGTTTTGACTTGAGATATATTTCAACAAAAGTTAATAAAAACAGCGGTATGAGATATTGGACATTTGCAAAATCAGATAGACTCAATGCTCTCATTCAACTGTGGAGTTCAATCAAAAATAATTGAAAATTTAAAATAATTGTTAAGGAGATTATAATGGAACCCAAAGAAATTAGACTTGATGAAAAAATAAAAGTTAGAAGCATAGCTCCATGGCTCACCGGAGCTGCTAGAAAAACAACTACCGGAGATATCAATGTCCCGGCTAACGGTATTATCTATCTAACCAGAGAAGAAGTTATTGCTCAGGGGCAGAGTGGCAATAAGCTATTGACTGGAACTGACGGATACGGTTCTCATGCAACATGGATCATTGAAGATGAATATGTAAGAAACCAGTTAGACTTTGATACAGACGGAAGAAAACAGCAAGTGGTTGACAGTGATACTATTAAAAAGCTTTTTGAGTTAAAAACAATGAAAGCCTTTGAAGATAATATCAAAAAGACAATTGTAACACGTGCTGAAAAAGTATTTCTTATTGAAATGATTAAAACGTTAAACATTAACGATTATCAAAAGATACAGTTTTGCCTTAGTCATACTGGAAACAAACTGTAAGATTGGAGGAGTTATGGCTAATACATTAGCAAAAGATGTTATCGACTCTTTTGAATCTTCATTTGCCGAAAAAACCGTATTGCCAGATTCTCTTGAATTAATATGGTTAAAGAAAGCAGTTGGAAGATACTCTGTTGAGTTAGATGAACTGCATTTCAATGAAGAATTGATGGAATTTGATGTGAAGCTAGACCAATATATAATAGATACGCTTGCTCAATTTATGTATCAATTATATCAAGAACGGCAAGTTTCACTAGTAAATAAAAGAGTTAGCATTGTCACAAAGGATTTAAGTTGGGACGGATCTAATGGAGCCAAAACAGCAGAAAAAGCACACCTAGAATACATTGAAAGCAAGTCAACTGAAATGGTCGAAAATCAAAAGCCAACCGCTTTTGTTTAGGCGGTGAACTATGAAAGAATGGTATTTGATCGGTTCACCATCTCTATCTAGTGGATTGGAAAACGATGTGTTCAATGATTACAAGTCAGATTCATTTGCGGAAGTATTATCTACAGAGGTTGGTGAAGATGTTGTTTTTTACAATAATGATATATCAATTGAATTCGCGTCAAGAGCCATCATTCAAAACAAAACGGCAGATTCCGACACTAATTCAATTAAGCGACAAGTTTTGGCTAATATAGGAACATTAAACTTGTATCATTATGTCAAGGATAAATCAGGTGTAATCTGGCTGTTAAAAGGTAAGGTTGATAATAATGGTATCTATGATAAATCAGCCGCAAGTATATGTAACTACAAACTTCATTGGCAAAGCGAATTAGGCGAAATAGTATCTCGATATGCCTACGTCTTAAATGCATCAGCCTATAACAATGGAGAAAACGAGAATAAAACTCTTACCCTTCAATCAAATCAGTTTATGGTATATCTACCATATGACAATGAAACCATGTTGTTGGACGATAATAAGAGAATACATATGTCAAAAAACATTCGGAAGTGTAAGCCATATGAGATTACAAGGATTGATGACATATCCTATGATTTTACGGATAAGGGGCTGATTAATCTAATCTTCACTCAAGTTCAAGCAAGCCCAACTAATGATAAACTCGTTGATGATGGCACTGGCAATAACGTGTGGATATGTGACTATAAAGAACCTACTACTCCGTCCTCTCCCACTGATCCAGGCGACAACGATAATTCTCAGCAAAGTCCAATTTTATTAAGAACTGAAATCACCTATAAAGGTAATCCTGAACTAAAAATTGGTGGTACTTATAAGGCTTTTACAGGAAAGTTTTATGATGAAAGTAATAGCGAAGTAAACGATACCGGTGTATGGTCTGTTGATACAATTGATGAACTGTCAAAGTTTGTTGATTATACAACAATTGGAAACACAATCAAAGTCAAGACATTAAACTATGATTCTGCTATAGGCGGAATAGTTAGATTAAAATACTCAAGCACAGATGGCAAATTTTCTAAAATATTGGACGTTTCCATAGTGTCTGGTATATAGGAGGTGTTATGATATGGCGGCAACTCCAATAAAAAGATACAAGCAGAAACTTGTGTCTTCCATGCTTAACTCAGTGGATCTAATTTCTCTTATAGATTCTAGTTACATTGAAGATGGTGAATGTGTGGAAACTGAGGATTTAATGTACAAGCTGATATTTCCATATTACTACATACCAGATACGCAGGATTCAGAGATGTCTTATGTAATAATGAAGGTAAATGCCTTAAACAGAATAAATAATATGTACAAAAATGTTGAAGTTTTCATTTCGGTAATATGCCACCAGAGATTGATGTATGTAAAAAATGGTGGCGGAACGAGAATAGACCTTATGGGTGAAGCTATTGAAAACCTATTTGATTCAAGGGATGATTTTGGTTTTGGTGAAATGGTTCTAAAGTCTAGCACAGAAGGTAGTATTACTAATGTGCATAGATGCAGAGAATTAAGATTCGTAGTAGAGGAGTTTAATTCAAATGCCTGTCGAGAAGAATAAAAGTTTGATTAAAAAAAGTTTTCTACAAACTGGCAATAATCTCCCACTTACAACCAGATATTCATTTCGTCATCCGACTGTAGGTGACGTACTTGCTATAGATAGTATACATAACGGTATATACAGCGAAGATATATATTTCAGCATGATTAATATTTTTCTTACAGATCCTTATTTATACATGGTTTATTTAGATGACCATGAAATGGATTATGAAAAGACAACCGCCTATGAAGTGTTTTTGCTGTTGTTAAAGGATTATTTTAAAAACATTGAGAATGTTAAAGACAAATATGATAAAGAACAATACGAGATTTTAGCTAAAAATAATATCTATTATCAAGCATTCAAATTTTTTATTGGAATTGAAAGTTTTTACATAGCAACATGCGAAGGTAATGAAGTTATTGCTAATGATAATCATCTAGTTATTAACTCTGAGATTTATGAATACATATATCAATTCGTTAAAATGATGAATGGTATTCAAGATGGTATAAGAATTAATCCAGCAGATGAATTCGCAAAGAAAATTCTCATTGAAGATGAACGTGAGAAAATCAAAAAACAGGTGAATAGGAAAATTAATGATAAGACCGACAATAACAGGCTTGGTAACTTAATATCATCTGTCACTTGGGGTTGTAGTGGTGGAATCACCCCTTTCAATAGAAATAATCTACACATCTATGATTTGATGGAAGCAATTGAAAGAACTGATAAAGTGTTAAGATATAACCACACTATGTCTGCAATACATTCTGGTTTTGTAGACACTAAAAAAATAGATTTTGAGGAACTGCGCTGGTTTAATTAACCAGCGTTATTTTTATGCTTAAAGGAGGATTTTATAATGAAATATGCTCTTAAGAAAATCAGAAAGATTACTGGTAGAGATATTGCTACTGGCAAGAATAAATTCATCTTATCTGATTTAAAGACTGCTACTCTTACTGGTAATTCAGATGTAGTATGGGCAGATGGTCAGGACGGTGCGCATTTAGTTGGATTCGACGTAAACAAAGTTGCTGGTCTGACTGCGGAAAATGGTGCAATTGACATTGGATACCTTGAAACTCAGACTGGTGGAACATTAAAAAAGGTTTCTAACGGTAATGACGTACTTTTCTCAGAGACAATTGTTACTGCTAATGGCACAAGTGCCGTTACAACACATAAGGCTTCTGGTGCAGTAGGTAATGAGATTGGATTTGTGTATAAGATTGATGCTACTGGTGATCCAGACAGACTTAATGCATTTGTACAGGGGGCTGCCGCTTCCGCTACTGAATTTGCTTACGATCCAGAAACAAAGACAATTACACTTCCTACGGGCAAATTTACATCTGCCGATAAGGTATATGTAGAATATTTCCCGAAGTTTACTTCATACGAAGAACTTGATAATGAATCAGATAAATTCTCTGAAACCGTTGCTGTCTATCTTGATGCTTGGTTTACCGATATCTGTACAAAGACAGATGTTCCGTTGCAGATGATTTTACCAGCAGGAAAAGTTAGTGGTGAAATTTCTTTGCAGATGGGTGATCAGGCTGCGGTTCAGGGACTTACAATTGATGCCATGACGACATGCGGCGAGAAATCTTTATGGAAGTTGTATAAGTACAATATGGAAGATGTAAGCAATGCTTAACAGCTAGAGGTAACTTTATTGTTGCCTCTTTTTAATGGAGGTGAATAAGTGGCAGAAATTAAGCCAAATCACATATGTAAAAACAGAAATTGCAACAAGGGGCACGATGGAGGCAGAAATCATTATTATGCTTGTAACCATTGTGACAAATCGTTTAACTGGCGGTCTGTAGCTTGTTCATTTGATTGTTATCAGGAGTATATGAAACAAGTGCTTGATGAAAGATCTAAGAATGTAATAGTAGACACATCTCCAGAGAGAACTGATATGTCAAAAACCGAATTATCTGAGATGTTACAAAGACCAGCGGAGGAAATTTTGGCAGAAACCAAAATAGAACTTTCAAAGTATATACAAGAGAATGAGAATTCTGATATTGCAGAAATTGTTGATGATATTAATAAAGATATAAAAAAGAAATCAGTATCTAGGATCAGAAAATAGAGAATTATATAGTGAATGGATTTTAATTATAGGGTATGCCATTCATTATTTATGATTTGTGGTATACCCTATTTTTTACTATTTTACGGAAAGTGGTGAACTATTGAAGGTTCAAAGTCTTGTAACAGGTAAAATGTACGACACAGAGAATAGCGTTTATATATTAAACCGTCTACAGGTTTGGAAGTATTTAATGAATAATGCTGTTTTGCTTGATGTTTTACCAGGAGAAAATGAAAAAATTGTTTATGTCTTTGATCGAAAGGATACATACAATTTGTACGATTTATGGTGTAAAAGAAAATTGTAATAAGTTACTATAAAATTCAACTTTGCTTTAAAAATGAAAGGAGAAACTATGACGGAAATAATTGATCTCATGCCTTTGCTCTGCATCACAATGGCAATAAATATTTCTCTTGGTATGTATTACAGCATCGGGGTTAAGTCATTTAATTTCGATTATAAAGTGTTTATCAATGGGTTTGTTAAGGCCATTATCATTGGTACCGCATTTATTGGGCTTGCTTATTGCTTTGATAAGACAGACCTCTCTTCCATTGGTATCACTCCTACATTAATTATGTATTCAGCAATCGTGCTGTATGCAGGTAAAGATTTAAAAACTCTTGCAAAAATTATCGGAGTTGAAATAAAAACGGAGGAATAATGATGGGAAAAACCTTATCGGATTTAATTGCTCTCGCCAAAGCGCAAGAGGGATATATTGAAAAGGCATCCAATTTTAATCTTGATTCCAAAACGGCCAATAAAGGTAGCAATAACTATCAGAAGTTTTCCAGAGATATTAATAATGTTGGTTTGAATGGTTGTCAGGCACAGGCGTGGTGCTGCACGTTCCAATTTTGGCTTGATCTTAAGACCTTTGGGGTAGAAATTGCTCTTTATCTTTGGAATATGACCAGAGCAACATACGTTGGATACAACTGTTTCGCTACATATAATGCCTATGCTAATAAAGGTAAAGTTGGTAAAACACCAAAACTAGGGGCGATTGTTATATTTGACTTTTCACATGCTGGACGAGTTATTGATATCTATAAGAGAAATGGTCTAACGTACATATCGTGCATAGAAGGAAATACATCTTCTAATTTAAACGACAGAAATGGCGGACAAGTTAAAACTAAAGAACGTTTGGCAAATGATTCCGCAATCAAAGGATATTGCTATATCGACTATGATCAGTTCGAGCAAAAGAAATCTGGTTGGTTGTTTGAATATGACCATTGGAGATTTTATCTTGGTGACACTGGTAACTGCGTAAAGAATAATTGGTACAGATGGAATTCTAAAACGGACGGTAATGATTATTGGAGTTTTTTCCTGGGTGATAACGGATTTGCCGTTCAAGGCGACTGGTATCAACATAATGAGAGATGGTATTACTTTGATGATAACTGTGCCATGCTTACAAACCAGTGGTTAGATTACGGTGGAAAGTGGTATTACTTTTGTAATTCCGGGGAAATGGTTGCAAATGCATATGTAAAATCTAAAAGCAAGAAGGATGTGTATTATTTTATAAATAAAGATGGAATTTGGGAAGGCAAGGAGGAAATTAATCCAGATACTAGCCATTTCAAAGTTTTCTAAGGGGGAATGGTATGGATGAGAAAGACTACACTCAGCTTGCCGTAAAGGTGCAAGAGGTCGATAGTAGATCAAGGTCTACGGAACATAGAGTTGATACTCTTGAAGAAAATATGGAAAAGTTAAATGAGACTCAGATATCACTTGTTAAGATAGCTAATAGTGTTGAGAATATCGGTAAGTCTGTTATCAGCATGGACGGCAAAGTTTCTAAAATCCAGGAATCACAAGACGCATTGACGGTTAAGGTGACTGAAATTGAAAATCGCCCAGCCAAAGAAAGCAAACGATTCTTGGATAATATTAAAGATAAGGCCGCGTGGCTGGTTATTGGTGGTATAGCTGGGACAATCTTGTATCAGATTTTGCCAAATTTCAAATGGTAAAAGGTTAAAGGGCAGTTGAGTAATCGCTACTCTTCTGTCCTATTTTATTGGAGATAATAGTGAAAGAAGGAAATAAAAATAAATAGAACAAAATTTAATGTAACTAAAGATGTTAACAAAAGAACTTACAACGAAATAACTTTTGATTCAGTTCTCGAAATGAAATACTACCGTGATATACTTTGCCCGTTAGTGGAGAGTGGCGATATAGTTAAATATGAATTGCAAAAACCATATGAGTTACAACCAAAGTTTATACATAACAATAAATCTGTTCAGCCAATAAAGTATGTGGCTGACTTTTTTATTGTCTACAAAGACGGACACGAAGAAGTTATTGACACAAAAGGTTGCCCCGATAGCGTAGCTTTATTGAAAAGAAAATTATTCTGGTATCACTATCCTTCAGTCGATTATAAGTGGATTTGCTATTCGGTAATTGATGGTGGATGGTGTGAGTATGAAAAGGTTAAGAAAGCCAGAGCGGATAGGAAGCGAAATAAGTAAATTAATGGAGGAATGATTATATGTTAAAGAAATTAAAAGAATGGTATATGGAAAGAAAAGAATACAACGAGGCAAAGAAAGCACTTACTCTTCTGCTGTTAAATCAGTATAGTGACCTTATGGAATTACAGAAACAGGTAACGCTTGAACAGCAAGAGGTAATTAAATCAATGTCTGGATTCACCGGAAACTTTAACCCAGATGACATGAAGAAATTCATGGGCGACATCTCAAAGGTAGCTAATAATCCAGAATTGACTACTGATTATTTCAAGGCAGTAAATGAAAATGCCCATGCCGAAAAGATAGCTGAGTTAAAGGCCGTAAAGTAATATGGGTGAAACAATTACCCCTGACCAAATTGATGCTCATATAATTAAAATAATTGTTGCTAAGTATAAACAGTTGCAGGAAGATCTTCCAAGATATTTGGAGCAATTTATTTACAGTGAATTTTATGATAAATTTGAGCCAGAAATGTACGAAAGACAGTACAGAATTATTAATGCTATTATGGTCAGCAATATAAAAATGTCAGGTAAAACCATATCTATGGAAATCTATCTCGATCCAAGTAAAGTATCATATGACCCGGAAACATGGAAAAGTCCCATTACAGGAACAGAGTCATCAATTCATGGTGATACTGTAGAAGATGTTTGGGACTTGATGAGAAGTGGTATACATGGACAGGAGTCTATCGCTGTGACAGACGGAGACTTTTGGCAGTCTTTTGTGGACTCTGTGAACCATGGTGGCATTTATGATTTATTTGCAGATTTCAAGAAGTATTTGAATAGTACTGCTGGATTACAGATAAAGTAAGAGGGTAGTTAATTTGATTAGTATAGAGAATGATTGTTGTGACTGTGATTTGACATGTATTGGTTCTCGATGCCCGTTGACACATGTAGTTCATTATTATTGTGACAAATGTGGAAACGAGGATCGGCTCTACCATTGGAATACAGAACAATTGTGCATTAACTGTATTGAAAATCTGTTGGAAAAAGTTGAATTATGACGCTTAGGAAGTAAAATATAACGCTTAGGAAGACTTCCACATATGGAAATGGAAAAATGTTACAATGCTTTTGCAGGCATAATTCAGATAAGATGTAAGATAACGACCGAAAAATGAGGAGTTTCTTACATGAAAATTAATTTGCGCAAATTAAGACTGAAAAATGGACTAACCATTGAGGAGTTATCTGAGAGGGCACATGTAGGAGTTGGTACTATTAGCAGAATTGAAAACCATGAAATACGACCAACGGTTTTAACAATATGTAAATTATGTTCTGCATTAGGAGTAGCTATTGATAAAATGGTAGAATGTGAGGGGTATTTCTATGATGATGACGAATGGTAAAAACGTGTATTTTAATGTGATTTGCGAAGAAGTTAGCATTACTGGTGGTAAGATTATCCATATTGATGAAAACAGAGGCGACATTGAAGATGTACATAAGATTGTTGGTGAAAATTTTAGTCAATACCCTAATGCAAAATGGGAAATGTATGTAATGGTAATAAATTGATTAAATACTGATTTGTTTAGATTTTAGGCGCTCATGCTGTAACAGGTATGGGCGTTTTTTGTATTTAAAAATGAAAGGTAGTGATTTTTGTATGAAAAAAATACCAGAAGTAACAAATGAAGAATGGGGTAAAGTAAATGAGTTTAACAGGTTTATTTATGACGATTTCTTTGCCAACAATATTGAACTATCAGATAAATCCATTAAGGCTTATCGCAGCTCTTTAAAGATATGGTTTAGGTGGGTTATGGAAAATCTAAATAATAAACAGCAGACAGATATAAAAGGATTAGATTTCAAGAGATATCAAAATTGGTTAATAACTCTTGAGCACTCTTCTGCTGATATTTCCAACAAGCGCGCCGCCGTTAGTAGTTTGAATAATTATATAATGGTTTATTATGAAAGTGAATATCCTACATTCCGAAATTTCATAAATTCGTCAATTAAAAAACCGGAAAAGTCATTTGTTAGAGAAAAGACTCCTCCTACTAAGTCTGAAATGGAGATGTTGATATCTACGTTAGAGGAAAGTAAGGTTAAAGATAAATACCAAAAAATCGCTTACTTAAAATTCACATGGGAAACTGGTTGTCGTAGAGCCGAAACAATGCAGATTTTGAAAGATATAATCACCTCAAAGTCCATTGTAAAAAAGAAAATGGTAAAGTTGGAAGATGGAACTGAAGAAGAAAAAGAAATCAAATACTATCTTACCCCAAAGATCCGTTGCAAAGGTAAAGGAAAAACTGGTAAGATAAGACGTTTAAAATTCTCCGATTATTCCATGGAAGCATTTAAAAAATGGTTAGAAGAACGTGGAGATGATGATTGCCCATATATGTTTATCACGAAATATAATGGTGGCATTAATCAAGTAGGCGAAACCACATTTAATAATTGGTGTACAGATGTATTCTCTCCTATCATTGGTAGACGATTCCATCCGCATATTCTTAGAGAAGGACGTGCGACAAGTATAGTTGTTGAAGAAGGCAAGAATATTGAAGCAGCTCAAGCCTTGCTTGGACACGAATCGAGCCAAACCACGCAGATATACGTAATTAGAGATGATGAAGATGAAGATTCTGATGAGTTATTTATGGATTAACTCACTATAAAATCCCACTTTGCTTGTAAATCAAAAATATAAAACATTACTATTACTACTGCCGCCCTCTCATATGGCGGTTATTTTTATGCCCAAAAATATGAAAGGAGTGTTACATGGCTGATAATATTTCTCTTATTCTTCAAACTATGATTGATTCATCGAAATTGAAGAATGAGCAATTACCAAAATTAATTACCCAGGTAAAAGAACAATATAAATTAAAACTTGGTGTAGATGTAGATGATAAAACTGCGACTAAATACGCAAATCAATTGTTAAAGGTAAAAAATAATCTAAATGAGATAGATAAAATTACTTTTGCCAATCAAGTACAAGCATGGCGTAGAGTTAATTCCGCAGCAGAAAAAGATTTTGGTGGCACACTTGACGGACTACTCATCAAACTGAAAGAAATCGACAATAAATCAGATTTTAGTAATCTACAAAAGAAATTTCGAGGTGTAAAGGCTGAAGCTGACGCCTTAGGGGTTACTGGTAAAAGTGTTGGCGACACTTTCGCTTCAAGTGCACGTAAATTCTCTGAATGGATTGTATCTGCTGGGGCTGTAATGACTGTGGTACAGTCTGTGAAACAAATGATTTCAAACGTCGTAAAACTCGATACGGCAATGACAAATCTTTATAAGGTTACAGATGAGACAGATAGCAAGTACAATCAGTTTCTTGTAAATGCCAATAAAAATGCACAAGAACTTGGACGATCTGTATCAAGTTTAGTGGAACAAACGGCGACATGGGCAAAACTTGGATTTAATATTGACCAGGCAGAACAACTAGCTAAAATTTCTTCTATTTACGCTAATGTAGGTGAAGTTGATGATAAGACTGCCGTGTCTGATCTCGTAACAGCAATGAAAAGTTTTAACATCGAAAGTTCAAAAAGTATTACAATTGTGGACTCGCTAAACAAACTTGGAAACGAATTTGCGACAGATGCAGGATCGCTCGGTGAAGGATTAAGAAATGCTGCCTCTGCACTGGCTCTTGGTGGAATGGATATTAACAAATCACTAGCGCTTTTAACTGGTGGATCTGAAATCACTCAAAATGCTGGAGAATTAGGCAACGCTTTAAAAGTCGGTCAAATGCGTGTAATGGGCATGAAAGGCGCTTTAGAAGAACTTGGCGAAGAAGCAGAAGGGCTTGAATCAGTTAGTAAAATACAAACTCATATTCTTAATCTGACAAAAGGCCAGGTTAATATTATGAACGACGCAGATCCATCGAAATTCAAAGATTATTACGAAATTCTTGAAGGTGTTTCTAAGGTATTTAATTCATTAGATCAGACGAAACGTGCCGATCTTTTAGAAACACTTTTCGGGAAACAGCGCGGCAATCAAGGTGCGGCTGTAATTCAGGCATTTCAGTCTGGACAAGTACAAAAAGCATTAGAGGCTTCAATGAACTCTGCTGGATCAGCTTATGAAGAAAATGAAAAATGGTTAGAATCAATTGTGGCAAAGTTAGGTCAATTCGAAGCCGCGTTCCAATCATTGTCAAACACTATAATCGATTCTGATTTAATAAAGTTTTTTGTTGATTTTGGAACGGTTGGCGTTAATAGCATAGACAGTATTGTCAAAGCATTAAGTAGTTTAGGAACAATCGGTGCAATAGGAGGAGGGATTTTAGGTGCAAAAAGCTTGGGTCAGCGAAATCGTTGTAGGTACAATTGGCTGCGAGGCTCAAGAAGTCGCTACTGCTATGGTTAAAAGCCATAGGTAAAACGGGAACGAGTTTATGTATGTTCACATAAACAAGAGGGCTTTAGAAAAATTCCTTATATGACCATGCGTGACTGCGTGGTTTTGAGACTGGAATCGCCATGAAAATGGCTAATCAGCAGGGAAACGGTCTGTCATATTAATTTATGATAAGTGTTGCCCCCATCGACTCCCAGGGAACATGGAATATTATATTTCATGAAGGTAGAGTCAGGCCAGGTTGTCAGATGACAATAATAAAAAGTCAATCGTAGCTATGCGATGTACCAAAAATAGTTGGGTAGATACTCCCAGATTTTTATACGGCTTGCAAACGTATAATAGTTAATGTATCAAAAAATACACCCCCTAAATAAGAACCTACGTTCTTGTAGAAATATGGAAAATTATGGTATATAATTGGAAGCATTACTTATGATAGGGGAATGGGAGTATGGAGGAAAAAGTATTTAGGGATACTCGGACTCAAATTGGAATATTAAAAAGTCGTGGAATTATTATTAAAAATAAGAAAAGAGCTAAACAGATTATTATTAAAACGAACTATTATAATCTAATAAACGGGTACAAAGAGCCTTTTCTTCAAACAGCTACACCTTATGAAAAGTATCTTTCTGGAACTCGGTTAGAGGAAATCTATGCTTTGTACGAATTTGATAGAAATTTAAGATTGATAACTTTAGAATACATATTAGAATTTGAAAAGCAAGTTAAGTCACTTGTTGCTTTTGAATTTTCAAAAGAATATGGTTATAAAAATTATCTTAACATGGAAAATTTTGATATTAGAGGAACAAAAAAATATGAACAAACTTGTAAGCTGTTAAGTAATTTATATAAAAAAATCACATTAAATATTAAAAATGATTTATCAATTTCGCATTACGTTAACGGAAAAAACTACATACCTTTATGGGTTTTAGTGAATGCTATTTCCATGGGTGACATTAGTAAATTTTATTCAAATATGCTACAGCATAATCAAGATGATATCGCAAAAAGAGTTAAGTGGGGAATTAGAGATCATCAATTAGCTAATTGTCTATTTTTTCTTTCTACAATTAGAAATCGATGTGCGCATGATGAATTGTTATATTCATACTCATCTTATTCGTACCTTAGTAATAATAATTACTTTAAATATTTTAATAAAACTAAAAATACAAATGATTATTTTTCAGTGATGGTAGCTTTTAAATTAGTGTTTCCGAATAAAAGATATATGTCGTATTTTGATCAAATAGATTTATTGTATAGTGAGTTATCATCGAAATTGACCACTATTCCTATTAAAAAGATTCGAAATATGATGGGACTTCCAAGTAACTGGAGAAGTTTAGGTCCTTTACAATAAAAAAATAACTGATTGACAAAAACAAATTATTGGTTTATACTAAATACGTTGACTAAATTTTTTTAATCAACATATAATATAGTTGATAGTACCTTGGTAACCTACGTGGTTCAAGGGCATATTTTTAAAGGAACTAGAATATTCTAGTTCCTTTATTATTGATCTTTGGTTAGTTTATGTCGATTTTGCTCGATTTAAATGTCATAGGTTATATTTTATTCATTCATCTATAGAGTCAGTCAATGGACTGGCTATTTTTAATCGTTAAATAAAAAAGAGTAGGAATAATCTCCTACTTTTTTTTAATACTCAAAAATCGCTCTTACAACTATTGCAATGCCATTGCTTGCTAACTTTACCAACGGAGAATATTCCAAAGAGCGCAACGCTTCCTGCCTTTGAGAAACCAGAGATTTTCTTTAAATCGGTTGAATTGCAGTACGGACATTTAGGTATGTTGCTATTACTACTACTCTCCTGCTTCTGAGCCTGTTGCCCCTGTTCATACTGATTTCTGAATTGAGACATTTTCAGTTCATACTCTATGATATCTTTCTTATGGAGTTCGACCATGGCATCGAGGAGTTTACGGTTATTGTTGGTAGCTTTTCCGAGCAAAATGTAATCCTCTTCTGTTATGTCGGCTTTTAATAACTCACCACCACAGTAAGGACAGATGGAGAAATCGTTATTGCACAAGTCTCCATAAATGTAACCTCTTTTAAAATCAAGTCTTTCTGGAAGAAATCCAGCAGACACTAACTCACGGTTATTCTCATTTGTTTTTTCACAATGTTCGCAAAAATATATAGGCTTTCCCATACGATTCCCTCTAATCAGATTTTTACCTGAATTTTAACATTAATATATAATTATTGCAAGTAACTGTATATTATTTATTCCATTTTTCTGTAATACGCTCGCAAATTATAGCAGTGAAAATGGATTTAGCTTTTTAGATGCCTTCAAAACAAAGGCAATAAAAATAAGCGATGAAGTAAATGAAACTTTTAGCAAAATTGGGAATCTATCTCCGGACGTATTAAAAGAATATACCACAGACGGATGGGAGCCATTTATTAAGAATACCGGCGTTGCTGATGAAACCTTAACCAAATTCCTCAACGATGCGAATCAAACCGACAAATCACTTGAAGCATTTAAACAGTACCCAGATGTTGTAAATAAAACGGGCAAGGCTTTTAACTTTGCCGCGCTTGGAGCCAAAGCTTTTAATATGGCATTGAATGCAGCAATTATGTTTGCTGTTTTCAAAGGAATTGAATTAACTGCGAAAGCAATAGACAATTATATCCGCAGTAATGAAATAGCAATTAGTAAGGCAAGTGAATTAAAGTCAACTCTTGAATCCAGCATTTCGACGATTAACGAACATCAAAGTACATTAGACTCTTTAAGCGATAGATTTGCAGAATTATCGAAAGGCGTAGATGATTATGGAAATAACGTTTCACTTACTAAGGAGCAGATGGAGGAATACAACGGACTTATCAAGGATTTAATAGCCATAAATCCTGCTTTAGTAAAAGGATACGATGCAGAGAATCAGGCGATTATTGATAAGAATAGTGCATTGTCAGATACCATTGAGCTTTTGGAAAGAGAACGTCAATTAGAATTAGAAAAGTCTGCCTCTTCCAGTAATTTAAAAACCATTGGAGAGGGTGCAATTGCAAAACGCAATGAACTTATGGGAACTGATGTTATTGGACAGTTTGGTTCATTTGACTTGGAGACTGTATCGGGCCAGGCTTCCCGTTTCGGCGCAGAGGCTGCGAAGTTATTTAATGATGAAACAGTAAAGGCATTTTTCGATTATACAAATTCTCGCCCATTTGAGAAGATGAACGGTAAGAGTGACTGGTTGAAAACACTCGGTTTCAATGTTTCAGATGAAGATATGGATTTAGACATAGAGGGATATTTGCAGAGGAATATTGATACTTTCTCAAAACATATGGACGAAATACTTGCAAAGGCAAATATTGATCCTACCTCTGACCAGGCTAAAAACCTTAAACTATATGTTCAGGAATGGCAGACCTTAAATGCTGAACTTGCTTCTATTGATTCTGGCTATATTGATGAGTATCTACAGAAAATACCACAATTGGTAAGTGGATATGATACTTTAACAAATTCTCAGAAATCCTTTATTAGCGAATACATTAGAAATGGATTTAACGCCTACGATTTGGAAAATAACGCTATAAAAGTGAAGTCTTCTATAGTAGATATGGTGGAAGGTGTATCTTCTGATGAAAATGTAAAATCTGCAATCAACAGTTTGTTCGCCTTAGATGCCAAAGATCTGAATGTCACCGATTATGTAAATCAGTACAAAGAAATTTTAGATAACGTTATTTCTCAATTGAATATCTCAGATGCCGATGCAAACAGTTTACGTCTGAAATTATCTGTAGATGCTGATGATCTTGCAACAAAGTACGAAAATGCCATTAAGACCACAACGGCAAAGTTTGATGGTTATGATCCAACCAAATTCTTTAAAGAAAATTCAATCAACACACAGGAAGAAATTGATGCATGGTTGGAAGTTGCACAGGCTGCTGGCAGTGCGGCTGAAGCGGAAAAATTGTATCTTGAACAGGGAAAAGGGGATGAGAAACCAAGCTTCTCTGCTGCGTTTGAGAATCTCCCAATCGACAAAATAGAGGAATATGTGTTACTCGTTAAATCTGGCAAAATCGATGAAGAGACAATTGCATCATTCTCTGAATTGAAGAAGCTAATGTCTGAAACTGGTATGAGTGCTAAAGATGCAGCAAAAGCGCTTAAAGATTATGCCGATGGGTATACCCTGTCTACAGATTTAATTTCTAACATGCAAGGCGCATATGATCTTCTAAAGAATGTTGGTGAACAATACAAAAAGACAGGATTAATCGGACTTTCATCACTTGAATCAATTGTCAAACAGTACCCCCAATTACGTACAGCGGTTAATGAGTATGTAAACGGTTTGATTAGTGCCGAAGATATGATGACTCAGCTTCAGACTGCCTACGATAATGACGCTATTGCATTTAGGTCTGCAATGGCCTATAAGTTGTCAGGAAATGAAGACTTTTTCAGTACGATTGTTAATAATAATCAATCACTGTTTGATGATTTAAGTAAAGCCTATGGTTTAGATGTTGAGAATTGGAAAACCATGGCACAAGCTAAAGCTGAAATTGACCAGAAGTTAATTCAAAGTTTATCCTCTGCATGGTCTAAGTATTATAATATCGTATTTGACTCTGTTTCTGGACTGGCTAGTCTTGATGGAATGGATTTAAGTCGTGCTAGTTCCCATGGTATGGCTGTTAGTCAAGAACAACAAGAAGCATGGACTGCCGCTACTAAGCAAGCCAACAAGTATAACCAGATTATTAATAAATTGAACGAAGCTGCTAGTATACAGGTTGAAACTCCTGACTTTGGCGGAATAGGCTCTGTTGGGTCAAAATCTGGCTCTAAAAAAGATAAAAAAGACACCGAAAAGCCTATTGATTGGATCGCTCGTGGAACTAAAGTACTGCAAGATGAGTATGCAAAATTAGAAGAATTAGCCAATAAAGATACAATTGCATACCTTGGATTGACACAAGAAGAATTTGATAAAGCAAAATCAATTTTCGATAATGGCCTTGGCAACACAATAGATGGCCTATCTCAGTTACAAAGTTATGCTGATAAAGCGGGATTAAGTTTGGGCGAATTATACACAATGATTCAATCTGGTGCGCCTAGTGCATCAAAAGAAAATGCGTTGCAAAGTATGCTAAAAATGCAAACTGAAACATTGCTTCCGCAATATCAACGAGAAGTCGAAGCATATTCAAAGGCATATGAAGACGCTTTAAAGGCTATTCCATCTGGATATAAGGACAAAATTGAGAATGGTGGAGTAGATATTGAATCTTTACCTAGTGATTTGGCCGAAAAAGTTCAAGCAGCAATAGATGCTAATGATAGACTGAAAAAATCTGAAGAACAGCTAGAAGATGGAAGAGAAAAACAGATTCAAACTATTCGAGATTTACATGAAAATAGAGTTGCCTCAATCGATATTGAGAACGAAAAACTTCAACAGTCCAATAAAATAATCAAATCTCAAATGGAATTGATGGAAGCGCGTGGAAAGATTGTTGATGCAGATTTCTACAAACGGCAGATAAATAATAATAGGGGTTTGATTTCTGGCAACCAACAAAATATTGCTGAATGGGAATCTGAAATGGCCGACCTTCGTGCCGTAAATTTTGATACAAATTCAAAATATTATAAAGAATTAAAGGCAAAAGTAAGGGCTGCAAAGAATGAAATACAAGGGCTGAAGCTTGAACAGGAAGAATTTAACAACAAATTACTCCAAATGCCAATTGAAAATGCTTCTATTCTTGTTTCGATGTATCAGGATATTGGGGCAGCTATTCGGGGCTGGGGCGATGATGTTGTAGCTTCTGGAGGGAAATTAGACGCTAATTATTATCAGAGTTTAATTTCAAATGGGGCAACCGTAGTTGGACAGCTTCAGAAACAAAGTTCTCTGATAAAAGACGTTATGGATAATTACACGGTTGGCTCCGATAACTGGAATGATTTATACAAACAGTTGCAATCGGTAAACTCCGAAATGTCAAGTGCAATTCAGAACATCAGAAAATTCAATGAAGAATTGCTGAAAATGCCTCTTGAAAATATGGGCAACTTCTCTTCTGAATTACAAAAGGTTGCTGAAGGACTAAGTAAAGTACAGAGTGAACAGGATCAGGTTATATCTGCTGTAACGGGAGCTATTAAGGATCAAATTGACTTACTCAATGAACAGAAGGATGCTGTTAACGAGCAAAAGACGGCTGAAATAGATGCTCTAAAGGAAAAGTTAAAACTTCTGGAAAAAAGCAATGAGGAGCGTAAGCTTCTATTTGACTTAGAGCAAAAACAGTATGATCTTGAGCGTGCCAGAAATCAGAAGACAAACAAAGTTGTCCGTGATGGAATCGTCGATTACGAAAAAGACGCACAGGCTGAAAGAGATGCGCAACAAGCTCTTCTCGATTCACAGTACAATTTAGAAAAGTACAATCTTCAGGAACAGATAGATAAAGCGCAGGAATCCTTAGATTTATATAACGATGGCCTCCAAGATCAGATCGATGCGTTACAGAAAATCAGTGACAAGTGGTCTGAAATTAATGAAAAGATTGTACAAGGACAAAATGAAGCAAAGGCTGACGAAATTCTCGGTGCCGGCTGGAAAGATAAAGTCCTCTCAGGTAACGATACTGCCCTATTTAATACGTTCTCAGGAATGTACGTTAATACTGCTGAACAGCTCAAAAAGTATCAGGATCAGATAGACTCAACAAATAACATTCAGTCCTTATTAGAGGATTATATAGCTTCCTATAAGGCAGGTGAAATAACCTATGCTGAAGCCGTAAAAGGTATCAATGGTCTTCTCTCTCAGCTTAATCAGAAAATGTCTGCTACTGATAATTTACAGAACATTTTTGATCACTTAGGCACAACAAACAACACCACAGCTAACGCAGATGCGATTCTGACGGGTATTCAGAGTGGGTTGAAAGATACTGCCACTGAACTGTTAAAGTCTCTAGAACAGTATAATAAGAACTCAGGAATGATATCTGAATATACTTCTAGTTGGCAGCAACTTACCGACAATGTGTCTTCAATGCTTGATGTGCTAAAAGAAGTCAGGGATAATTTAGAAGACAGTTATGATTATGAGCGAGATCGTGATAATGATAACACCAGATATGGAGGAGGTAAAGACGGAAGCCCCGGAACTCCCGGAAAGGGCGACTACGTAAATAGTGGCCCAGGAGTTAAATTAGCAACAAGTCGTAAAGACGGTATTACAAGAGGATTAGTAGGCTCATCTTCTGATTCTGATAGAGAAGCATCTATGAAGCTTCTTGGGCTTAAGAAACTTGATCCAGACGAACTTCCAGCTGTATTACATATGGGTGAAGCCGTATTCAATGAGGAACAGCAAAATAATCTACTTAAAAACTTAGCGTCTGCTTATAGTTTTAAACCAAATATTCCAGATTACAGCAAGACATTAGCTAATATGAATACATCTACTCGGTCAGAACCTTTTGTTGTGAATCTTCAATATGGAGATTTATCGTTCCCGAATGTGAGAGATACCGATGATGCTATGAAAGAAATGTTCGATTCAGTTGCAACTGCAATTAGACAATCAAAATCTAAATTTATAAAATAGAGAGATAGAAAATATCTCTCTTTTTCTAAGATAAAAGGAGAATAATTTATGAAATATGATAAAGAAAAAATAAATAATATTGTTGTAAAAATAGTAGATGATGAAATTGTTAAAAATTGGGGGAATGTTGAACTAAGGCTAGCTGAAGCAACAAGCAAATGTGATGATTATGATGATGCACTTATAAAAGCGATATCATTTTTTCATTCTGAAAATTTAAAAAATACAATAAAAATTGTTGTAGAAACTCTATATAAAGTATTAAACGAATCTGAAGGTGATTAAATGAATTATATTGAATCATCTAAAGAATATGTTGAATCCATGCTAATGGCAGTTAAGGATTTAATAAATCATCAATCTTTTGATAGAACTTTCCGCGTCAGAGTGGTAAGACAAAATCCTGATGGACGATATATTATCAATTATAAAAATGCGGAGTATCCAGTTAAATATAATGGAACTTTACAAGTTAATGAAATGGTGTGGGTTTGCGCCCCTGAGAACAATATGGTTAATTTATTTGTAGTAAATGTAAATCATTAATAACCAATAAGGAGGTGAAATATGTATTCAATAATACATCCCTTAGAGCCGTTTGACGCTACTATAGGAACAGAAATAAAGTTTACCTGGCGTGGTAATCAGATATATAAAGTCCGATGTATTGTCAAGAATAATGAAACTGGTGTAACTGTATATGACAACACAGAAAGTACCATGAAACAATCTTATACCATACCAACAAACTCAGGCTTAGTTAACGGTGTGTATTATGTTGTATATATAACGGTTTTAGATGTAAATAACAATGAATCTGATCTTCAGGATATTGGCACTCCATTTTATTGTTTTTCAAAACCCATATTTAACTTATCCGTTTCTGATGGCGAAATTATTAAGACATCAGCATATAAGGTTGGACTTAACTACTCACAGTCGCAAGGTGAATCACTAAATTCCTACTCTTTTACACTATATACATATCAAAAAACAGTAATCTCCTCTTCTGGTGATATTTATAATACATCAGATATGTCATATGTTATTTCAGGACTGGAAAACGCAAAACAATATTACCTAAGAGCTACCGGTAAAACTTTGCATGGAATAACACTTGATACTGGTTTTATTCTTATCACTGTTTCATATACTATCGCGCAAGTCTTTAATACACTTGAATTGAATAACAAAGCAGAATCTGGTGCTATAGAGATAAAGAGTAATATTGTGTCTGCCATCGGTTTGTCAGAAAAAGATGTAATTTATATTGGCGACGAATATGCTGACCTGCGTGATAACTCAGTAACATTTGATGAGGGTTTCGAGGTTAGAGGAGATTTCACAAAGATATTCGTATTTTACGAACCTGAAAGAAATAAATCCATTATTTCATTTGGAGATGGTGATAGGCTAAAGGTAGATGTTTATTATCGTAAAGGCAAGTACTCAGACTCAAACGGTGAAAAGGCTTATTTTGAGTTGGACGCCAACTCTTGTGGAATTAATTATGTTATGAATAGCAACTATGTAGACATTCCAAATTCTAATTATCAGCAGTTTGCTTTACTTGTCAACAGACAGGGTAGCTATTATGATCTAAAGGTTGTAGTCATAAGTACGGTTGTCAGATACTCTGCTAGTGCAGATGGTTCCAATATGACTGAAACAAAACAGGCGAACAGTAAGTATATAGGTATGGGTTACATGCCAGCAGAAATACTTGAGCATGAGAACCTTATTCTGTACACTAACCAATACAATAAACTCCCGATTATAAAAAACCGTACAGGAACAAGTGGTGTAACATCCAGAGTGGATACTTCTTGGGTAGATGAATATAAACTTAAGGTGACGACTAATGCAAGTAATGATCCATATTACCGCCCAATTCCTGCATTTCAAGATTTAAGTTCAATGATAGGTCCGTTTGTTATGTCTTTTAAATACCAAACATCTGCTATCGGCTCGAGGTTTGGCTATAGAATGGGTGTTAATGATGTAGCATCTTATAAAAACTTACCAGGAAATACTACTGGTGAGTCTATCCAATATATTATTTCAAACACCAATGATTATTCAAATGCATGGGCTGGATTTACTCCAGGATTTGAAGAAGCATCCACTATCAAAGTAGGAGAATCAGTTATTATATGGGACTTAAAGTTTGAAAGTGGCCCAGTTGCAACACCATGGACACCAGCCCCCTCAGATTGGGTTGTTGATCCAAGTAACTATGTATGGAAGCCACTATAAAGAAAGGAGATAAATAAATGTTTTTAGGAAATAGCTTCGCTTCATCAGATAAAACACTAGTTTCATCTCCTGTTGAAGCAAAGAATATTGAGTTTTTAACTGTAAGATTTGCAATCTTCGGAGAGGTATATGCAAGTAACGATTTAATGACCATGGCCGACTTCAATGGTTCTGTACCTCAAGATTGGGATTTTAACACTAGGCTACATGCACTTTTCAAAAATAATTTAAACGGTGGAAATGTAAATTTCTCTACAGACATTGTTGAATCAATTAGGATAAAGCGTAGAGTTAAAGGTGAACTTATATTCAAAACTATCTATGAGAAACCAATAGTCGTAAATGATGATTTCAAAATTAACCTGTTGGATTATATGGAACCAGTAGGCAATATAGAATATGCTTATGTGCCTATCATTTCTGGTGGTGAGGGTGATTATATTGTAAGTAGAGTAGAGTCGAAGTTTGACTCTTATTTTATTTGCGAAAAAGATGTCTCTTATCCGATGGTTTTAGATACGAAATTTTCAAAGCAATTAAATCATCTTGTAGGTGTAGTGGAACTGCCTAACCGTTTAAAACCGGTTGTAATCAAGGGAGGTATTACAAACTATATTTCAGGGGATATAGAATGCACATTTATAGAAAACCAAGACTGCAATTGGCTGATAGACTCTTCTTGGGAATATCGTAATCAGATATATCAATTTTTAACCAACGGTAGACCAAAGATTTTAAAAGACTTCGAGGGTAACACATGGATGATTGCCGTTACAAGTGGAATATCTGAGGACTCAGACCATTACCAGCATGTGAAAAGTAAATTCTCAGTTACCGAGTGTGGAGAAACTTCGTCTATGGGCGATTTATATGATAACGGATTTATAGATACGGATATTGATAGGTAGGTAAAATATGGGACGTGAAGTAACACAAACAGACTTAAGTATTTTGCGCCAAGGAGAACAAAAAAAACGTTTAAAGGTTGAATTACTCAGCAGTAATTTTAAGGTTTTAGATTCGTTAGAGGGAAATATCGTAAATGACAACTTTTCGCAAGATTCTGAATCAATACAGAGACGAAGCTTTAGCTGTGACTTAAAAGTACTAAACTCTTCATTTGTTATTGGAAAAGATAAAAAAATATGGCTAGATAAAAGACTTCGTGTTTTTTATGGCATAGAATCAATAAGAGAAAATCGCATTATATGGTATCAACTAGGAATATTCTGCTATATAAGTATGAAATACAGTAGTCCAGGTACAGATAAAACTCTCTCATTAACCTGTGGAGACTTAATGGCCTTGTACGACGGAACACTCAACGGGCAATTACATGGTAAGGGATCATCTCCTAACGCTCCAGATTACGCAGTCAAAAATCTTCTTATCCCAGCTGGTGAAGATATTCGTTTATCAATTATTGCTACACTAAAAGAGGCCGGTATTACCAAATACATTGTAGAGGACATTGGTAAGCCTATCCCTTATGATTTAACCTTCGCGACAGGTTCCACTTATGCTGATGTATGGACAAAAATTAGGGATCTGTATGATTCATGGGAATTTTATTTTGACGTTGACGGTACTTTTATATGGAGGCAATCTCCTACCGGTTTAAGCGAATCGGTTGTGCTAGATGATGTAATCATGCAAGGCCTTGTAAAAGATGAAAACGCAGACACGAAGTTTAGCGGCATTTACAATGTCACAGAAGTTTGGGGAAAAGTATTGGAATTAGATAAATCAGATAGGTATGCAGATACTTCTACATACTCCAATAATGTATATAAAATCAATCTTGATTTATTATCTTCTTGGCAAGACGTAGATAACCTTACTCAGATATCTTTTAAAGTTTTAACCGATAATTTGAAAGCACCTAGTTTCTCCATTAACAACTTATCTCCCATTCCAATTTATGATGGTGACGGAAATCCTTTGTCGGAAGGAGTATTAAAGGCAAATAATATTTATGTGTTCAGATACAGAAGACTAACCCCAGAGCAGAACGCTCTTTTTTTATTGGGGCAATTCCAGTGCTATGGAAGGTATGTTGAAGAATCGCTGGATTGTCCATTCTCGGTGCCAAATCTCGGTTATGAGATAGTTAATTCGCTTGATTATGATAATCTATCAGACGATGCAGCCTGTTATAATCAGGCGGAATATTTAACTTATAAATCAACGGCTATGATGGATACGATCAGTCTAATTATGTTGGTTGTGCCTTGGTTAGAGGTCAACACAAAAATAGAATATACGCCAAGATACAATAATACCAATAATATAAAAAATCAATATATAATTAAAAATTTGAATTGGTCTACAGGCGAAGGAACTATGAACGTTACTCTCTATAAATTTCTAGAGAGTTTTTCTTTTGTATATGACCGTAAGAATAAAAATAAGTAAAGAAGGGAGTTGATTGAATGAGTTATCCAGAATATCCGAATAGTAACTTTCCAGAAGAAATATGTGACTTCCCAAATATGCAAGATGTATCTCCCACTCTCAGACCGATTGTTGAACAATACGATAATGCATGGATAAACAACGATACTGATAAAATGGCACAATTAACCTTACAGTATCCAAATTTAGACAAGTCATTATTTAATGCTAAAAAGTTTAATGTTTTACTTGATCATATAAAATCATTGGAGAAGTTCTTTTTAGAAAAGGTAGCTACAATGATTGACACTGTAGTACAGAACACGATTGGTATAAAAGATAACGCTACTGGCGCTGAAAAGAAAACAAATACATACTCTGCGGAGAAGATTGATAATTTGACTGGCGTGACCATCGTAAGTAATATCACTATTAATATAGCTGATTGGGATTCTAACTTAGAGTATAAATATACTTCTGGCTCAATTTTGGCCGACGATAGGGTCAATATTTACTTTGCTGATGCAAGTAAATTGACTGCTTCAAAGGCCTTTATTTATGTAAAGAGTAACACAGGTGACGGTAACTTTGTACTGAAGGCAAACAAAAAACCTAGTGTTGCATTAGTAATCGAAACTGTGGAGGTGATGAGAAGAAATGGCTAAATGCGGCATTACAAATATAAGTGGTGGCGGAGGAATTGGATCAGATGAACTCTCTGTTACAAAAGAATATGTATTAAACGGAAAGACATATGTTGGTGCCGATACTAACGATGAAATAGGTGCCGGTACAATGGTTGATAATAAAACCACTAGCAATCAGAATTTGAATGCTAGTGGTTCTTTTATTGTAAAAAAAGGATATCATGAGCAGAATTTTATAGTGGCAGCAAATAGTTTAGCAAGTCAAACCAGTGCAACAGCTACGGCGGGAAAGATCTTAAGCGGACAAACGGCCTGGGTGAATGGAAGCAAAATCACGGGGGTAATGCCAGATTATAGTACAACCCCAACGCAAATAAACAATGTCAGACTTAATAACAGTAGATTTGAAGTAGCAGTTGCGGCAGGATATCATGGAGAATACTGGGCAGGTGGTGGTTATGAATATATGACTTATGCACAAGTCGCCAGTACAATTGGATTAACTGCTACCAATCTAAGAAGTGGTGTTACCACATGTGGCGTAGCTGGCACACTTGTAGATTACTCATATTTAGCAGTGGGTCAAACGTCTTTTTAAACGGGACTTTCTCAGGCGTGCTAACTGGGGGAGTCAAGGCATGGAATAGCATAAACGATTATGGTTTCACAGTAGATTCAAACGGCATTCTACTAAAAGGTGATTGGGATAGTGAAGAAATGTGGTATAGCGACTTTACGCTCATAGCAAACAAAACGTCAATTAATCTAACTCCATTTAAGCGCTTAATCATTACTGCCAGATCAGAATTGTACAAAGGGTCTAACGGACTGAGTGCTACCGGGAGGGTGAGGATTTACAAAACTGACAGAAAGACGCTACTCAAAACAACTGCTGTTGGATCTTTATGGGCCGGCTGGTTGGAAAACAGCGCTAGTACTATTGATGTTAGCGATATCAATGAACAGGCATTCATTACCATAGATTATGATTATTATAATACTCATCCTACGGGTGGATCTCTCACTATAAAAAAAATAGAATTTTTAACAACATAAAACAGGAGGATTTTATCATGAATGTATATGCAATATACGATGAAACAGGCAGTATTTATGCCGTAAGGTATGGAGATAACCAACATATCCCAAACGAGCTACTAGGATTATATCAGGAGGTGCCAGATGGTGCCTTGATAGACGGGGTAGATGTCTCAGATCCTGAGAATCACAAGTTGTTATTTACACTACCGAAGGAAAGCGCTCTGGAAAAAGAGCTTGCGGAGTTAAAAGAATCTAACGATAAACTGAGTGCTCAAATAGCATATTTGTCAATGATGTCCGGTTTTGATGTAGAGGAGGTATAAAAGCATGAGTAAGAATTTTGATAAGGTCAAAGGATTTTATGAAGCAAGTCTATGGTCAATTGGAATGGTATGGAATGCTGTAAGCCGCTGGATCACCGAAGAAGAATACATGGATATCACTGGAAAAGAATATGAGAGAGCATAATATACATAAATAAAAAATAGGGAATAGTTGAGTTTAATACTCTTCTATTCCCTATTTTTTACTATTTTTATTAATATTAATTTGTCAAAGATAGATGTAGATTAAAGATTTAAAAGATGATATAATTGCTGAAAATAAAATATATGGAGGGCTGTTTATGAAAAAGAATTTTATCACGGTTACATTAACAACCATGATAATATTAGCTACTACTTCAATGGTTTCATTTGCCGGTGAATGGAAGCAAGATGGTGCGGGCTGGTGGTATCAGAATGACGATTTAACCTATCCGTCTTCCTCATGGAAAGAAATTGATGGAAAGCAATATTATTTTGATGCAATTGGCTATATGCTTCACGATACTACTACGCCAGATGGCTATAAGGTCGGAGCAGATGGAGCATGGATTCAGGGTAATGAACAAGATATTTCAGAATACAAAAACTTGGATGAGGATAAAGTGCTAGCAACAAGAACCATGACAAGTTTAATAAGGATTTTAAAAGATCCTGATTCACTAAAAGTTTCTAAAGTTTATTGCCAAACAATCTATTTTAATGGTAGCCAAGAACTAAGACAGGCTGTTGTTAAATATTCCGCAACTAATAGTTTTGGTGGAAGAGTTTCGAGCTATTATTCTGCATGGATTAGCCCTAACACTGGAAAATTATTAACGGATAAAGATTTTAAAAATGTTACACAGAAAACTTTAGATAATGCTATAGATAAGGTAGAATTAGACAAAGATGAAATATTAGAAAAAGCATTGATATTAGCTGACGGTATCTAA